ATGTTTTATATAGTAGAATCAGAGGAGCAAGTAGAGCTTCTAAAAAAATTAGGAAAGAAAGGAGGTTATGTAGAAGTTATTTCTGCAAATGATAATTACCATCCACTTCTTACAACCACTGTAGCAGTCTACCTAAGACCTTTAGATCACTACGAAGGATATATTATTCCAGTTAGTCACGACGAAGGATTAAATTTAACAAAAGACTGTGTCTCCGATATTCTAAAAGAATACACAACACTTTATACATTTGATAAGAAAGAATTGATGTACCACTTTATATTAAAGGATGTTATAGATCTTTCTTTACTTCATTCAATGACTTCTTATAATAGGCTTGAACTTCCAAGATCTAATTCAACTTGCAATTGGTATTACAATCGCTTTCATGATTTTAAAGAAATAAATGCTATAATTCCTATATCAAAGCTATTTGAAAAATGTGAAGAGAATTATAAGTATTTAGAAAAGATATTGCATATTGCAATACCCAATGGCTTTGATTTCTATAATAAAACTGCAACGTCTGTTTTTTTTATGATTGAAAGAGCTGGATTGAGAATAACCTATCAATCGTTCCTGGAATTATTTAAACCAAACAATCCTGTTTACAGTATTGATAATAATATTATTTATACTTCATATAATTTATACAATACAACTTCTCGTCCAACAAATGCTTTTAATTCAGTAAATTTTGCTGCAATACCAAAAGCACCTGAGTTTAGGAAAGCTATTATCCCTCAGAACGATGTATTTGTAGAAATGGACTTTGATGGATACCATTTAAGACTATTGTGCGAACAAATTGGATATGAATTAACAGATGAATCAGCTCACATACAATTGGCAAGACTTTACTTCGGTAAAGATGAAATAGCTGAAGAGGAGTATGCAAAAGCAAAACAAATTAACTTCCATGCCATTTATGGAAAGATTCCACCAGAGTATGCTTTCCTAGAAATCTTTGATAAGATTCAGAATTATATAAACGGTCTTTGGAAGCAATTTAAAGAACAAGGATATGTAGAAGATCCAATATCAGGAAAAAGATTTACACAAGATCTTCCAGATATGCATCCGCAGAAGCTTATGAACTATATGATGCAAAGCTTGGAAACCTCAAGAAATATTCTTATATTAAAAGATGTGCTTATGTTCCTTCAAAATAAAGAAAGTAAGCTAGCACTTTATACCTACGATGCCTTTGTATTTGATTTCGATAAATCAGACGGTAAGGAAACGTTAGAATCTTTAGAAAAAATAATGAATCAGGGAGGGAAATACCCTGTAAAGTTTAAATATAGTAACAATTTAGTTTTATAAAATAAAAACATATTTATAAATGATACAAAATGATGTAGCGCCAGTAATGTTCGATTACGATATCGAATACAATTTTAATGCAGCCGACATGAGCAATAAGCTATTTTGTACTTTCTCCTCAGAACAACAATTAGATGAGATATTAAGTACAATACAAAACAAATACAAGATCATTTATAACAAGATTTTTGTTCTTTATTCAAAGAGCCAAGACGAGTATATCTGTACATATAATGTGGAATTTGGAAACGTTTCTAATTTCTTAGAAAATACTATTTTAGTACATAGAAAGAAGGAATCAAATACCCTATACACAATCAATTCATTGAATCGTCTAATTGAGTCTCTAAATGGAGGAATTTTAGATACAAACTATAAAGTGAATTGGAATGACTATCAAAACTGCATTCTTTTAACTAAAGGAGCAGAACTAAAAAGAGTCAACACAAAATTATTTAGAATAATAGAATTGTAACATGGAAAATTTTGATCTAAAAAAATTCTTAGTAGAAAATAGATTAACCTACAATTCTAAATTAATAAATGAAGGGCAAGCACTTAGTCCTGATGATCAAAAAATAGTAAATGATATTCTAGGTAGTTTAGAAGAGGGAGTATTTAGCGGTGTGTTGAATAAAGTTAAATCCTACGCTAGAAAAGGACTAATAACAGCAGCAGTGCTCACTGCTCTATTAGGAGCTCCAAATCTTACTCAAGCTCAGAAGCAAGATATTAGAGATGTAACACAAACAGAATCACCTCAAACACTAGATACTCTATATACTAAAAAAAGTAAAATAGGCAATGTACGTACAAATGATTATGTAGGTAGAACGCCTAGTGGTGCAATTGAAATAGGTAGAGAGACAAAAACATCAAAAGATGGAAAAACAACCACTACTAAAAAAGCCAATCAATCAAGTATTTTAGGTATAAAATATACTGATGATGAAATTCGTGCTTCTATGAATTCAAAAGAGAATGACAGGTAAAATAGAGTCAATACAAAATTATTTAGAATAATAGAATTATAGTTGGAATATTAAAATATTCTTCTTATATTATATAAATAAAAGTTTTAATTAAAATCAGTTACATTATGGACATTAATGCTATCAAAGCAAAACTGGCAGCTCTAAACAGCACCGGAAATCAAGACCGTGAGAAAGTAGACTTCGACAAAATCTACTGGAGACCTACAAACGGAAAATCAACAATTAGAATCGTTCCTTCAGTATTTAATGCTGCAGATCCTTTCACAGAATTGAAACTACACTACAACATTGGGAAGTTCCCTATGATGTCATTGTCGAATTACGGCAAACAAGATCCAATCGAAGAATTTGTAAAAGAATTAAGAAAGACTTCTGATAAAGACAACTGGTCATTATCTGGAAAGTTATCTCCTAAGTCAAGATATTTTGCACCTGTTGTTGTAAGAGGTGAAGAAGATAAAGGAGTTCGTTTATGGTCGTTCGGAGTTAACATCTACAAAGCATTACTGGCTTTAGCAGAAGATGAAGATATCGGAGACTTTACAGATGTAATGAACGGATGGGATATGGTTGTTGAACAAACACCGGCAGCAGGTCCTGGACAATTTCCATCAACAACAGTTCGTATTAAACCAAAACAAACACCATTATCAGATAACAATGACCATGTTGACTTGTGGTTGAAAGAACAGCCTAACGCTTTAGAAGTACAAACTCAGTACGACTATGAATTTATCAAGAAAAAATTACAAGAGTATTTAAACCCAGGAGAAGAAGTAACTTCAGAAGCACCAGTTGCTACAGAAGCTATTGCACCAGCAGTACCAGCTTCAGAACCAACACTACCTGCTTCTTTAGGAAGTAACAAAACAGACTTCACGTTAGAGACTGCAGTAGAGGGTAACAAAAGTACAGTAAGTAAATTTGATGATTTATTCAACTAAGAATGGCAAAAAAGACAACAGAAAAAACCGCTAGCGATATAATCAAAGGCGGTTTCAGTCTTGATAACTTTAAGAAAAACAAAGGATTTTCAAATACCTCAGTAAAATTTAAAGCCCAAGACTGGATTAAAGTCTCAGATGCTTTTACAGAAGTAACATCCCTTAGAGGAATTCCTATGGGACATATTACACTGTTAAGAGGACATTCTGATACAGGAAAAACTACTTTACTTTTAGAAGCAGCTGTTAATGCTCAGAAAAGACGAGTACTTCCGGTATTCATCATTACAGAGATGAAATGGTCATGGCCACATGCTCAAATGATGGGATTAGAAGTAGAGGAAATATTCGATGAGGATACAGGAGAGATTACTGACTACAAAGGATTTTTCTTATATGCTGATAGAGGTACCTTAAATACTATTGAAGATGTAGCAGAATACATTCTAGACTTAGTAGATGAACAAAAGAAAGGAAATCTACCTTACGACCTATTATTCTTATGGGATTCAGTTGGATCAGTACCAAGTGATTTATCGGTAAGATCGAATAAGAATAATAATGAATGGAATGCTGGAGCAATGTCTACTCAATTCGGAAATAACGTAAATCAAAAGATTATGTTATCAAGAAAAGAAGCTAGTAAGTATACAAATACTTTAGTAGCTATCAACAAAGTCTGGACTGCAAAACCTGAACATCCAATGGGTCAACCTCGATTGGAGAATAAAGGAGGAAAGACAATGTGGTATGACGCAACAGTTATCATTACATTCGGAAATATTACCAACTCAGGTACTTCTAAAATTAAAGCTGTAAACAAAGGAAAGGAATATGAATTTGCTAAAAGAACAAAAGTTCAGATAGAAAAGAATCATATCGATGGAATACAGTCTAGAGGAGCAATCATTATGACAAGTCATGGATTTATTGCAGACGATAAGAAAGCAATCGATGCATACAAAGATGCACATAAAGGATCTTGGGCTAATACTTTAGGGTCGACAGACTTTACAGTAACAATTGAAGCTGAAGTAGGAGAAGATGTTAGAACTGATATTGAGATGATCGATGAGTAATTATTTAGATATACTAAATAAAATCGAACAAAAACCAGACAGAAAGCTTAATGACCATGTTTTAATAGTAGACAGCATGAACACCTTTATAAGGAGTTTTGCTATGCTACAATCAATGAATCCCCAAGGCCATCACACCGGTGGTCTTGTTGGTTTCTTGAGATCGTTAGGGTTCTTGATGAGAACAATTGATCCTACTAGAATCATTTGCGTGTTTGACGGACAAGCTTCTTCTTCAAGTAGAAAGAATATTGACCCTGAATACAAAGCAAATAGAAATATTAAAAGGATTACCAATTGGGAACTGTTCGATGATAAAGAAGATGAGTACGCATCAATGACTATGCAAATGCATAGACTAGTAGAGTATTTACAATGTCTTCCTATCAGCTTAATCTCTATAGACAAAATAGAAGCAGACGATACCATATCTTATCTAGCTCAGAAATTTGGAGCTAATGGTAAAAAAGTAACAATTGTTTCTTCTGATAAGGATTTTTTACAAATAGTAGATGAAAACATTAAGGTTTATTCCCCTATCAAGAAAAAAACCTATGGAAAAAAAGAGGTACAGGAAGAAGTAGGTATGATTCCTGAGAATTATCTAATAATGAAAGCACTTTTGGGTGATAATTCAGATAACCTCACAGGAATAAAAGGATTAGGACCTAAAACACTTATAAAAGAATTTCCAGGAATAGTAGATAAACCAGGCTTTTCTTTAGAAGATATTTATGAAGTTTGTGAAAAAGGATTACAGGATAAGAAAGTTTTTGCAAAAATCATATACGAATGGGAAAAGGTAAAAACTAACTATGAATTGATGAATCTTTTACAGCCAAGGTTGGGAGATTACGAAATAGTTCATATATTAGATAAGATAAAAGAGCCAACACCGGCATTACAGGCTGTTACTTTTTTAAACATGTTAGAGGCAGATCAAATCGAAGCTCTAAACAAAAACGTAGAAGGATGGCTTGAATTATTCAGACCGCTTTCAACATATAAAAAATAAGTTATAATAAAATAAGTTACATGACATCATTAGCAAAATTATCTTCCTACGGAAAAGGATTCCAGTTAAAAGTATTAGGGGCATTATTAACAGACAAGAAATTTCTACTTAACACAAGAGATTTGTTAAGGCCGGATTACTTCGATTCAGATGCACATAAATGGATTCTAGAAACTACAATTAAGTATTACGACAAATATCATACTACAATTTCGTTAGAAGCACTAAAAATTGAGCTACAGAAAGTAGAAAATGATATCTTACAAGTAGCAGTTAAATCTGAATTAAGAAACTGTTACGAAGCAACTCAAGAGGATTTAGCATACGTTGTAGAAGAATTTACTACCTTTGCTAAAAATCAAGAACTAAAAGCAGCATTACTAAACTCAGCAGACCTTTTGAATCAAGGAGACTTTGATGGAATCAGAGGATTGATCGAAAGAGCTATGAGAGCTGGTATGGATAAGAATATGGGTCACGAATATAATAAGGATGTAGAGAGCCGATACAGAGAGAACTACAGACCTACTATTCCAACACCTTGGCCTATTATGAACGAAACTATTGGAGGAGGCTTTGGACCTGGAGATTTAGTTATTATGTTCGGTAATCCTGGAGGAGGAAAGTCTTGGACGATGGTGGCAGCAGCAGCACATGCGGTTCTAATGGGGTATAATGTAAACTACTATACTTTAGAGCTTGGAGAGGATTACGTAGGTAAGCGATTTGATTGTTACTTTACAGGTCATGGAATTGAAGAAGTAAATAAGCATAGAGGAGAAGTAGAGAAGATTGTAGGTAAGTTGAAAGGAAAACTTATTGTAAAAGAGTATCCGCCAAAAGGAGCTTCAATCAATACAATTAAATCTCATATCCAGAAATGTATTGATATGGATCATAAACCAGACATGGTTATTATCGATTATGTTGATTACTTAAAAGCACCTTCTAAATCTCGTTTCACAGAAAGAAAAGATGAAATTGATGATGTATTTATTGCAACAAAAGGATTAGCTAAGGAATTACAAATACCTATTCTAACACCATCTCAGGTTAACAGAATGGGAGCTAAAGACTCAGTTATTGAAGGAGATAAAGCAGCAGGTTCATACGACAAGATGATGGTTGCCGATGTATGTTTATCTTTATCAAGAATGAAAGAAGATAAGGTTTTAGGAACGGGAAGAATTCACGTTATGAAGAACAGATACGGAATGGACGGTATGACTTGGGATGCTAAAGTTGATACAAATAATGGACATATTGAGATATTAGGACATATGTTAATAGACGAATCAGGAGACAAACCAAGAGGGAGTTACAAAGATATTGCTAATAAATTCTTTGAACTAGAGTCTCAAGTTCCAGGATAAAAGCCTATTTATTTCTACAGCCATAATCTATAACAAATATTAAAAAAAGCCGATATGAGTCTAAAAGACGAACGCATAGTTTACAAACCATTTGAATACCCACAAGCACACGATTACTGGCTTAAAGCGCACCAAGCGCACTGGTTACATACAGAAGTTCCAATGTCACAAGACGTAACAGATTGGAATTCAAACCTTAAACCTCATGAAAAAAACCTTATAGGAGGAATCTTAAAAGGCTTTGCTCAAACAGAAACAGTTGTAAATGATTACTGGACATCTTTAGTAACAAAATGGTTCAGAAAACCAGAGATAATAGCAATGGCTACTACCTTTGGAGCATTTGAAACTATTCATGCAGAGGCATACGCTTTATTAAATGAACAATTAGGATTGGATAACTTTGCAGAATTCTTAGAAGACGAGTCTACTGCAGCTAAAATTCAAGCATTAATGAATGTTCGTGATGGAAACACCGGAGAAACTGACTGGCATGAAGCAGCTAGATCTCTAGCAATATTCTCAGCATTTACAGAAGGAGTAAATCTATTCTCTTCTTTTGCAGTATTGTTATCATTTAAAATGAGAAACAAATTAAAAGGAGTAGGACAAATAGTTGAATGGTCTGTAAGAGATGAATCACTACACTCTGAGGGAGGATGTTGGTTATTTAGAACTTTAATGAAGGAACATCCTGAATTAAAAACAGAAAAGCTTATTAAGGATATTGAAGATGCTGCTAGACTTGCTTTAGAGTTAGAATTCAATTTTATTGATAAAGTATTTGAAATGGGAGATTTAGAGAATTTATCTAAAAACGAACTAAAAAACTTTATTAAACACAGAGTAAATACTAAGATGGGAGATTTAGGATTAAAACCTTTAATACCTTCAGATCAAATCGATAAAGGAGCTTTAAAACAAATGTTATGGTTTGATGCTGTAGTAGCAGGAAAACAGCATACAGATTTTTTCGCATCAAGAGTAACAAATTATGCCAAAGGGCATATGGATTGGGACAACGCATTTTAATTTAATTTTATGGGAGTAGATTACAGTACCTGGAAACCAGGTGTAGATTATCCGGAATGGATGAATGAAGTATCTTTGGCTACAATTTCAAATGGTTATTTATTACCTGATGAAAATCCAAAGAAAGCATACAAAAGAGTTGCTGATGCAGTAGCTAAGAGATTAGATCGTCCTGATCTAGCAAATAAATTTTTTAAGTACATGTGGAAGGGTTGGTTAAACCTAGCTTCACCTGTATTATCAAACACTGGAACTGACAAAGGATTACCAATCTCATGTTTCGGTATAGATACTCCTGATTCAATCAGAGGTATAGGATTAACCAATGCAGAACTAATGAGACTTACCTCTCTAGGAGGTGGAGTTGGAATTGGATTAGGAAGAGTTAGAGGAAGAGGAAAGAAGATCGCAAATGGCGATACAGGTAACTCAGAAGGAATTGTGCCTTGGGCTAAGATCTATGATTCAACAATCATTGCTACAAATCAAGGATCAGTTCGTAGAGGAGCAGCATCTGTAAACTTAGATATCAATCATACTGATATAAAAGAGTTTTTACGTATCAGAAGACCTCAAGGAGATCCAAACCGTCAGTGTTTAAATTTACACCAATGTGTTTCTATTGATGATAAATTTATGCAGAGATTAGAACACAGAGACCCAGAAGCAATGGAACTATGGGTTGAGATTCTTAAATCAAGAGTTGAAACAGGAGAACCTTATATTATGTTTAAGGATAATGTCAACAATGCAAATCCTCCTGCTTATGTAAAGAATAACTTAGATGTTACAATGACTAATATCTGTTCAGAGATTGCTTTACATACTGACGAAGAGCATTCATTTGTTTGTTGTTTATCTTCTTTAAACATTACAAAATACGATGAGTGGAAAGATACTGACTTAGTTGAAACAGCAGTTTACTTCTTAGATGGAGTACTAGAGGAGTTCTTAGTTAAAACAAACGGAAAAGAGTCTATGATTAGATCACACCGTTCTGCTAAAAAAGGAAGAGCATTAGGATTAGGAGTTTTAGGATGGCATTCATTCTTACAAGCAAAAGGAATTCCATTTACTTCTATTGCAGCTACTTCTTGGACAAATAGAATCTTTTCTCAAATTAAAAATCAAGCAGAAGAAGCTTCTAGAAAATTAGCTGAAGAGTATGGAGAGCCAATCTGGTGTAAAGGAACAGGAATGAGAAATACGCATTTAATTGCTATTGCTCCTACAGTTTCTAACTCAACAATCTCAGGAGGAGTATCAGCAGGTATTGAACCAATTCCAGCTAACGTATATACTTTCAATTCTTCTAAAGGAACTTTCATTAGAAAGAATCCAGTATTAGAAAAGTATTTAGAAGACAAAGGACATAATTCAGAAGAAGTATGGCAACAAATTCTTAAAGATAGAGGATCAATTGCAAACTTACCTGAAGACGTAATGCCGGTAGCAGATAAAGAAGTATTTTTAACATTTGCAGAGATAAACCAATTAGCTTTAGTAGAACAAGCTTCAGTAAGACAGAAGTATGTTGACCAGGCTCAATCACTAAACTTAGCATTCGATCCAGGTGATAGTCCTAAGTTCATAAACCTAGTTCACCAGACAGCTTGGAAACTTGGATTAAAAACGTTATATTATTTAAGAACCGATTCTGTCATAAACGGGGATATCGGGAGTAGAACTTCTGAAGACTGTTTAAGCTGTGATGGATAAAAAATAAAAACATGATATACGTAATTGTAAGTAGCTTATTTGCTATAGGAGTCTTAGTTTATTTGATGAATATGGCAAAAGCTGAAATTAGAAAACTTGAGGATCTTATAGTCGAAAAAGAACTAGAGCTAGTAGAGGAAGTAAAAAAAGCTAGAAAGGATTCTAAATTTAGATCCTCAGCAGTTAACTGGGGAAAAAGTATAGAGCACTTTGTACCCTTTATGACCAAGTTCCCTGTACCGCCAGAGGATGTAGTATTCCTTGGAATGCCAATTGACTATGTAGGTTTTACAGATACTGAAAGTTCTAAGAAATGTAAAGTGCATTTTATAGAAGTAAAAAGTGGAGTTTCGTTTATGTCAACAAAACAAAAGAATATTAAGAAAGCTATTGAAGAAGGTAGAATTGAATTCCACGAAATAGCTGTAGAATCAAATAAAGCAGAATAGTAATGAAAAAAATATTTTTACTGCTTTTACTACCCCTACTATCATTTAGTCAACTAAGGGATAGTGTTTATGTAAAGACTGATATTTACGAAGTGATGTATTCTGAAACTTTAGAACAACCGTTGTGGGTTAAGTATCAAGTTCAATGTACAGGAGCTGGAGCTTCTCGTAAAGGAATGGATTTTTATACAGATAAGGAAATTCATACATCAGATGCAAAAGACTATGCTTACAATGAATGGGATAAAGGACATATGGCACCTGCAGCAGATTTCAACTGCACAAGAGAAATGCTTTATAAAACTTTTTCTTATTTAAACTGTTCGTTACAGCAAGAAAGGTTAAACCGAGTGCATTGGAGGTTACTAGAAGATTATGAAAGATCACTAGCCTACTCTGAAGGACCAGTAGATGTTGAAATAAAAATAATCTTTGATAAAAATCCAAGACGGGTACCAGCAGGAGCAGCCATACCTTCAGCATACTTAAAAACAATTAAAACATCTAAAAAGACTTTAAAGTTTTATTTCTTAAATGAAAGACCAATAAAAGACACTTTTGCAGACTACCAGATAAAATAGATATTTATATTAGATGAAGTTCAAATTATCATATATTATAAAAATGTTATACCCTCTACTAATACTAGGGGGTATTTTGTCTTCCTATGGGCAGACATTCACTCATTCAGGATATATCTACGGTTCAAACTCAGTAGGAATATCAGGTATACAGGTACATTTATACAGTAGAACAACACCTGCTATGCCTGGATTTACTTCTCAACAGAATTATAATGGACACTCCTATTATAGATCAACAAGTTCAATGAGATGGACTGATGCTAAAGTAGCTTGTGAGAATATGGGAGGACATTTAGTAACCCCAACAACACCAGCTGAGAATGCCTTCATATACAGTGTATGGCCTTCAGGATGGATAGGATTAACAGATCAAGTTCAAGAAGGAGTTTGGAAATGGGTAACAGGAGAGCCCTTTACTTGGGCAAACTGGAATGGTGGAGAACCCAATAACGCTGGTAATGAAGATTACATTCAATTTGTAGGAGGAGGTAGATGGAACGATTTACCAAATGCTTCTCTACCTTACGTATTAGAATTTGAATATATTGTTAACTATACTCCTTGGACTTTAGTATCAACCTCAACAACAGACAGTAACGGAAGATATTCATTCTCACGATCTACTAACCCTTCTATAGAATATTATATCACATTTTCAGTACCCTCTCTACCTACTTTATTGAATACCGATGCTCAATCTCTTAATAATATAGTAGTAGGAAAGGTATTACAAAGAAGTAAGGACTACTACAGATTTGATGTAAACAACGATTCAAGATTTACAGTTTCAGACATATACTCAATCTACGCTAAAAAGAATGGTATACTGGGATCTTTTATTTCAACACCTTACAGTAGAATATTTACTACATCAGAATGGAATATTATAAATGGTAACACATCTAATTTAAAAACTTCATATACCGGAACACAGTCTATAACAATTAACAATCCAACCTCAGGAGGAATCTCAAATTACTATATAACAAGGGTAGGGTATAATAACTAAACAATATTTATTATAAATAAAAAGTGTACAATCACTAGGTTTTTCTAAACACATAACTTAAATAAAAAAGAAATGAAAAAATTATTTTTAATTTTAAGTTTGGTTCTAGTAACATTCACAGGATTTGCACAAACAACTGCACCAGATGCTACTAAACCCTACTTAATCTTTGACGCATCCTATAATTTACAACCAGTAGGAGCAGGAACCCCAACAGATGTTGCAATCTATTACGACAATGCCGGAGCAACTGCCATTAAAGCTGTTCAATATAGATTTTGGTATGATAATACGGTATTTGATTCACCTACAGTAACTTATGTAGGATCAGAAACCAACAATTATTTCCAAACTAAAGTAAATACTGTAGAAGGGAATGTAACAGTTACTTGGGTTTACACAGGTGCTAACACTTCTTTTAACATTGCAGATGAGCAAATGTTCAACGTAGCATTACCATTCAAACCTTCTTACCAAAATGGAGCAGTATCTGATATGCTATTTACAGGAACCACAGCATACCCACCTTATGGTACCTTAGCTGATGGAACTGATACAACATTAGGATTACATAACTACGGAGGTGTATTTACAGAACCAGTATTTCAATATGCTGCTACAATGTTAAACTCTCCATCTAACCCAGCAGAAAACATCCCAGTTGTATTACAAAAATCATCTGACGGGAATACTTGGGTAGATGTAGAAACTGTTAACACAGATGTTGATGGTGTTGCTCAATTTGATGAATTCTTAGATCAATCATATTGGGATATTAGAATTAAAGTAGATGCAGGATTAGATGCTTCTTCAGCTTTAACAACAGCAGATGCAGATATGATGGCTCAAATGGCTACAGAATTACAAGTACCAAATGGAATACAATTCTTTACAGGTAACCCTAACCAAGCAAATGGAATTACAATTTCAGATTCATATACAGTATTCTCAAGACTAGCTCAAGGATTACCAGCTTACCCTAACAATCCAGATGTACTATTCTTTACAGAATCTGAATATAACCAAATTGCCGCAGCTACAACAGACTTAACATCAGCAATACCTGGGCAAGTAATATTCCAATCAATTAATATAAATAATACGACAGCAGCTAATTACTATTTACTAGTATTAGGAGATGTCAATGGAACTGGGTTAAACTAATATGAAAAGCTGGATAGTAATATTACTACTATCAATAAATTCACTTTATTCTCAGGTACAGTTTATAGTACCTGAGATTACTGTGTCTCCTGCTAGTACTATTGATTTACCTGTCACAATACAGACTAATGGAAATACTGTGGGTAGCTTAGAGTTTGCTTTAAATTATGATGAAACCAAGATACAGTTTACAGAAATAATACTATCTGAAAAAGCACAAACCTGGCTTACCTATACAATGGATACAGGGAATGGGAAAGTAAGATGGGGAGGATATGATAGAAGTCACGGACAACAATCTATTACTAATCCAACAGAACTGTTCATTTTAAAATTTATAGCAGTAGATCCAAACTGGACTGTAACTCCTATCACAATAGGAAGAAAAACAGCAGGAGATGTGCAAGGATGGGATATAGCAGTACTAAGTACAGATGGGTATATAAATTACAATAGAAACGCGTTACCTCTAGACGAAGATGGTATTAACGGTAAAGTATATCCTGTACCAACAGACGCTTTAGTAACCGTAGATTTATCCATTCCTATGAGTGGTAATTACAATATAGTGGTATTTGATTTAAACGGAACTCTTTTAAGTACTAAAAAATATAAACTTGTAAAAGGGTTAACATCAATAGAGGAAAATTTATACTCTTACCCAAGTGGTATCTATTTATTACAAATAGCAAATGATAAATTTGTAAAAACTTTTAAACTAATAAAAAAATAAATCATGTCAGAAGAAACAAACAACGAAGGAGGATTATCAGGATTGAAAAAAACAATCTTAGGAACTCTAGGAACAGTTATTACAGCTGGAGGAGTATGGTTAACAACTCAACTTGGAGGAGATCACTCAGAAGATAAAGAAGAACCTAAAACCGAAGTAGCAGCACCTGCCCCAGCTGCAGCACCAGTTATTATTAACTTACAAAATAATAATACTAACCAACAAAAACAGCAATCAAATAATAACAATACTCAACCAGCTCAACAAGAGAAAAAAGTAGAACCTGCTAAACCAGCACAACACGAATCATGGTAAGAAAGTTTTTAATATCACTAGCTATACTCTTTAGTGTAGTAGCTTCTGCTCAAAAAGTAGGATCTGTTAAAACTGAAGAATATAAAGCTGATTTTGAAAAGAAACAATCTTTAGAAGTAGTATCTGACTATACAGGAGATTTAGTTATACCTATTCAGATATTAAAGATTGGTTTCAATGAAGAACTCTATGAAATGTACCCTGAACTTAAAGATAAAAGAGTAGGATTAGGGGTTACAAATATAGTATTGGAATATCTTGAGTCAACTGATAGATTTGAATTTACAGAAGACAGAGAAGAGATAAAACAAAAAATGATAAACCAACATATAGCTTCAGCTAAAGGTATATCATCAAATAAAATAGAAGTTAAAGGAAATGTTGTTTTAGCAAAATATTTTGTATACATTGAAGTATATGATTTCAGTATAGGTGAGGATGAAGAGGTAACTGTATCAGGAGCTGAAATAAGACAAAAAACAATATTAGGGTTACAAATAAGATTTGTGGATGCACAAACTGGTCAGATAATCACAGGATCTGGATCCGGTGAGGCAGTTACAGTGAAGAAAGCAAACCTATTAGACGGACTCGACGATATAAAATTTAATCAATCAACAATCGGAGTATCTACCAAAAAGTCATTAGAAACTGCTTCTTCAAGAGTAGTAAGTAAAATGATTAAGAAAGGTATATTTCCGAACTAATGAATAAATGGATTACGTTATTTTTACTATTTTCAGCACTGACCTCTTATGGTCAGTACACTTATACCTATACAGATCCTTGTACGTTGGTACAAAAAAGTGTTTACGTACCTGCTGGAGGTGGTGTAGTAGTAAATTATTTCGATAACCATAGTACCTTTACTTCAAACGATTTTAGCTCAGGAGTCTTCGATAACTGGATAGCACAAGTATCTCAACAAAATTCAAACTCTCCTTGCGAATCTGTAACTACTACTATTGTAAATGGTATAACTAATATAACAGTTGCTAACACATTAACTGTCGTTACAAATGTAATATCAGTAACAAACGTAGCCCAATCCATAGCGACCATAGGAGGATCTATGGGAAGTTCTATGACAGCTACAGCCGGAGGCGTAACAAATTCTTCACAAAGTGAAGGAGGTAGTACTAACCAAAACTCAAAAGATGACAAAAAATCAAATTCAAATACACCTGCAGGATCGAATTCAGGAACTACTGGAACAGGCTCAACAGGTAACCAAAATCAAGGAAGCCAAACCAATCCTAGTACTACTGGAGGAACATCTTCACAACCTTCATCAGGAACATCTCAACAAGGAGGAGACACTACAGGTACAGATCAACCAACTTCGACAGGAAGTCCGACGTCTGAGTCATCTGTAGAAGAATCAAGTGGTGGTAATAACTTAGCTAACTCTTTATCAAACTCAGTAGACGGAGGATCAGCTGACGGAGGAAGTTCAAGCGGAGGTGCATCAGGTGGTAAGAAAAAATCTAATTCATCTGCTAAAAATGTAGGAAGTTTAATTGCATCTGGAGATATAGTAGCGATTGCTAATACTGATCAAACTCAGAACTTTAGATTTGTAGGAAGTATAACTCATGCTAATACTAGAGGAACTAGAATTAAAGGGGTATTATTTAATTTCACTTCAGGAGTTAATAACTTAAATGTTACTTTTTATAAATCCTGGATTAATAAATCTAAAAAATTAAATACAGTGGGAGCTCAATCCATTATGATGGATTTTGATAAAAACTTCTTTAGTACAACTACAGTCTTAGAATCATACAAAGTAAGTAATAAACTAACAGGAATGTTCGGGGTTAACTTTACAGCAGGTAAAATGGGAGAAAGATCTCTATTAAACCTATCTGCTGTAGGTGGAGCACATAGTAGTTTTAAAGTAAATAATAGAGTATCTACCAGCATACTGGTATTAGGAGTATATTCTCCTTTTACTCAATTCTACGAAGGTAAATGGTGGGACGCTGGAATAATAGTGGTACCATTTAATTCATGGGATCTAAAGATAACAAAAACGTTTAAATTCAATATAAGTTTTACAGGGGTATATGAAGTAGGTCAACAATTTTTAAATTACCAAATATTAACAGGTGGTAAATTAACATTTTAGTCATGAAAAAATTAAATCAATTATTTGAAAGGTTTTATGATAGAGTCTCAAATTTCCTTTTTGGAAGATAAAACAATTTAATATTATGAAAAAATTATTTTTACTATTACCATTGCTATTTTTACTGTCAGCTGATACAGCTCAAGATAAGTGCTACAAAGTAACTAAAATAACTACTTTAGTAGAAGCACCAGAGATGAAAAAAGAGAGAGTGTTATTTGGAATCAAACAAATGACAGAAGAAATATTATCAGAAGAAGTAGATATATGCGAAGACGGAATTCCAGTCGAAGTAGAAATTATGTCTATTGAAGCACCTTCTACAAATACCTCTTTAGGTCCATTTTCTAAAACTAAAAAAAGTACTATTGTAAAACTAAGACTTATAATAGGGGAAGATGACTACTGGGGACAAGGTAGTGCAAACGTAACAGTTCAATCAACATTCTTAGATTTGAACGATGATAATCTACCATTTAATAAAACTACATTTTCAGGAGCAATTAAAAAAGCTTTAATAGAAGCTGTTGGAGAAATGTAAAAAATTTCATATCTTTACGATATGGAAGAATTCACTTTTAAACATAGAGGAAAGACTTACCGACTTACAGACAAGTGGGAGGAAACCTGTGTGAATGATTCTAAAGCTTTTCAAATAGAACAGTTCAAGTACTTAAATAAGGTAAGAGATTATGTTACTATGAAAAATAGAATAAATAATCAAATAATGCTTGGATATCTGGAAGAAGTTTCGTATATTAAATAATAATCAAAAATAAAGGATATGTCTAAAAATTCAGCAAAGAGTATGTACTCTCAATTAATGGAATGGATTCCAACCTTAGGAAGAACCATGGTACCTAAACAGCAACAATCACAAAGCAAATTCAGCAAAGCTGATCACTACAAATCAAAAGGAGCATATGGCAAAGCAGGTAATTAAATTTTATGCAAATTGGTGTGGACCGTGTAAAGTATATGGACCAACCTTCACAAAAGTGAGACAAGAGTTGGAAGGAGATATTGAGTTCTTAGAAATCAACGTTGAAGAAGATCCAGATAACTTATCAGGACAGCATAAAGTAAGAGGAATTCCTCACACAGTTGTTGTTGAAAACGGTGAAGAAGTTAAATCACAATCAGGAAGACTTTCAGAAGAGCAATTAAAAGAATTAATCTTAAACTAAAAACCAAAACAAATGTTACGTAATCCAAACACAATACCAGCAGGTGATACAGTTATAGAAGATCCAATCATGGAGCCTTTCTTCATTACACATTCTTCATCAGGAGGATATACAGTTTACGAAAGAGTAAACAGAGGTAAAGACGATAAAGCATACTTAAGAACTGTATGCTATCCATCTACATTTAACTATGCCTTAAGAGCTGTCTCAAAAGAACTGTTAAACTTCGGAGGTACTAAACACTTTGGTACCATAAAAGACTACATTAAAGAATGGAATAACATTCAGCAAAGTATGAAAACAATGACTACAATCGACGCATAACATGGCAGAGGCTTTAAGACATGCGTTAGGAATTTGTGGTGACCATTGGCATCCAAGTCTTTTAAATATTTCTGCATTTTTTGTTGCAATCGGAGGAAGTATTTCGTATATTAAGTATAAAATAAAAACGTTATGGAAGAAGGAGGATTAATATCGCTATACGACTATTTAGGTTATGCAGCAGGAGCTCAATTAGGAAAAGAAGTAGCAGCTGTTGCTATGAAAACTAAAGAGAAGATTGGTAAGAGATTTGTTACAAATACTCGATACAAAGGAGAAGTCTTACTTTATAGAAGAGAATTCCTACAAGAATACTTCTCTACAAAGAGAAACTCAGACGTAGAACCTTCCTTAGGAGATCAACAAACATATACATTATAAAATAAAAGTTATGGCTAAATTAAGAAAATTGGTGACCTATACTGATTACAGATGGGAAGAAACCGAGGAGTTAACTCCTGAACAAATAGAAAAATGGAAATCAGGTGATGAGGACCTACAAGAGGAAGTTTTAGAAGAAGTTGAATTCGAATTGGTTCGTGATAAGAGTCTTGAGGATTCTGAATGGCCTGAATTAATTGAAGAATAAAATGGCAAATACTTGTAGAACAGATATTATAATTAAAGCTTCTAAAAAAGCAATTGATAACTTCGTAGAACGTTTTGATAAATGTGTAGACGGATCTTATCCTAATACTGAAAATGATAGTCCTCACATTATAGATGAATTCGGTGCTAAAGCAGAATTACTAATTGATAGAATTGGATCCAAGTGGGTTGCAATATGGGATGGAGGAATCAGTTATCATGATGATAGAGAAGGTAGTAGTGAAGTACACCTTTCCTTAGATTCAGCTTGGTACCCACCATCTGATATGATTTTAGAAATTTATAGACAAATGGCTGAAATTGATGATGAAGTTAAAATCTCAGGTAAATACTGGGACGAGGTTTACAATCCAATAGGGGTGTTTGAAGTATATTATGGGGAAATAATTAAGGAAGAACACCATGATCTAGATGAAACTGAATGGGATGAAATGGTTGAGAAAGAAAATGAGGACTATGATAGAAACTTCTGGGATGAAGTTGTTGATCCCTTATTTGCTCACCTACAAAAGAAGTTAGATAAAGTTATGGAAGAAATTTAGAAATATTTTTCTTATATTATATTATACGTTCGCCTATACGTTATTAATACCTGGCAAAAATTAAAACAAATAAATTATGTCTAAAAAACATGTTGTAGTATCCTTAAGTGGAGGGATGGACTCAAGTACGCTATTACTTAGATGTCTAAAAGAGTACGATAGTGTAACAGCTATTTCATTTGATTATGGTCAAAAACACAGAGTAGAGCTAGAGAAAGCTCAATCATTAGTAAATTACTTAAATGGTAATGTTGAAAGAACAGAACAAGATCAATTAGGTACAATTACAGTAACAGGAAAAAACTTTAATCCTATCAACTATCGCCAAATCCAATTAAACGGATTAGTTGATTTATTAGATTCAGCTTTAGTAACAGGAGGAGAAGATGTACCAGAAGGACATTATGCAGAAGATAATATGAAAGCAACAGTTGTTCCTAACAGAAACAAAATATTTGCTTCTATTACCCAAGCAGTAGCTTTATCAGTTGCAAATAGAACAGGAGAGACTTGTGACATTGCAATGGGTATTCACGCAGGTGATCATGCAATCTATCCAGACTGTAGACAAGAATTCAGAGATGCAGATGATGCAGCTTTTAGAATGGGTAACTGGGAAGCAGAAAGAGTAGGTTATTTTACACCTTACTTAGAAGGAGATAAATTTACTATTTTACAAGACGGAGAAGTATTATGTAAAGAGTTAGGATTAGGTTTTGATGAAGTTTACAAAAGAACTAACACATCTTATAAGCCAATTAAATGGTATTCAAGACCAGAAACTAATGCTTACGAATGGTACTCAGATTATAAATCAGCTTCATCAGTTGAAAGAGTAGAAGCATTTATTAAGTTAGGAAGAAAAGATCCAGCACCTTATGCAGACGAAACAGGACCAGTAACATGGGAACATGTAGTAGCAGAAGTAACAAAAGTATTAGATAATCATAACTCATAAAATTATGTTCGAAGCAAGCACAACAAACCTAGTAAGTGGATACTCAGGTACCACAATAACAACAGCCGGAAATGTAGTGTTAGGATGTACAAATTCATCATCAATATTAACAGTATCAAATTCAAATAATATGACAAAACAAGTAAAAGTAGTAGTATTTACTGTAGAAAGAAATGATAAAAATGAAGTTATTTCTTCAAAATTTATTAAAGAATTATGGGTAGAAGTTAAAAATGGAGGTTCTGTTGTACTAGCAGCAGCTAAACAATTAGATAAAGATTTCGATCCAGACACAACTGTAGTTAGAGAAATCTATTCAGTAAATTTCTAATAAAAAAAGTTGCTCAATTAAATTAAAGTCCGTATCTTTAAGTATTACTAATTAACAAATAAAAAAAATGAAAAAAGTATTTTTAACATTAGCATTAGTAGCAGCAGTATTGGTTTCTTGTAAACAAGTAAGTACAGAAGAAACATCAACAGTAGATTCAACAGCAGTTATCTCAACTGAAGAAGCTGCAATCATTGAAACTGAAAAAGTTCAGGATTCAATCGACGCTGCAACAGACTCAACAGTAGTTAGTGATGATGAAGCAAGAGATTACTTAAAAGATGCTATAAAGTAATTACCAATGCTCGCTGTTAGGGTACGAAATTTAAAAAAGGGTTTATAATACGCGTACCAAACCAGAAACCCTGCTCAAAGTAATAGGTGTAAATTCCTATTATTCCCTGAAAGACCAAGGTTGGTAAAAAAGAATCGGTTAGTGTAATCAGCATAATGCTGGCAGAGGGTAACAGCACTTCTATGTGTGATGAGGGTTCGAATCCCTCACCGATTCCAAATTAACTACCGTTCTTTGAAATAAACTAAATATAATTATGGAACAAATTTTAGCATTTGTTTTAGGTGTTAGTGCAGTTGCCTTTGTATGGGCAGTTGTGGTAGCGTTTAAGACAGCAAGCAAAGTAAAGGGATTTGAAAAGCAATTCCAATCTATATACACATCACTAATTAACAGAGATGAGCTAGTAAATCGTAGAATAGATCAAGAAATTAACAGAGTAGATCAAATCTATAGCGAATGTATGAGACATACAGACTCCAGAGTAGATAAATTAGAAGCAAAAATCTTATCAGTAGATAAGGATGGTTGTGAACCAACTAAGAAAATTTTAAAAGGATAAATTAATCAAAAGAACGGTAGTAAAATATTTGGCTTTCCAAAAATAATTTCTTATATTTAAGTATGAAAGATAAAGAAATTATAATACTAAAAGCACGTCAAGTAGAGAAATCATATTCTCTAATTAGTAAAATGCTTCATGATACGATATTTAAGGTTCGACCCTCTACCAAATGTGTTACACCCACAGATGGGCATCGAGAGGGAGCTACCGACTGATAAGTGGTCGCACATGCGACAATGGAAGATTGGCAGAGTGGTCGATTGCGGCAGTCTTGAAAACTGTTGACTGTAACAGGTCCGGGGGTTCGAATCCCTCATCTTCCGCCAGCACAAAAGGAGCCGATGGCCGTGTAAAAGCAGAACCGTTTTTGATAACTTAGTATGTTGAATAAGTGTCACCTTCTAGAATTTTCGGCAATTTGGCCCTATCGACTATCGGTTAGGTCGTCAGGTTTTCATCCTGGAAAGTCGGGTTCGATTCCCGGTGGGGCTACAGAGCAGGTTCAGATGTATTTGGATAAAGAGTCCTTCAGTGGACCTAAGGACTGGGGTGTCCCCGGTCGCCTGCTACGATACTGGCTTATGGTGTAATGGTAACACAGCGGTTTTTGGTACCGTCGTTCTAGGTTCGAGTCCTAGTAAGCCTACAAAGAACTAAATGTCGTTGCATAGGTATAAGAAAAAAGTTATGAAAATAGTATTAGAAAAAGGACAACAATTGTTCTTTACATCAGACACACATTATTCACATTCAAACATCTGTAGTGCAACTACAAACTGGACTGAGTCTTCAAACTTGACAAGAGAATTCGATTCACTTGACTCTATGAATAAGACTTTAGTGGATAACATCAACAACATGGTTGGTGAAGATGATATTCTAATTCACTTAGGAGATTTTAGCTTTGGAGGATTTGATAAGATTGAAGAGTTCAGAAGTCAAATCAACTGTAAAAATATTCACTTGGTGCTAGGAAATCATGATCACCACATTGAAAGAAACAAGGAAGATATTCAGAGACTATTCTCTTCAGTACAGCAATACTTGAGATTAGAAGTACGAAGACTAATCAACAAAGCAACAACTGAAAAGTTTATTTTCGTTTGTATGCACTATCCAATAGCGTCATGGCATGATATGAACCAAGGAGTGATTCACTTGCATGGTCACGTTCATTTACCTTCACATCTACGGATAGCAGAGGGTAAAGCAATGGATGTTGGAGTAGATGGAAACGGTTTAGAGCCAATCTCATTAGACGAAGTATTATCGTTGATGGAAAAACAGCCAATTAAAAAACTAGAGTTACCAAAGGATCACCATGAGAAAAGAATCTAAGAAAATACTACATAAAGGAAGAATCTATTTTAAAAATAATTGATAAAAGGCTTGTTTATTCAAGTCTTTTTTCGTATATTTAGGTATAATAATTAAACAAAAAGGTTATGTATTACAAATTTAATAAAGAAACATTGTTATTTGAGAAAACAAAAATATCAAATGTCACCCTATTGGGATTAGGAGCATTACTAGGATTAGCTTTAGTATTAGGATTTACTTCAAATGGTAAAAACGGTATTGAATACCTATCGCAAGAAGAAAAAATAATAGTAGTAAGAGAGTATAACGAATTCTCAGAAGAAAAGTTAATCAAAAAAATACAACAATTAAACTTTAGATTCCCTCACATCATTTTAGCACAAGCTAAATTAGAATCAGGTCATTTCAAATCAGGTATATTTTTAGAGAATAATAATATGTTTGGTATGAGAGAAGCTAAACTAAGATCAAATCTAGCAAAAGGAACAAACAGAGCACATGCATATTATGATTCATGGCAAGACTCAGTCTTAGATTATGCTTTATACTACTCAACTTATCTTTATAAGATTAAAACTGAAGGAGAGTATTTTGAGTACTTAAGACAAAATTATGCTGAGGATCCAACATATGTTCAGAGATTAAAGCAAATTATTAAAAAACAAGACTTAAAAAATAGATTCTAACGTGGCAAAAAGATTAACAAGAGAGGAAAAAACTAATCAAGTATTTATTGATTTGATCAATAAAATGTTTGAGATAGCAGGTCATAGTATTACTTATGAAGATGTTAAGGATAGAAAAGATGACTGGTTCACACAATGGACAATGACTGTAGAGCAAAATGAAGAATGGCAGAAATGGGGAATTAATGAACTAAATAAAAGGCTTAAAACAACTAAAAAGAAAGCTGAGTTTGAAATGGGAATGATAACTTTAGCATACGGACTGAAATTCAGTGATCCTGAAAATTTATTAAAAAATAAATAATATGGAAGATTTTTTTGAAGACTTAAAAAACAGACCAAGACCAAATTTCTTTAGAAGAATATGGTTATGGTGGTATCATGACGGAAGATACTATCACAAGTATTTTAAACAAGGTGTTAAAAATATTATCTACTGGTTTCCAATCATTTGGAAAGATAGAAATTGGGATAGTCATTACATCTTTAACATCCTAAAACATAAACTAAAAGCACAAGCTAATTACATTGGTAGAAGAGATTTTCATACAAGAGCACAACAAGATGCTAGAAGAATGAGAATATGTGTTAAGTTGATTGAAAAAGTACAAGACGACTTCTATCAAATGGAGTATATGGATTACCGTAAAGACAGAGTATGGTTCACACCATGTGATGATAGTACTGGAAATTCCTTATACAACTCAGAAGAGGTATGGGAAAAGTATGATGAGTACTTCAAAAAATATCCTCTTGTTTATAAAAAAGCATTAAAAGGAGAAGGAGTATTTACTTTAAATGGTAGAGATGATTCTGAAATGAAAAGAATATTAGCAATGAATGTTGCCCATCTTAATCATGAAAGAGCAAGAAAGTTATTATTTAAAATAATGGAAAAAAATATTGAAAAATGGTGGGATTAATTTCTTTAGGAGTGTTTATATTAATAGGAGTAGCGGCACTATGGGCTAAGGGTATAGAGGAGATGCATGAGAAGTATCCAGACTACAAAGGAGAAGATTTGTTTGGAGAAGAAGCATATCCTATCTATAAGTACAACAACGGTAGAGGAGCAATGCTGTGCAATGAATGTAGAACAATAATCTCAACAGGACCAAAAACTGAAGAACTTTATTGTGAAAAATGTAAAAAAGAAAACAAATGAAAATAACATTCATATCAGATACACATACACGGCAAGGACAAATACCTTACACAGATTTACCTGGAGGTGATTTACTAATACATGCCGGTGATATTATGAATTCAGGATACAACAAAAATGATATCTTTGATTTCTTACACTGGTATGATTCAATTCCAGGTTATGATAAAAAAGTATTCATAGCAGGAAATCATGATAGAATGTTTGAGAATGATCCAGAAGAAGTAAAAGAGATTCTAAAACAGTATCCAAACATAATTTACCTACAAGACGAGTCATATGAAATATATGACTTAGAAACAGATAGGAGTATTAAACTTTACGGATCACCTTGGCAGCCGGAATTCTATTCATGGGCATTCAATTTACAAAGAAATAGTTTACAGTTATCAGGTAAGTGGGAAGCAATTCCTGACGACACAGACATTTTAATCACACACGGTCCGGCTTGGGGTTCTGTTGACACAGTAGCAGGAAGACCTTGGGATAATTTAGGATGTGAATTATTAGCTGAAAGAATACAGAGATTCAGACCAAAGATCCATGTATGCGGTCATATTCATTCAGGATATGGAATTGAAACCATAGACAACATCCATTACATAAATGCTTCAGTATTAGATGAAAGATATGAATATACTCAGAAGCCTTGGAATGTAGAATGGGATCAAGAAACAAATGAAATAGTCATTATTTAATATTTATTATAAAATAGAAAATGATAAAATTAATAGATCTGTTAACAGAATCTTTATTTCCTTTCCACGAAGATGATGTAACATTCGATGAAATGGATGATTCAGTTCTTGCTGTAGATTATGTATTTGAAACACCAGACAATATCTACACAGTTACCTTTTATTCAGGAGAATATAACTCAGAAGATAAAACTTTTGATATCTCTTTTGGAGAAAAGCCCGGACGTCTAAATAAGTTAGATACTTTTAAAATGACAGGAGAAGGAAAGGTCTATAGCATTATTCAAACAATTTGTAAAATAATTGAGGAGTTTGTAGACGAATATGGAGATGATGTAGAAAAGCTAGTAGTAGCTCCTACAAGTGATAAGAGAGGTAGAGTTTATAGAGAACTTATACCAAAGTATCTTGATCCAGCCATAATGAAAATGGTAACTATTAAGTAAAATAAATACAAAAAGGCTTGTATATGTGAGTCTTTTTTTTGTATATTTATAATAAAATAATCTGAAATGAAAAAACAAATACTATCTGAGCAATTTAAAAGAATGCAATTTTTAGCAGGAATCATAACCGAGAGTGAGATGTGGGATAGAGATCCTTCAAATACAGATACTTATCCTGATTATAATGACGAACGTGATTATGAAGAAGAAGAAGAATATGGTGACGCTGAGATAGTGACAAAAAAAATGGGTCCTAAATTCCGTGAGTATACCGCATTAATCGATGATAGAGGTGATGAATATACAAGTTTTAAAATCTTTAATACAAAAGCAGAACTAGAGAAAGCAATGGAAGATCCAACCTATGGTGAAAAAGCAGGATACTACAATCTTCCTGATGGTAAAGTGGCAGTAGCATTTCCATATCGTGAATCAAAAGGTGAAGATTTTGGAGGGATGTAATTAAAAAAACATAAAAATAATTAGAAAAAGGCTTGCATATGTGAGTCTTTTTTCTTATATTTAGATATAGTTAATTAAGCAAAGGTTATGGAAGAAGAAATTTTATTAGAAAGAGCAACATTTGAATTCTCACAAGAAGCAAATTGTTTATCACATCAAGATGAATTTGAATCTTTAACTATTGAATGTGAATCAGATTTAGGAATTGATAGAAGTGAAGGATGTTTTTATGTTTTAAAAACAGAAAAATGGTCTATAAATGATGAGCAAGATTTAAAAAAGTTATTTGATAGAATCCAAAAATTAATTAAAAAATAAAAGTTATGTTAAAACAATTTTTTAAAGATACACCAAACAGTGTTTTCTTCTGGAACGGATTAGTACTACTGTTATTTATTATTCTATGTTCTATGGGAGAATCTGTAGCATTAGGAACAATGCTTGTAATAAGTATTCCGGCGCTTTTTAGAATAATAATCAATCTTGAAGATGCAAAATATGATGATAGTATTAAGGTTATTGGGTATCACTATTGGGTATACTTAGCACCTTTAACATGGGTATTATTTATAATAGCAGCAATTATTGCTTTAGTATTTTGGTTAGCATATAAAGGAGCTAATAAAGTAAAACAGTTTAATAATTGGTTAAATAAAAAATAAAAGTTATGTTTAAAAGATTTTTCAAATACACCCCAACAACACAAGAGCAACAATTCATAGACATTGTAGATAAACTCTTACAACATCCTAAAACATCTATTAAGATGACACCTCTAACTGATAAGTATTTTCTTATCAATGAGCAAAAACACTACTATGTGATGTTAAAAGAGAATGGAATTCAGATTACTAACTCAAAGTTTTCCTTTGCAAAATCATTACATGCAAAATCTTATGATATGATTATTAAAAGTTTAAATGATCACTTAGAGACAAGTAGACAAGAATTAGAAGACAAATTATTTACAAACGAAACAAATATGCTTAATAACGTATTAACAAGTTTATAAAATGAAAAAAACATTAGTAACAGTAACGGTGAATGGAAATGAAATTGCATTTGTAAAAGATAGAGAATATTATTTCATTCATTGGGGAGAACAAGGAAAGCCTAGAGTAATACAGAAGATAACTACTCCATCCGGAAGAAAACCTTCTCAAAACTCAGCATACAAACAATTCTTAGAAGCAGTACAAGCAACTAAAATATTAAAATTCAGTAGAATATAATGGCAGAAACAGAAAACATGTATGATATTTGGTGGTGGGTTTCAAAAGTAATTGCATCTTGTAAAGACATTAACCACATAAACTCAGCTGAAAGGCTTATTCAAAACTTTTGGAGAATGTTTAATGATGCACAACTTACAAGCAAGTTACAAGCCGAACTTGATTATAAAATTGAACAACTAGTAAATAGAATAAATGTCAACGAATAATTTAGATAAACAATACCAAGTACTCCTACAAGACATTATTGATAATGGAGTAAAGAAAGAAGATAGAACAGGTACAGGAACAATCTCAGTATTTGGAAGGCAAATCAGACATAACATGTCAGAAGGTTTTCCTCTACTTACAACTAAGAAAATGCCATTCAAAACAATCGTAACAGAGTTGTTATGGTTTCTTCAAGGGAATACTAATATCAAATACTTGGTTGATAATAATTGTCACATCTGGGATGGTGATGCTTATAAGAATTATATTTTTAATTCTGAATGGTTTCCAATTTCAAGTGTAAGTGGTGGGTTTATTGGAACTAAGGCCAATAGTGATGAAATTATGACTCAAGAATTATTCATCAACAAAATCAAAACAGATGATGAGTTTGCTAAACGGTGGGGTGAGTTAGGTCCGATTTATGGTGCACAATGGAGAAAATGGGCATTCATAGATGACTCTTCGGGGTATCGTGAAGATTGGGAATGGGATTCAATAGACCAAATCCAAAATCTAATTAACGACCTTAAAACAAACCCAGACTCAAGACGATTAATGGTTAATGCTTGGAATGTTGGAGAATTAGATCAAATGGTTCTTCCACCTTGTCATTATGGATTTCAGGTTTATACAAGAGAGTTGACAGGTGAAGAAAGATGGGACTTGTTAAAAAAGAAAGTTGGTCAGGAGAGATTTAAATCAATGGTTGATGAAATAGTTCCATTTGGTGGGGGTTTAAGTGAAGAGTTACAATCATATAATATACCTAAACGAGCAATCTCTCTAATGTGGAATCAAAGATCAGTTGATACATTTTTAGGTTTACCATTTAATATTGCTTCTTATGGATTATTACTAATGATGATTGCAGATGAAGTAAATATGGTTCCTGACCAATTGATTGGAAACTTGGGTGATGTTCACTTATATTCAAACCATATTGATGCTGCTAAGGAACAAATCGGACGACCATTAACTTTTGATGAACGCTATAAATTATATTCTAAAAGTGATACAACTTGGGAAGAAGGTGGAGGTAATGCTTACGGAAAAATAACAGCATTGGATCTGATGGATGATGATGAAATACCAACTCAGACAAGAGAACCATTTCCATTACCAATAGTTAAACTAAGTTCAGGACATAATCTTAGAGCAGCTCTTAAAGGTAATTTTGATGAAATAGAAATTAGTGATATAATGTTAATAAATTATCAATCACACCCAGCAATTAAAGCACCTTTATCAAATTAAACTAAACTAAATAATATGCATCCAAAAATAGAAAAATTATCCGTACCTTTAGAATCTAAACTACAATTACAAAGAAGTTTAGAAAACACTTATAATAATGATTTTGACAAATTGTTAGAAGATGTTATGAAATATGCAAGTAGTATTAAGGTAGAAGACTATGAGACTGCAGCTCTTATCAGAGATATAAAAGAGGAACCTCTAAGCAACTAACAATTAAAGCACCATTAAGTAATTAAATTATGAGAAAAGATAACAGAGATCCAGAAGAAGATACTGACTTAGACAACAATGAATACGACGCGTGGACATCACCTGAAATCGAAGAATATAATGATGATGAATACGACTACTAATATGGAACTAATTAGTACGCATCCAGTAAAGAAATCAGATTTAGGATTTCATGGAAACCTTTTTGGAGGGAAACTTCTTGCATGGGTTGACGCTGCTGGTGCTGCATATGCTTCTCAAGTATGTGATACTCCAAGAATGGTAACTGTTCTTATTGATGAATGTGTTTTTCAAAAGCCAGCAAAGGAGGGACATCTTCTTAAAATATATGGCGAGGTTGAAGGGATCGGTAATTCTTCAGTTACACTAAAAGTGGAAGCAAGAAGCCATAATGTATATGATGGTAGACAGGCAATTATCCTATCTACTAGAATTAAATTCGTTAGAATCGACGAACAGGGAGATGCAATCCCAATTAGTGAAAGAGTTAAAAATAAATACTTAAAGCATGAGTTTAAAAAAAATTAAAAAAGAATACAGAGAATCAACACCTGGAGAAATTAGACAGGCTGTTTTAGAGAATGCTGTATACGGTTTTCTAGGATCAATCCTAGTAGTATTCATTGCCCAAAGAATGGATATAGCAGTCCTAATAGGGTATATGACATACTACTTCTTTGTAGGAAGAGTAATCAACAGACCTAAATATGTAACATCACTAGGTAAGTTTATAGTATTTCCAGTACCAGCTGCCTTAGGAGCTTTTATTGGATATAAATTAGCTTATATTTTATCTTCAATATTATGAATTTTATAACAGGACTGATTTACGGAATACTGGCACAGATTTTTACCTTCATACAACTACAGGGCCAGTTCAGGTGGGAGTGGGCAAAATCACATCCTTTCATGATGTCTCTTATGGGTATCCCTTTATCTCTCCTATACATTCAATCTGTTAAACACTTAGTATTACATTTTGAAGGACAGTTATGGCCATCAAGATTATTAGGATTTGCAATAGGAGCAATAGTTTTTACAGCTATGTCTTGGATGTGGTTTAAAGAACCTCTAACACTAAAGACTTTAGTCTGTCTAGGTCTAGCAGTTTGTATAATGTTAATACAATTATTTTGGAAATGAAAAAATTAGAAAGATGTCACCACTGCGGTGAAGAAAAAGAAAATTGCTATCACGGATTTATAGCATTAACAATGCCACATCCTGACTGGGAAGCAAAGATTGATAAGTGGGGTAGAAAAGATTGGTGGGAGAATTTAGAACGAACAGATCTAACACCAGAACAAATGGAAGAGTTAGATCAGATTTGTACTTATGATCAAGCACTGAGCACTGTCGGAAGAGGAGTCCAATGTGATGATTGTGGAAAGAAAGAAGCAGAGCTTTATGAAAAATACTATCCAAAAAGTTTGGAGTTTTAAAATAAATTACGTATATTAAAATTATGAGACAAGTAAACGATCATATAAAATACATTATGGGTATAAAACCTAAACAAAAAATTAAAAAAGACTACACAAAGGCATTTGTATGGATCCTATTAGGAGTCATTACAGTTGCTATATGGACAACAATTTACAATTTAATATTTTAACAAATGAAATTTCAATCAACAAAAGTATTTGACGGGTACTCAACAGTATTTCGTCAATGGAGAGCAGAAGGAACTCACTGTAGTTTTCTTCATGGTTATGGTATTTCTTTCAAAATTATATTTGAAGGAGAATTAGACGAAAGAAACTGGGTATGGGATTTCGGAGGAATGAAGAGAGCTAAAAACACTATTGATGGTGTGCCTCCTAAAGAATGGATGGATTATATGTTTGACCACACTTACATTATAGCTGAAGATGATCCATTCTTACCAGAAGCTATAAAAATGGATAAAGCAGGTATAGTTCAATTAAGAATAATTCCAGCTACTGGAGCAGAACAATTTGCTAAATTTATCTATGACAAAACATCTGAATTTATTAAAATAGAAACAGAAGGTAGAGTAAGAGTAGTAAGTGTAGAATTTAAAGAACATACTAAAAATTCAGCAATATATGGAGAGTAAAATTAAACTATCAGAAGAAGAAGCAGAACAATTGTTCGGTGAAATCGAAAACCAAGGATTTGGTTATTGGGTTGAGCATTATGGATACGATGGAGAAGAGGATCCTGAGTTAGTAGAGCTTTGTAAACAAGCAAGAGTTACTATGAGTAAATTGAGAAAGCATATTGATGCTATTTGGGAACATTATGATATAGGATAAGATGAAAAGAATAGAAGACTATAACAAAACACTTCCTATTGTAGAGCTTTATACAGCAGTACAATCAGAAGGAAGTAGAGCAGGTTATCCAACTGTAGTAATCAGAACAACAGGCTGTACTCATAGATGTTGGTTTGGTGAAGGTGGATGGTGCGATTCTTGGTACACAAGTATTCATCCTGAGAAAGGGCATATCAGTTTCCAAGACATTATTAACATGTATGATGCAAATCCTCACATCACAGAGATGATGTTAACAGGAGGATCACCTACAATGCATCCAGCATTAGTAAACGAATTAACACATTTTGCACATGAAAGAAATATTTTCATTACGATTGAGACCGAAGGAAGTCATTTTCTTGAGACAGATTACCCAATTAATCTATTATCAATCTCCCCTAAGTTTTCTAACTCTGTGCCTAAGGTCGGTATTACAACACCTCAAGGAGATGTTGTGGACGAAAGAATGATTAAACAACATAATAAGTTAAGACTTAATTATGATGCAATGGCTAAATCAATTGCTTACCATTCTGACTACCATTTAAAACCAGTATGGGATGGAGAAGATCAAGAAGCATTAGCTGAAATTATGGGTTGTATTAAAGTATTAGATATACCTCAAGACAAAGTATGGTTCATGCCAGCAGGAGATTCAAGAGAAGCTTTATTCAAATCATATCCAAAAATGTTTGATTGGGTGAGAGACAATGGTTATAGATTAACCTGGAGACCTCACATCATTGCATTTGAAGACCAAAGAGAAGTATAACATGGCAGTAGCAAGAGCAACAGAGTTTGAAGTACTAAGAGTGCTTCATACGTTTTGGAAAGATAAAGATATAGATCCAGCCAAGGTAAGGCTTATACTAAAAGAGTCTTACAATTTAGAACTAACAGTTCTAGCAAATGGAGAAATAGCAGCTCAATCAACAGACGGTAAAATTAAATATTCAATCAAATAAAACAAAGTTATGACATTAAAAGATCTAATCGATTTAGCAGGAGACAGAGAGTTATCAAAATCGTATCCAAAAGCAGATGGCCTTTACATCTGGGATTATAAAATAGTAGACGGTGACAAGCTGGAGTTAATAGTAAGCGACTCAGGTAAGACTGGATTCAAAGATAAAGTATCTATCGACGAATTAGTAAACTACGTACTAGAAGAAACAGACCCACAAGTATCAGGAGATGAAGTTATCTCACAACTACAAATAGTAGGAGTGGAAGGAATTACAATTGCAAAAGTATAAACTATGGCATTAAAGATAGGAAACAAAATGTACCTAAGCTGGGATGATATAAATGTCCTGGTAGAAGATCTTTGCAATACAATTGCAACTTCAGGAGCAGAGATTAAATCTATCGCAGGAATTAAAAGAGGAGGGCTAATCCCGGCAGTAATGGTCTCCCATAAATTAAACATTCCCTACGTAGATAGAATCAATAAAGATACTTTAGTTGTAGATGATATTTGCGATACAGGAGAGACGTTGAAAAAGAGTATAGCAATGTATACTGCAACACTTCACTACAAGCCAACAGCAGGGTTTACTCCTGACTTCTATGCAAAAGAAGTAGGATCAGATTGGATTGTATACCCATGGGAAAGAAAAGATTCAGATGCTGTTCAAGATTATTTAAAAAAATAGTTGTAGGATAGAATAAAAAATGTTATATTAATAAAAAGGAGTCGTAGAACCTCCATAAAAACAATCTTATATGTCAAATAAAAAATTTATCGACGGTACAGAATTAGTACAAGCCGGATTCGCAAATGGTATCTCAACACAATTAGCTGAAAAACAAATAACAGACGGACCAGAAGCAAGATTAACTGAAGAAGAAAAGCAAACTATCATTGACAATGCAGCAGTAGCTTTCGGACAATTCCTATCAGCTTTAGGATGCGATTGGAGTAATGATCCAAATTCATCTGATACTCCTAAAAGAGTTGCAAAGGCTTATGTAAATGACTTATGGGCCGGACGATTTGAACCAATGACCAAGATTACAGCATTCCCTTCTGATGGATATGATGGAATTGTATTTGAAGGAAACATTCCAATTACGTCAATGTGTTCTCATCACCACCAAACAATTACAGGAAGAGTTCATATCGGATATGTTCCTTCAGCAGATGGAAAAGTAGTTGGTCTTTCTAAACTAAACAGAATTGTAGAGCAGTTTGCAAGACGTGGAGCTATTCAAGAGCAATTAACAGTAGCAATTCATAATGCAGTAGATAAAATCTGTGAAGGTAATCTAGGAGTAGCAGTTATGATTGAGGCAGGTCACAATTGTGTAAGCTGTAGAGGAATTAAGCATCAAGGTGCTTCAATGAAGACAGCAAAATTAACAGGATGTTTCTTAGATGAAGCATCAGCAAGAGCAGAATTTTACGAATTTGTAAAAGGATATAGTTGTAAATAAAAAACAAACAGTATGAATTATTGGCAAGTAACAGTGCAGTTGGAGCATGAGAACGACAGAGGTCGTATCCAAAGAGTAAAAGAACTTTATTTAGTAGATGCAATTTCAGCAACAGATGCTGAAGCAAAGATCTATAAAGAGTTCGAAGGAGAGTCTAACTTCACAGTAGTAGGAGTTAATCAATCAAAGATTTTAAAAGTAATTGAATAATAAGTTGGCTCTTCGGAGCCAATTTCTTATATTAATAAAAAAGTAAAAAGTTATGATTACAGATCCAAAAGTACCTTTTATTGACGAAGTAGAAGAATTTAATGCCGTAATGGGCAAACCAAACAATTATGAACCAACCGTACCAGAAAGAAAAGAGTGGGAGTTTGTATACAATTTCATCCTTGAGGAATTGGAAGAATATAGAGAAGCTTGCGAAAGAGGAGACATCGTTGAGGTTCTGGATGCTTTGTGCGATATTACTTATGTTGCCACTGGGAACGGTACTATGCTACATGGCCTTAAGGATAAGATATGGCCAGCATATCAAGAAGTACAAGCATCAAATTTATCGAAAGCTTGCCAAACAGAAGAAGACGCTAAAGCAACTGTCATTCAGAGATCGAGTGAGCAAGGTGAGGAATGTCATTACGAAAAAGTTGGAGACTATTACGTCGTTTATAGAACAAGAGATAGAAAAGTAATGAAGAATGTTAAATACTTCAGACCAGATCTAAAACAATTCTTTACAGATAAAGAACTTCAGAAGTCTTATTTAAAACAATTAACAGGAGAGTAGTATGCAAGAAGCAATTGACCTTTTAGATAAGAATAAAGTATATGTTGATACTTTACAAACAGATATGGTTTCTTTGTCCGTAGCGTACAGAGCAGTTGAATTGTCTATTAACAAGCAATTAGAGGATACATTAAACAATATCACCACACAGATGGAGGGAATATTTGAAGATTTAGACAATTTAAACCAGGAGAATGATTAAGATAGCACACGAATCACCAAAGAGTATATTTAAAGAAGTACAGAAGCATACTGATTACGATTATGCACTTGTACACTTATTTGAAGAAGATCCAGAATACTTAAAACAATTTCAAGATGCTAAAGAAGCAGGTAGAGAAATTATTTTAGATAATTCTATCTTTGAATTGGAAGAAGCTTTTGATGCAGAGAAGTTTGCAGGATGGGTATTAGAATTAAAACCAGATTGGTATATAGTTCCAGATGCTTTAGAAGATGCAAAGAAGACTGTACAGCAAATGACAGAATGGAATAACAAATATAAAAGCCTTCCAGGAAAGAAAATAGGAGTTGTTCAAGGAAAGACTTATAGCCAAATTAAGACCTGTTATGAGTATATGGATAAGATTGCAAATGTAGATATGATTGCAATTTCATTCGACTATTCGTATTACACAGAGACAGTTCCTCATCCTAACAAGTATGTTAGCTGGATGCTAGGAAGGGTTAAGCTACTAGGAGATCTATTGAGAGACGGTGTTATAAATGAAGAGAAGAAGCATCACCTATTAGGATGTGGATTACCTCAAGAGTTTTCTTTCTACTCAGATTATAAATGGATTTACTCTCTAGATACTTCTAATCCAGTTGTACATGGTATAAAAGGAATCCCTTACAGAGAGGATGGATTATGGTCAAAAGAGTCTCAAAAGTTATTTGAATTGATCAACTACCAAGTAGAAGATACAAATATGATTCTTCAGAACATTCACAAATTCAGATGGTTTGCAAATGGACGCAAAGTATAAAGTAGGAGACATGGTTATTATTAATCTCGATAATGAGATTATAGATGCCGAAGTATTTGGAATAGTAAATAGCACTACAGGAAAACCTTCGTACAGTCTAAGAGTAAAGAGTAATTTTATCTTTGTAGATGAAGATCGAATAATAAGTATATCACATGAGTAGACCTTGGGTAGCATTTTTTAGTCAAACAGGATCAGAGATCGTAGAAGTGTCAAAGCTTTTAGGAAGATGGCCTGATATGATAGTTACAAACGAAAGACCAGAACACTTAAGAAAGATTCATCCGGCTTTAGAGAGTAAGCATTTAGTCTTTGTAGAGAATAAACCTACAGATGAAGAACTATCAATGATACTTGGACAATACGGAAATCCTTTAGTAACTCTACACGGATGGTTACGAATTATGCCTCCATATATCTGTAATCGATTTGAAATCTATAACGGACATCCAGGGCTTATAACTGAGTATCCAGAACTAAAAGGAAAAGATCCTCAGCAAAAAGCTTTTGACTTAGGATTAGAATCTTCCGGATGTGTTATTCATAAAGTAACCGAAGGAGTAGATGAAGGAGAGATACTTCGTAGTAGAAAAGTTTCTATAAAAGGGTTGGAGATTGGAGAATTATTTCATATATTACATAGTATATCAGTAAGTCTTTGGGTAGACTTCTTAAAAAATTAGTTATGAAAAGAATAGCACTTGTAGGAGCATCATCAGTAGGAAAGACTACTGTATATGAATTATTAAAAGATAGGCTACCAGAGTTTAATTTTATAAACGAATCAACAAGAACAGTTGGTAAATATGGATTTCCTATTAATGAAGATGGAACTTCTGAAACACAGCTTGCTATATCTTCTTTCCATTTAGAGGCTCTACTACAACCAGGAGATGTAATACTAGACAGATGTTATTTAGATCTAGTAGTGTATTCTACTTATATGGAAAATATTTCTGATAGTACTTATAACTATATATTAGATACTTGGATGAGAGTTGCAAAAGAGTATACACATTTTATTTACTTCCCTATTGAATTTGCTTCTGTAGATGATGGAGTAAGAAGTGTTAACGAAGGATGGAGAGATGCAATTGATAAGCAATTTGAGAATAACTTAAAAGCAATTAAAGCATTGGGAGGAGATTACTTAACAGTAACAGGAAGTCCTAAACAAAGAGTTGAACAAATATTAAACTATATAAAATAACATGGCAGAATTAAATCAAGCAGAAGTAGTGAAGATTGCCGGAAAGCATCTTGGTAAAGTAGGAGGAGAAGGTTATAAGGATACTTATGATCCAAGTCTATTAGTAGAAATTCCTAGATACTTAAACAGAGAAGCATACGGAATAGATGACAACAACTTACCATTCGTTGGAGGAGATGTTTGGAATGCATACGAAGTATCAGCAATCACTACAAAAGGACTTCCAGTAGTTGGAATGTTAAAAATATATTACCCAGCTGACTCAAGACTACACGTAGAGTCTAAATCTATCAAATTGTATTTGAATTCATTCAATATGACTAAGATGGGAGATACAGCTGCAGAATGTATTGCAATTTTAAAAGACAGAGTAAAAAGAGATTTGTCTGAGAAATTAGAAACAGAAGTAGGAGTGGAGATGTTTACTTCAGACTTTGGACCGGCATATGCTTTTAAAGGATATGCACAATTGGATCAAATGGTAGATTTAGATGCTGTTGAATTTACTTCTTATCATTCAGATGCTTCACAATTACAATGTGAGGAAACAGATGACGATACACAATTCGAAATTAAATTCCAATCTAATCTTTTAAGATCAAATTGTAGAGTAACAAATCAACCGGACTGGGGAGATGTATTTGTGCATATTAAACCAGCAGCAGGTAAAATTCCTAACCTAGAATCAATAGCAAGATATATTGTAAGTCATAGACAGGTATCACATTTCCATGAAGAGATCTGCGAAATGATTTATACACATCTTACTCAAGCATATCAGCCAGAAGAATTAATGGTAGCTTGTTTATATACAAGACGTGGAGGATTAGATATCAATCCAGTAAGAGCTTCTCACAAGCATTTAATTCCAAGCTTCTTTGCAGATCCAAAATGTAGAATGGAAAAAACATTACGTCAATAGTGGAAGCAAATACTACAGTAGAGGAAGTATTAGATGTAATAGCAAAGAGACAACCTCCAGGAGATAGATGGTTAGGATTATGGAAAGATAGTCCAAGAGAGCCAATTGAAGGATTAGTACCAACTCTTACAGCTTATATGAGAGCAACAGAGTTTAAAGGAGCTTACCGACTTGAACCTCTAGAAGGAAATCTGTTTGCTATCAAGACACAAACAGTTACTCGGACACCTCCAGAGCCAGAAAAGTTTGATCTTTACGGGGAATTTTAATACAAAAGAGTTGCTTAACCGCAGCTCTTTTCTTATCTTTATAGAATATAAAAAGAAAAAAGGTTATGTTAGACAGGAGTTTAAGAAATGATATATACAGTTTAGATACACTAGTACAGCATTTTGACGGAGTAACAATCGAAGATTTTATAGTAGCAGTTTATACACTGGGAAGTGAAGGGCGTAATATGCTAAACATAGTAAATCAGATTCAACTTGCAAATAAGTTAGGGGGAAGGTTTGTAGGAGATAAAGTCGATGATTGGGATATAGAAGTAGGAGAGTATAAAATAGAGCTAAAAGGTAATACCACAGTTGCACAAGCAACTTATGCAAAGAAAGTAGGATTTGGAAGTTGGATACATAAGCAAGGCTGGACGCATTTTATACACTACCTACCCTGTAGCTTTGTAGATTTTATAGAGGAAGATAAATATATCTTATTTACACAAGAAGATAGAGAAGAAATGTTAAAATACTGCGACAACTCAGGAAATTTAAACTTCTCATCATCCATATACTTACAGGGGTACGAACCGAAGTATCGAAATAAAGAAAAAATGTTGTTCCTTAAAAAAAGAATTCATACATTAACTGAGTTAAAAAATAAGTTATGCAAATAGAAAAAAAGTATTACCACGTCGACAGTATTGAAACTATTAACCTCCTCATCGAACATATTAATCAATCAGAAGTTCTTGCTTATGATACCGAGACGACAGGACTGAACGTCAGAAGAGATGAAGTTGTAGGATGGTCTGTATCAGGTGAGGAAGGAATAGGATTCTATCTTCCAACTCAGAAATGGAATACAGAAACAAATCAATTAGAGGAATGTACTATCGGCGGTAAAGGAGCACATGGTATTACTAAAAAGTTATTGCCGATGTTAAAGGGTAAGAGACTAGTAATGCACAATGCTTCTTTTGACTGCCGTATAACTAAGAACTTCTACGGAGTATCTTTACTAGAAGATCTTTGGGTAGATACAGCGCTCCTTGTTCATACAGTACAGGAAGAGGGTGCTGGTATGGGTGTGTTTGGTCTTAAGCCTTTAGCTATCTCTATTCAGAAAGAGATTGGATTGAATGTAGAAGAAGCAGCCAACAAAGAGCAAGTAGAGCTAAAAGAATCTATCAAAGCAAATGGAGGATCAACTACAAAAGATCTTTACGAAATCTTTAAAGCAGATATGGCAATCCTTTCTAAGTATGCTGCTGCCGATACGGATTTAACCCTTAGAGTTTGTAATCACTTCTTAAAAGTATTAAAGGAAGAAGGACTAGAGAAATTCTTCTTTGAAGATGAAGTAATGCCTCTTTATAAAGAAGTAACTGTTCCGATGGAAGAGTTAGGAGTAGCTTTAGATCTTCCGTTACTAGAAAAGACTAAAGAAGATATTACAAACGATTTAGAATTAAATAAGAGAATTGTAATCAACAGTATCTTAGCTATTCCAGAAGCAAAGGAATGGGTAGTTGATACAGCACTCTATACTTATCCGCCTTCACATAAAGGTAACTGGGCACAGAATTTAATCATGCTTCATTCTCTTCCATTAGAAAGAAGTGAGAAGACTGGAAAGTATTCTTTGACTAAAAAAGCTATTGAAGAGTTAGAAGAGAGTAATATAAAACAATTTTTATTAACAGGAGAGTTATCTCTACTGGATGAAATGGAAGTTGTTAGAATCTCTATGTCAATGTGGAAGGAAGAGAACGAAGGAGAGTATTTGAATATTCAATCTAAGAAACACTTAGGTGAGATTGCATTCAAGTACATGGGAATTAAACCTCTTACTCAGACTAAAAAAGGTCAAGATCAATTCGATATGGATATGTTAGAGGAGTTATCAAAGACTTACGAATGGGCAAATAATCTTAGAACATATAATAAGTTACTGAAGATTAAATCAACTTACATCGATAGATTCTTAGATGGTCAAGAGGACGGAAGATATTATTTCTACTATAAACAAAATGGTACAGTATCAGGACGATATGGTTCAGATGCTCAGCAATTACCAAAGCCTAAAGAAGAAGGAGAGGATACTCCGCTACTTGTAAAATATACAAACGTAGTAAGAGAGTTCTTAATTGCAGGAGAAGGAAGAAAGTTAATTGATAATGACTATACTTCTCTAGAACCTCACTGCTTTGCTTCTGTAGCAGGTGATATTAATCTTCAAGAGATTTTCAATAACGGATGGGATTTTTATTCTACTGTTGCTATTAGAACTGAGAAGTTAGATCAAGACAGAGTTAAATATCCAGACGGTGTTTCACCTGATACTAAATCTCCTATCTTCTTAAAGAAATTAGATCCAGTAAAAAGAAATCAAGCTAAAGCTTATTCATTAGGAATTGCATACGGAATGGAAGCATATGCATTGGCAAAGACCTTAAACATATCTCAGAAAGAAGCTGATACTCTTGTAGCAGGTTACTTAGATGGTTTTCCTCAATTAAAGGAATGGAGAATTAATTCTAGAGAGCAAGTAAAGAAACATGGCTTCATTCAGAATAAAGTAGGACGTATTCGTCACTTACCAAAAGTAAAACTTATCTTTGAGAAGTATGGCGATAAAGTATTAGATTGGAGATTCAGAAAAGATCTAGAACCTACCTATGGAAAAGATCCTGTAATGCAGATGTATAGAGATTACCGAAATGGACTAAACAACTGCTTGAATTATCAATTACAATCACTAGCGGCGGCGGTTGTAAATAGAGCAGCAATTCAGATCAATAGAAAAGCAAAAGAGTTAGGAATAGATGCTAGAGTACAAGCTCAGATTCATGACCAGTTGATCATAAATGTAAGAGAAGATCAAGCAGAAATGTTCATGCCTTACGTTCAAGAGTTGATGGAATTAACAACACAACTTCCAGGAGTAACTCTAAAAGCACCTCCACAAATAGCAAATAACTTTGCAGAAGGTCATTAGAAGTTGTTTCCTTAGATATTTATTCATATATTATTAAAATAAGTTATTAACCAAATCAAGTTTATGTCACAAGAGTTATCAGCTAACAGCGACAGAGTTATTGTAAAGCCTGTTGAATCAGGAGAAGAAAGATTCGGAAGTATTATCATTCCGGATATGGGAAAAGAAAAACCAGAAATGGGTGAAGTAGTTTCCGTAGGTCCAGGACGCCAGTCTGAATTTGGACAATTTATCAGAGTAGAAGCCAGTGTAGGAGATGTAGTATTGATTCCAAAGATCGGAACCATTCGTATCGACTTTGAAGGTCAAGAGTACTTTATCCTTCCGGACAGAGAAATTTTAGCAACAATTAGAAAATCACAAGAGTAGTTATGAGTAAACAAATCAGTTTTTCAAAAGATGCTAGAGAGAAGTTACTATCAGGAGTAAACCAACTAGCAGACGCAGTAGTATGTACATTGGGGCCATCAGGTAGAAATGTATTTATTCAACAACAAGGAGGTAATCCAACCTCAACAAAGGACGGTGTAACAGTAGCTAAAGAAGTAGAATTGGAAGATCCAATTGAAAATGCTGGAGCACAAGCTGTAAAACAAGTAGCAATCGAATCAGCTAGATTGGCTGGAGATGGGACTACTACGGCAACATTACTTGCAAGAGAGATTTATAGTCAAGGATTATCTGAATTAAAAAGTTCAAATGCAGTAGAAGTAAAAAGAGGTATTGATATTGCTACTAAAGCAGTAATCGAATACTTAAGAGAGAATTATTCTAAAGAAGTTACAGAAGAAGAACAAATCAAACAAGTAGCAACAATCTCAGGTAACAATGATCCAGAGGTAGGAAATCTTATTGCAACAGCAATGGATAAAGTTGGTAGAGATGGATTAGTAACTATTGAAGAATCTAAAACAGGAGAGACTTATCTTGAAACTGTAGAGGGTATGCAATTCAATAGAGGGTATAAATCTCCATACTTCGTTACAGATAACAATACTATGACTTCAGTATTGAACAATCCTTTAATCCTTATCACAGATAAAAGAATCCAGCACGTAAAAGAGATGCTTCCTTTATTGGAATCAGTATCACAGCAGAATAAAGACCTTCTTATCATTGCAGATGATATTGACGGAGAGGCTTTATCAACACTTGTTGTAAATAAGATGAGAGGTATCTTAAGAGTAGTAGCAGTTAAAGCTCCTGAATTTGGGGACAAGAAGAAAGCTATGCTTGAAGATATTGCAGCTCTAACAGGAGGTACAGTTGTATCAGAAGAGAAAGGAATGAAGCTAGATAAATTCAACCTTGAATGGTTCGGTAAGTCTAGAAAAGTAACAGTAGGAAAAGATGATACTACTATTGTAGATGGTAAAGGATCTGAAGAAGCTATTACAAAAAGAATCGAAGAGTTAAAAGAACAGATCGAGAATACAGTTTCACCTTACGAGATTGAAATCTTACAAGACAGATTAGCAAAACTTATCGGAGGAGTAGCTATGATACATGTTGGAGGTCATACAGAAGTTGAAATGAAAGAGAAGAAAGATAGAGTAGATGATGCTCTTCATGCAACTAAAGCAGCTTTACAAGAAGGTATTCTACCTGGAGGAGGAATTGCATTACTAAATGCATCTTTCCACTTAACAGAGCATCCACTAGTAGCTCAACATCCAGATCAAGAAAAAGGATTTAATATTATAATCAAAGCACTTCAGAAGCCATTCAAACAAATACTACTAAACGCAGGAGAGCCAGCAGATATTATTGAAGAGAGAGTAGACTACATATATAATAACCATGACTGGACCGGATTTAATCCAAGAACAGGAGAGTATGTTGATATGTTAGAGGAAGGTATTATTGATCCAACTAAAGTAACAAGACTTGCTTTAGAGAATGCAGCATCTGTTGCAGGAACAATGTTAATCACAGAGTGTGTTATTACAAACATAAAACCAAAAGATGAACAAGGAGCAGGAATCGATCCTTCTCAGTTCATGTAATATTAATTTAAAATTAAACAAGATGAACAAACAAGAGTTATTCGAAAAGATTGACGGGTTGTATCAAGAATTTGTTGCACAGCACAACGGAACAACTAAGAAATCACAAGCCAGTGCACGTAAAGCAATTGGAGAGGTTAAGAAATTAATCACAGAATATAGAAAAGCTTCAACAGAAGAATCAAAAGCAAAGTAAGGACCGGCAGGGGGGGAGGGGGCGCTTCTCTCTCCTCACCGAAGGTGCCACGCGCAAATTTTATTAACACCCCACCCAAGAAGGGGGGACAAAACAAAGCAATATGACAGGATTTGAAATCATCATACTAATTGGCCTTGTAGTAGCAATAGCAGCAGGAATTGGGTATTACATGACTTACGGAGAACCTACATTGAAAGAGATGAAGGAAGACTTCAACAAAAATGAAGAAGTAAAAGAAATTGTAGAACTAGCCAAAGAATTGTACAATAAAGACTTACGTCCAATTGTAGCAAAGAAAGCACCTAAGGAAAAGGTAAAGGAAGACAAGCCTAAAAAATCAGAGTTTCCAATTGAACAGCCTACCAAGAAAAAAAGAAAGTACTACCCTAAGAAAAAATAACAAACAAAAGATATGTCAGACTCAGTAAAAAAATACCACGAACTATTCGAGGAAGGAAGGTCAATAGATAGTACTACCAATCAGATAAGTACTATGACAATTATTGAAGTATTACGAGCCAGTGATTGTGCAGGGAATTTAAAACACCTTTTACGAGTTGCTACAGACATATCTAGAAAAGGTCCAAATCTTTCCCCGGCCACTGTATTTCAAATTGCAGGCGAGGAGGCAAAGGTAGATGAGTTATGTAGTAAAGAAAAACAAGAGCAATGGAACAACCAAGAATGAATCTATCGATTGATCAAACCCTACCGGTAGAATGTGAGAAGTGTGGTCACACCTTCTTTGAAGAAGCCCTTCACATTAGAAAAGCAAGTGGAATACTAACAGGAACAGGACAAACAACCTACATGCCTATTCCGGTATTCGGGTGCAAGGCCTGCGGCCATGTAAACACTGAGTTCCTTCCAAAGGAATTAAAACACATGAATATAGGAGAGTAAGAGAGACTCTACTAAAACATCTCAAGAGGCCTCGTGCCTCTTTTTTTTGTGCTATTTATATCAAAGAGTTATTATGAAAAATTTGTTTCGCCAGTTTGGTTATAAATTAATTAACTTTATAAAACATATTATGGCATTTAAAGACATTTTTAAAAAGTCAAGTGACTTTAACGAAAAGACAATTATTGGATTTTTATCATTCGCGGTAATGGTAGCAGCAATTGTAGTTGACCTAGTAACAGGTTACTTAGGAAGACCATTAGAATTAAACGAATACATTTTTGACGCATTTATGTGGATTGTATTAGGATCATTCCTTCCAGATGTATTGGAAAAATTCGCAGAAATCAGAGGAGGTAAAAAAGATAACAACGAGGAATAAAAATTAGATTATGAGTTTAAAAAGTTTACAAGAAAAGGCAGGAGTAGGAGCAGACGGACTATTCGGACCAGGTACAATGAAAGCATCTATGGCTTTTTATAAATTAACTCCTGTAAGAGCAGCACATTTCTTTGCACAAACTGCACATGAAACTGGAAATTTTAAAGCCTTCTCAGAAAATTTGAATTATTCAGCAGATGGATTAAATAAGATTTTTCCTAAATATTTTAAAAATGCTGGTAGAGACGCTAATGCTTATAACCGCAACCCAGAGAAAATAGCTAATATAGTTTATGCTTCAAGAATGGGTAATGGAAATGAAGCATCTGGAGAGGGATGGAAATTTAGAGGAAGAGGAGCTCTTCAATTAACTGGTAAAGATAACTACGCAGCATTTGCTAAGTATTTAAACAAACCAGAAATCATGGAAAATCCAGATTTAGTAGCAACTAAGTATTCTTTTGAATCAGCAATGTTCTTCTTTGACAAAAATAAATTATGGGACATTTGTGATAAAGGAATCAACGATGCAGCCATATTAGCTCTTACAAAAAGAATTAACGGTGGTACCCATGGGTTGGATGATAGAAAACAGAAAACTAAAAAGTACTACGAATACGTTAAATAGTTAGCAATATAAGATGAAAACACCACTTTTAATTACATTATCATTGACAACAGCATGCGCATTTATAGGTTCATATTTCATGGACCTAACAGCAGATAACATAGAACAATATCTATCAGTAGCACTAGTAGTGTTTGCAGATGGGTTCTTCGGTGTGTGGGCTGGAATTAAGAGAGAGGGTTTTCAGACTCGTAAAGCATTAAGTGTATTAAGAACTTTTGGATTCTGGGTAATAATGCTATCAGTAATATTATCAATAGAAAAAGGATTCTCAGGAACATCTTGGTTAAGTGAGACAATCATGGCTCCATTCCTAGTATTCCAGTTAATCTCTATTCTAAAAAATGCCTCAATGGTAGGGATAGTAAAAAATGAATTAGTTACTCAGATACTTGACAGACTAGATAAACATAAAGGAGATAGAGTTTAATGAAAGATCAAGTAATAAACATACTAGCAATAGGAATCCTGGCACTGCTGGGATTCATTGTTGTAGGTGACTTTATTGTAGCTTTACAAGAAAATAGACCAGTAGATGACTCAGTAGTTAATCTACTTCAAGTTACTATCACAGGACTTATAGGTATAATAGGAACATATTTTGGAATGAATAGTAACAATAAAGAAAAATAAAATGTCAGAAGAAGTTAAATCAGTCGGTAACGACAATGCAGGAGCATCAGCAGAAGCTCATGCAGGGACACAGGTTACAGATACATCAGCAAGTGCTGGTGTTGGAGCGAGTGTAGAGGCACATGCAAGTGTAGAGAATTCAAATCAAATTGGTGATGTAACTATTTCACAAGAAGCACATGCAAATGCAGAAGTACATGCTGAGGCAGAAGCATCTGCAGGATGGGATGGTAGAAACGCTACAGTTGATGCACATGCAGAAGTAGGAGCATCAGTAGAAGTAGGAGCATCTAATTCAGTAGAGTATGGTGGAGTAACTAATACAACCGAAGTTCACGCAGGAGCAGAAGCAAAAGCTTATGTTGGAGCAAGTGGTCAAATAGGAGCTGACGGTGCAGAAGGACATGCGGGAGCAATGGCTGGAGCATCAGTAGGTGTAGGAGCATCCAATAGTACTTACGATAAAAATGGTAATGGTGCTGAAGCAGGTGCCGGAGTATCAGTTGGAGCACAAGTAGGTGCTGAAGTTGGTGGTGGTGCTACAATGGATGATGGTGTTGCAACTATCGGAGTTGAAGGTGAAGTTGCCCTTTTAGTAGGTGTAGATGTTGATCTTTCAGTTAGTGTAGATACTAAACCAGCCCAAGAGTTCGTTGTTGATACGGGAAACACTGTTGCAAAAACAGTTACTAAAGATGCAAACACAGTAGCAAAAGAAACTACAAAGGTGGTTGATAAGACGGTTGATGTTGCAAAGGATGCTGGTAATGCTATCGGTAATGCAGGTAAAAGTGCTGGCAAGTCAATAGGTAAAGCAGCGAAAAAAGCTAAATTTTGGTAAGATGAAATTCACAAAACAAGATGGACTTCTGATATTGATTGGAATCCTAGTTCTACTAAATATCTTCAATACTAATAAAATCAAAACTGATATAAAAGGGTATGAAGATAAAATAGAAAGCCTACAAGTAAAAGTAGATTCAGCATCAGTTATAAACAAAATGTTAGATAATAAAATGGATTCAGTAAATACACATGTTACTGAAATAACAAATGAAATAAACCATATTGATAATAATATCTCAGTTATAAAACAAAAAACAAATGAAAAAATTAATATTGTTGATACCTATACTGCTTCTGAGCTTGAGCAGTTTTTCACAGACAGATACAACAAAAGTAAGGATAAATAATCCTATTGCAAGACTTGTAATAAAGGATCTTATTACTGGAGATGGATGTGCTGAAGAATTAAAACTAACTCAAGATAAGGTAATTAAGCTTGAAGCCAGAGAGGGTCAAAAAGATACTATCATATCTCTATTAAAAGATAAAGATAAAAACAATCAATTTATAATTTATACTCAAACCGAGCAATTACAGTTATCAAAAGAGTTGTCTGAAAAATTGCATAAAGAATTAAAAAGTGAAAGGAGAAGTAAGTTTTTATGGAAAGTAGGAACGTATGTCGGTATACTCACCACATCATATCTCTTAATTAAATAAATTAAATAAGGCTTGTTTTTACAAGTCTTTTTTCATATATTATAAATAGATAATAGTAACTATGAAAGACGTAAAAAAATACACCTTGCCGATTATAATTGCCATATCGGCAATTTCGGTATCTATCTCGGCTGCATATTACTCAATAACAGGATTGAGTAAATTATTTGCAGGAGCATCAACAGAAGTAGCGGTAATGGCAACAAGTCTAGAGGTATCCAAGCTTGTTATAGTATCTCTCCTATATAGATACTGGAATAGTATAAACAAAGTACTGAGGACATATTTAACCTTAGCAGCAACAGTTTTAATCTTGATTACTAGTATGGGAATTTATGGATTCTTAAGTGCAGCTTATCAAGATACTTACAGAGGTCTTGAAGTGAAAAATAATGAAATAAGTTTTATAACACAAAAAAAAGACTTTTATGAAAAAGATGTGGCACGATTTGATGCAGAACTTGAAAGAATCTCTAGCAATATTACTACTCTCTCTAACTCAAAATCTTCCTCAATCCAAGTTAAAGACGTATCGGTGGTTGGAGGCGTTAGAACAACCATCTCTACTACAGAGGTTAGACTTGCCCAAAAGCGTATCGCAATTGAAGAAGAGAATCGTATACAAGTACAACACCAAAGACAGGTAGCAGCAGACAGTTTACAGAAATTTCAATTAGAAATACTACAACTTGAAAACAATTCAGATATAGCAGGAGAACTAGGACCATTAGAATACCTCTCAGGACTAACTGGTATTTCGATGGATAGGATAATAAACGTATTACTGTTGGTGATCATATTTGTATTTGATCCTTTAGCAATATCTTTAGTACTAGCAGCAAACTTTGCTTTTGAACGAATTAAAGGCCTTGGTAAACTAGAAGAAAAATGGCAATCATTCCAAGAAGAGTTAGAAAACAGAGACTGGGATGTTACGGTTCAAGACGGATTAGATGAAGAAGAATGGGACGAAGACCACTCTCTGGATTTAGTTATGAACGATATGGTTAAGGAGGAGGATACTTTCTTTGAAGATCTTAATAAACCAGACGAAAAGCAAACCCCAGAGAAAATTAACAGTCCTACGATAGTAAAAATACTTAAAATGAATCCGAACAGGTTAAAAGCAGAAATGTCGGATGGGACTACTCAATGGATTGCTAAAAAAGATTTTGGTAATAATGAAAATAAAATTACCTATTTGTAAATTATAAAAGTAATTGTTATATTGTAGAAGGTAAATTAATATAGTTATATAAAAATGTTATTATGAATGATAGAGAAGCAACCTTTACTATTGATAAAGAAGAATTCAAAAAAGAATTAGTAAATCACCCTCAACACTACGGAGGAAAAGATAATCCCTACGAAGCAATTAAAGTTATTGAAGCCTGGAATTTAGGTTTCTGTTTAGGAAATACTATCAAGTATATTTCAAGAGCTGGAAAGAAAGACGATACAATCCAGGAGCTTGAAAAAGCCTTATGGTATTTAAAAAGAGAAATCAAAAACTTAAAAGATGGCAAAGAAAATTCTTAAACAAGTAAGCCTGGTAAGAGATTTTTGCAGACCAGAAATAGATTATACTTATCAAAAATCAATCTCATATAGTCAAACTCTATCCTACAACACTTGTCCACATCAATGGGCATTGAAGTATGTTAAAGGATTGCAGGAGTATAAACCTTCCATCCATACAGTATTTGGTACAGCAGTACATGAGGTAATGCAGGAATGGTTAACAGAACTCTATGATGGAACAGTGAAGAAGTCAAATGAAATGGATCTTGGAGCAATGCTTGAACAGAAACTATTTGACATCTACTTTCAAGAGAAAGAGAAGTACGGAAAACATTTTTCTAGTTCTGAGGAGTTATCTGAGTTTCATAATGATGGTGTTGAAATATTAGAGTACGTTCGTAAGAAACGCTCTGTTTACTTCGGTACCAAGTACTATAAGCTGGTCGGAGTAGAGATCCCTCTTATACATCAAATAGCCGACAATGTTTTCTTCAAAGGGTATATTGATATAGTTCTCTATGATGAGCAGGATGATAAGTATATTATTCTAGATATTAAAACATCAACCTCAGGATGGAGTGCTTATGCTAAGAAGGATGATAAGAAGTTAGCACAATTACTTCTATACAAAGAATTCCTAGCAAGACAATTCAACATCGATGTAGAAAAGGTAGATGTAAAGTACTTCATTGTAAAGAGAAAGATTCCTGCCAATCCAGAATTTCCGGCAATGGGTAGAAGAGTTCAAGAGTTTGTTCCTCCTTCAGGAAAGATTAAAAGAGGACAGGCAACAACAGCTCTTACAAAATTTATTGATGATGCTTTTGATTCACAAGGACAGTACATCGATAAGGAGTATGATAAGAAACCTTCCAAGTCAAATTGTATGTTTTGTGAATATAAAGGAACAGAGCACTGCCATGCAGGTGTTTTAGTATAGAGGTATATTTATATATAAATATAATTATATAAACTATGAACACTAAAAAATTAACATCGGTTAAGGTAGAGGAAGATCTTCTACAGGGATTTAAAGAACAATGCGTAAGAGATAAATTTTCATTACAAAAGCTTGTAGACAGAGCAATTTTTTTATATCTTACAGAAGAGAGCTTTAAACAAAAGCTTCACACACAAACAAATATTAAATTAAAATAGTTACATGAAAGAAAAATTTCGTTATGTTAAAAAAGAGGATCGTAAAAAGATTCTTTTGTTATGCGATGATATTAGGATGCATTCCGGTATCGCAACTATGGCAAGAGAGATTGTTGTAGGAACAGCACATCACTTTAATTGGTTAAATTTAGGAGCAGCAATCAATCATCCTGAAGCAGGGAAAAACCTTGACATATCTCTAGACGTAAACAAATTTGCCGGTATCGACGATGCTTGGGTAAGAGTTTTGCCTAGTAACGGATACGGAGATGCAATGCAAATCAGATCTTTAATCGCTCAAGAAAAACCAGATGCTATTTTTATCTTTACTGATCCAAGATATTGGACTTGGTTATTTGAAATAGAAAGAGAGATTAGAAATGAAATTCCTTTAATGTACCTAAACATCTGGGATGACTATCCAGCACCTTTATACAATAAACCTTACTACGAGTCATGTGACTTATTAATGGCAATCTCAAAACAAACTAAGAATATTAATGAAATAGTTTTAGGAGAGTCAGCTGAAGGTAAGATAATCAAATACGTACCTCATGGGATAAACCATGAGCACTTCTTTCCTATGACCTCAATAGATCAACTAGAAGCATTAGGTCAATTTAAAAAAGACTTATTTCAAGGAAAAGATATCGAATTCGTAGCATTTTTTAACTCTAGAAACATTAGAAGAAAATCTCCAGGAGATGTAATTCTTTCTTATAGAATGTTCTGTGATATGATTGGAGAAGAGAAAGCTAAGAAATGTGCTTTAGTAATGCATACACAAGCTGTAGATGAAAATGGTACAGATCTTTATGCAGTAAGAGAAGCTATTTGTGATGATAGTTATGTAAATGTATTCTTCTCACAAGAGAAATTAGATACTCCTCAAATGAATTTACTTTATAATATAGCAGACGTAGGAATGCTTATCACTTCAAACGAAGGATGGGGATTATCTCTAACAGAGACTATGATGGCAGGTAAAATGATTATTGCTAACGTAACAGGAGGTATGCAAGATCAAATGAGATTTACAGATGAGAATGGTAAGTGGATTGATTTTACTTCTGACTTCCCTTCCAATCATAGAGGAACATATAAGGAGTGTGGAGAGTGGGCAGTCCCTGTATTCCCTTCAAACATTTCAATGGTAGGCTCAGTTCCAACTCCTTATATTTTTGATGATAGATGTGCACCAGAAGACGTTGCAAAAGCTTTAGAACAGGTTTATAACATGGGTAAAGAAGAAAGAGATAGAAGAGGAGCTTTAGCCAGAGAATGGGTAACATCTGACGAATCAGGAATGTCAGCAAGACAGATGTGCGAGAATGTAATGGATGCAATGGACGAAACATTTGAAAAGTTCAAACCAAGAACAAGATACGATCTATATAAAATCACAGACAGACCTAAAAAATACATTACACATAAATTAATATATTAGTTATGAGCAAACCAACAGTAGTAGTAAGCTGTCCAGTTGATACTTACTCAGGATATGGAGCAAGGGCAAGAGACTTTGTACAATCAATTATCGACTTAGATAAGTACGATGTAAAGATACTATCACAGAGATGGGGAGGAACTAGATTTGGATATTTAAAAGATCATAAGAATGAATCTCTATCTTCTAGAATCGTTCCACAATTAACACAACAACCAGATATTTGGATTCAGATTACAGTACCGAACGAATTCCAAAAGGTTGGTAAGTATAACATCGGAGTAACAGCTGGTATTGAAACTACCCTTTGTGATCCTTCTTGGATTCAAGGATGTAATAATATGGACTTGGTTATTGTATCAGCACAACATGCTAAGAAAGTATTTGAAGATTCTAAATTCAATATGCAAGATAATAAAACAGGGCAGGTAACAGGTACAGTTGAACTAAAAACTAAGGTTGAAGTATTATTTGAAGGAGCAGATATAGAAAAGTATATGCCATTAGCACTTCCTGTTAAACTGGACTTAAACGAGATCCCAGAGATGTTTTGCTTTTTAACAGTAGGGCATTGGCTTCCAGGAGCATTAGGAGAAGATAGAAAGAATATTGGATATACTATTAAAGCATTCTTAGAAACATTTAAGAATAAGAAAATAGCACCAGGACTTATCTTAAAGATTCAGGCAGGATCAGGAACATCTATCATGGATAGGGAAGCTGTCTTAGATAAAATTGATGCAATAAGAAAGACTGTAAAAGGAAAACTACCTAACATCTACCTATTACATGGAGAATTATCCGATGCTGAGATGAATGAGTTGTACAATCACGGAAAGGTAAAAGCAATGATCTCTCTAACAAAAGGAGAAGGATTTGGAAGACCGTTACTTGAATTTAGTTTAGTAAATAAACCAATTATAGTATCAGGATGGTCAGGGCATACAGACTTCTTAGATAATAAATTTACAAAACAGATAGGAGGACAGCTTACAAATATACATCCTTCAGCTGTAATCGATAAGATGATACTAAGAGAGAGTCAATGGTTTACACCAGACGATATGCTAGTAGGTAAAGCATTAAAGGATGTCTTTGATGATTATAAAGCATATAAGGAATTAGCAAAAAGACAGGGTCATAAGAGTAGAACTGAGTTCTCTTACGATAAGATGAGAGAGACGTTAGATAACCTTCTAACACAATACATCCCTGAGTTTCCAAAGCAGGTACAGCTAAAACTACCTACGCTTAAGAAAATAGAATTACCACAAACTAAAAAAGTTGAAATACCGAGACTTAAAAAATTATAACAATGGAAGAAAAAATGTCAATCTGTCCACATTGTGGAGGAAATGCTTGCTATGAACAAGCAGTAACAGAAGAAGTAACAACAAGCTTTTGTTTTGGCTGTGGGTATTCAACTTCAACTCTAATGGTTGAAGGAGGAGATCTAGTAAATAAAACCTTAGAAGCATCACCGGAGCTTTACAAAGACCTTATGTTCATTGATGAAAATAAGAAAGTATGGTTCCCTTCAACAGTTACTCTTCCTAACAAGGGGATGGTATTCCTAGATGGAACTACAAAAGAGAATTGGCAATGGGCTGCTGTAAACTCTATTGAGATATTAGAAGAAGAAAAAGATAAGTTCCCAAAAGGTCAAACAACCAAAATGGATATGAAAAACATCCAGCATTTTGAGAAAGAAGACTTTATGGAAGCATTAGATGCTATCAAATTCTTTGATGTAGAAGTTGCAGATAAAGAATAAATTTCATATCTTTAAGTATGAAAATAAGTTATGCGATAACAGTTTGTAATGAATTGGAGGAAGTTAAAAGACTAGTCACCTTCCTCCATCATAACAAACGTCAAGAAGATGAGATAGTAGTACTAGCGGATAGTCCTAAAATGTCTCAAGAGTTACAAGATCAGCTATACAGATACTCCTCTGCAAATTGGATCAAATTAATTGAAAGTAAATTTGAAGGACACTTTGCCGATTGGAAGAACTTACTAACTTCACATTGTACAGGAAATTATATCTTTCAGATAGATGCTGATGAAATGATTACAGAAGTATTAATAGGTAATTTACCTACAATACTAGAAAGTAATCCTGGTAATGAAGTATTTTTAGTCCCTAGAGTAAATACAGTAACAGGTTTGACCCAAGAACATATTACAAAATGGAGATGGAATGTAGATGAAGAGGATAGAGTAAATTGGCCTGATTACCAATGGAGAATTTGGAAGAAAAAACCAGAAATAAAATGGGTAAATAAAGTACATGAAAGGTTAGAAGGGTTTAAGACTTATGCTCCTATTCCTGCGTTACCTGATCTAGCTTTACAACATCCTAAAACAATTGAAAGACAAGAAAGACAGAACGATTACTACGATACATTATGAAAAAGTTAAACAAACAAATTGACCTATTTAAAGTATTTATGTCACCAACAGCAGCAGCTGAAGTAGGTGAGGTACTTAATAGCGGTTTTATCGGACAAGGACCTAAAGTTAACGAACTTGAAAAGAAACTAGAAAACTTTCTTAAAGTAGATAACTCAGAAGTAATCACTTATAATTCAGCAACATCAGCAGAGCATTTAGCGTACCACTTACTGAAGACACCTTCTAAAATATCGGTAGGATTCAACGGAGTGATTATGACGACAGAGGATTGGCCTGGACTAGAAGAAGGAGATGAAGTATTAACAACAGCTCTGACTTGTACAGCAACCAATTGGCCTATTCTAGCAAATGGATTAAAGATCAAATGGGTAGATATTGATCCTACTACAATGAATATTTGCTTAAAAGATTTAGAAAGTAAATTAACAGAGAAGACTAAAATTGTAACAGTAGTACACTGGGGAGGATATCCAGTAGACTTAGTAGAGCTTAAAGCTATACAAAAGAGATATAAGGAGAAGTTTGGATTCTCTTTTATGATTATGGATGATGCAGCTCATGCTATGGGGAGTAAGTTAGATGGACAGAACATCGGTACATTTGAGACTATTACTACATTCTCATTACAGGCAATTAAGCACATAACATCTGTAGATGGAGGGTTCTGGACATCTCCTTTCAGAGAGTTAAACAGGAGAGCAAAACTTACTAGATGGTACGGCATTGATAGAGAGGGTCCTAGATCAGACTTCAGATGTGAATCAGATATTCCTGAATGGGGTTTCAAATTCCATATGAATGATATTTGTGCAACAGTTGGACTTTCCAATCTAAATCATGCACAGGACATTATCTCAAAGCATAAAGCAAATGGAGCTTTCTATAATAAAAAATTACAAGGAGTAAAAGGAGTTACTCTATTAGAAAATGATCCTAGAAAAGAATCAGCTTATTGGCTGTATACTATGAGAGTAGAAAACAGAGATGCTTTTATGAAGTATATGTCTGAGAATGGAGTAGCTACTTCTAGAGTTCATGAAAGAAATGATAAACATACTTGCACTAGAGAATTTTTAACTCCTCTTCCTAACGTAGACTTAGTATCAAAAGATATGATATGCATTCCAGTAGGATGGTGGGTAACAGAAGAAGAAAGACAATACATCGTAGATTTAATTAAACAAGGATGGTAGATACTAAAGTAGATTTAAAATCCTCAGTAACAGAAGTGGTAGGAGAGTTAACCACACAAATTATACACTTTGTAGGAGGAGAGAAGAGAACATTTACAGATGTAATATCTACATCAATCAGACAAGGGCAGTTTACAAAGTTTAAACAAAAGGATGGTACTTGGATTATGATTAATGATAAAAATGTTTTATGTATAGAAGTTTTTAAACAAGAATAGTTATTTATGAAATACGCAAACATACTACCGCAACACAAATATCCTTGGCTGGAAATTTTATACTCTATGGTACTTGATATAAAGCCTAAATTGATAATAGAGTACGGAACAGAGCATGCAGGAACAGCCGTTGTAATGGGGCTTGCATTGAAAGAGTTATACGAACAAGAACAACATCAGGGAATTGTATACACATATGATACTTTTGAAAAACAGAGTAAAGGAGAAATAGGCTCATCACCGAACTATAAAGTAGCAGTGGATAATATAGCTCACTACGGATTACAAGACTATGTAAAAGTAGACTATGGGGACTTTTTTAAATTTTGTGATGACCCTGATAAAGAGTTCGACTTACTGTACTTCGACATAGACAACGACGGAGACAAGGTACTAGAAATGTACAGCGGATGTAAGAGCAATATTGAAAAAGGCTCAGTAGTAATCTTTGAAGGAGGCTCACAGGTAAGGGATGATGTAGAGTGGATGAATAGCTTAAGAAAGACAAAAATTACTAGCATTAAAGAACAGGTCGGGTACCAATTATTAACACCTAATCAGAAATACTCATGTAGTATAATTTTTAATAAAGAGAAATACAGTTTATGATACAGTTTATAGTGGTGGGATGGCATTTTGACCTATACCCGGAATTAGTACAGGGATTAATTGAATTGCAAGAGGCAAATAGAGATTCAATAAAAATCTTTTGGTCATGCCATAGAGAGCCATCAGAGACTGTAAAGTCTAATTTTGAATATAAAGTATTTCCTAACTTAGGGTTAGAGGACGGAGCTTATCAACAAGCACTGGACTATTTAGATATTGCAGACGATACTGTTTTGTTCTTAATGCATGACGATATTATAGTTAAGGATTGGGGATTTATTAATGAGTGTATAGGAAGATTGCAACAAGGAGCAGCATTTGTAGGTAACGGAATGAACTATCCAGACTATATGTCTCCAACTAGAATATACGACGAGGAATTCTTTCCACGTACAGTACTAGAAGTATCACGTCCGGAAAGTCTTCATTACTTTGAAAAAGAAGGAATGGCCTATACCTTTAGAGAAAGCTTCTTATGTACAGTTAGAAAGTACTTGAGAGATATAAACGACTTTGAAGTAGTGTGGGAAGAACCAGGAGAGAATATGCCAATAGGACCTATGGGTAATATGCAACAATCAATGCTGGGGTGGAAGATTACACAGACTTACGGTATAGAACGTATGAGTTACCTTTCTACTACTTATATGGATTCGGATTGGCTATACGAATGTGAAAGAGGATTGGTAAAAAATTAAAACAGAGTAAACAGTTATGGATAAAAAAATATACTACATAAGCGATTGGCACATAAGCCCAGGACATTATGAATATGAACGACATCGCTTCCCGCAAGCCTATATTGAATTAGCTCCCTGGTATATACTAAACTGGAGAGATATACATAACGTAATAAAAGGAACTGGAAATATTATTATAATAAACACTCCTGTACATGATGAGTTAGCTAAATTAAAGATTGCTGATAGTCTTACAGAAGGTAATGAAGTATATATCGTACAGGAAGGATCTGTATGGGACTGGTTAGATTGGTCAGCTCCAGAGCAAGAAATGTATATAAAGATATTATCTAAAGCAAAAGCATACCTATGCTCTAATGAATACGAAAAACGTATGATGAAAGTGTTTATAGAAAATAGTATAAAGGTACCGCCCTGTACTAGGCACTTTGCAGAATCAGCTAGAGAACATTTAGGTAACTATGTGTTTATAGTTAATCCCTGTAAGGGATACCAAAGAGGTATGATCTCTCACAAATTAGTATACGATAGTGTTCCTAAAGAATTAGAAGTGTATACTATGCATTATGACAGAACTCCTCACATTGGGAGAATGCTCCCACTACCAGACTCGTACTCTATGCCAGGTTTTAAAAAGTTAAACTATATGCAGCATGATGAGTTTTTATCAACTGCTTATAATTCTAGATTTGGAGTAGATATTCATAGAGACTTTTCAGCAGGGCAGACAGCAGTAGACTTTGGATCACTAGGAGTACCGATGGTAGGTAATATTCAACTAGATGCTCAGAGAAATATATTCCCAGACACTTCTTTTGAATGGGACGATTATGAAGGATTTAAGAAATGTATTAAACTACTTTCTGTAGATGATGAATTTTGTAAAGAGGTTGGAAAAAAGGCTTTAGAAAATGTACAAAAAACACACCTAAGTACTTTAGTTGTAGAAACTTTTAAAAACGAATTTAATACATTAAGAGAATGTCAAACGGAATCTATAAAATAACAGAAGACTTTGAAAAAGCTCTAGCAGATTATACAGGAGCAAAGTATGTAGTTACTTTAGACAATATGAGTAACGGACTTTTCCTAGCACTGTACTATGAGAACTATGTAAAAAAGAGTATAACATCTCCTACAATTAAGATACCAGCTAGAACATATCCTTCGGTGCCGTGCGAGATTATTCATGCTGGATTAAAGGTAGAGTTTGAACCAGTAGAGGGGAGAACTATTAAAGGAGCTTACAACTTAAAAGGAAGTAATGTATGGGACTCTGCTCTATCTTTTACAGCAGATATGTACAAAGAAGGAACTTTTATGTGTATATCTTTTACAGGCCCTTATAAGCATTTTAAATTATCTAAAGGAGGAGCAATCCTAACAGATAGTGAAGAGGCTTATTTATGGTTTAAAAGAGCTAGGTACAGTGGAAGAAGAGAATGTTCATACCACGAAGATAATCTAGATATGTTAGGATGGAATTTCTATATGATGCCAGAGTTAGCAGCAAGAGGAATGTTATTAATGAATCAATTCTATGCATTAGACGGCAGTAAAAAACATAATACTGATTTAGAATTACCCTACCCAGACTTATCTAAGTTCGAGATATACACACGATGAAAAAAGCTCTAATAGGATTTGGAGGACATGCTAGAGAGGTCTTAGCTCAAATGGGAGAAGACCTTGTATGCTTTGTAGATGATCAATACCTAGTAGAAGGTACTCAACCTCTCTCTTCTTTTGATCCGACAGAGTATGAAGTAATGGTAGCAGTAGGAGACTCTAAGGACAGGTACGACATAGTTCAGAAGCTTCCAAAAGAGACTAAATACTTTACCTTCATACATCCTACAGCTCTTATAATGAATAATGTGGAGATAGGAGAGGGTAGTTTTATTGGTGCTTATTCAATACTTACTACTAATATTAAAATAGGTAAACATGCATTACTGAATAGAGGTAATCAAATAGGGCATGATTGTATCATCGGAGAATACTTCAGTGCAATGCCAGGAGCTATTGTATCAGGTAATGTAACAATTTACAGCTGCGTGTATATGGGAACTAACTCAACAATCAGAGAAAAACTATCAGTACATAGCTTTGCTACAATCGGACTTAATGCTGGAGTTGTAAAATCAACAGAAGGTCCTTATACTTATATAGGAACACCAGCTAAAATATTATAAACAAAATAGAATGAAAGTATTAGTAACAGGAGGAGCAGGATTTGTAGGAACAAATCTAATTGAAAGACTTCTAAAGGAAGGACATGAAGTTGTATCGGTTGATAATTATAACACAGGATTAAAAGCTAATCATCAAGAAAGATGTCTATACATTGAACAAGACATAAGAAACATATCTGATTATTCAGCATGGGGTGAATTCGATATTGTATATCATTTAGCAGCAATAGCTAGAATACAACCATCCTTTAACAATCCAGAAGACTATTTTACAACTAATGCCAATGCTACTATGAAGCTAGCAAAGTATTGTTCCGATAAGAACATACCACTTGTGTATGCAGGAAGTAGTTCACATCACTCAGGTAAGTTTAAAAATCCATATACATTTAGTAAAGATGTAGGAGAAGAAGTAGTACAGTTATTCCAACAGCATTACAATCTAAGAGCTACTATAGTAAGATTTTACAATGTATACGGACCTTATCATTTAAAAGAAGGAGGGTACACAACTCTAATAGGAGCATGGGAGAAGAGAGTTGAAGAAGGTAAGTCACTTATAATTTACGGAGACGGAACAAAGCGTAGAGACTTTACACACGTTGATGATATTGTAGAAGGATTAGTACTTGTAAATAGTAGACAAGCCTGGGGAGAGACTTTTGAACTAGGAAGAGGAAAGAACTACTCAGTGAATGAAATAGCAGATGCATTTGGAATAGAAGTAGAGTACCAAGAGAACAAGCCAGGTGAAGCAGATATAACTCTTTGTACAGATACAGCATCAAGAGAAGTGTTAGGTTGGAATCCTCAGAAAGATATCATAGATTACATAAAAGAATACTTATCATGCAAAAAATAACATTCGTAATACCTTCTAGAAACAATCTAGAATTTTTACAATTAGCTTATAAATCAATTCGAAATCTTAGAACCAAGCATGAAGTCTTAGTATTAGATGATGCTTCTACAGATGGAACTGCTGAATGGATTTCATCTCTTAACGATGAAGATCTTATCACATATGTTAATCCAGGTCCAGAAAGAATAGGGATTGTAGGAATGTTTGATAAAGGAATTGAGATGGCAAGAACAGAGATCATATTTGCCTTCCATGCTGATATGATTGCAGGTCCAAATCTAGATACAAACATCTTAAAGCATTTAGAAAGAGGAACAGTTGTAAGTGCAACTAGAATAGAGCCTTCTCTTCATCCACCAGGACCAGAAAAGATTACTCAAGACTGGGGAGTAGAAGTAGAAGAGATAGATTTCAATGGAGTAATAAACTCTATAGGTCATTTCGAGAATCAGAATAAAGATAAAACAACTGAAGGTATATTTGCTCCTTGGTGTATGTACAAGGAAGATTTCCTAACAGTAGGAGGACATGACGAAGTATTTGCACCTCAGTCAAAAGAAGACTCAGATCTATTCAACAGATTTGTATTGAATGGATATAAAGTTATTCAGTCTTGGGATGGATTAGTATACCATTTTACATCTAGAGGAAGCAGGTTTAATAAGCATGCCGGAGGAGCTGCTGGGCAGAATAGTCAGGAGTGGATCTATACAACTACTAAGAATGGTAGAGAGTTTATCCGCAAATGGGGATCATTCATAAAGCACGATTTTTTAATGAAGCCAATTATACCTCCAAAGTACAATGTAGCATTTGTAATTAAAAGCTGTAACTTAGAGATGTTAGAAGTGTTTGAACCTTGGTGCGATAGAATATACATCGATGACACTATGCAGGTAATTACTTCACATTACATAGAAAAAGAGCAGTCAAATACTAAATTTGATCTAACAAAAAGAATCTATACAATAGAACATAACGATCCTAAATTAGAAAATGATATCGTAGTAGAGTTTGATATGAAAAAGTTTGATCAACAATCATTCAAGATCATTCAACAACTTCCAGAGATTATAAAAGAGAGTGGAGAGGTAGGAGAGTTTGAATTAGATGTATTCAAAATAACTATTAACTCTCTCACAGAGTATCAGAATGATCTGATAGTATGTAAAAACTAAACTATTTATAATAAAAACATATGAGCTTAATCAACGAAATAAAACAAATACTTTCAGAAGTAACTAAAGTAAACTTCAAAGGACATAAATTTGTTCTTAAGATTGATGTAAATGAAGATCCAAATAAAAAAGGAGTGAAGGTACAGTTCCTTCCAACTACATTCACAGGCATGTCCAAGCAACAGCAAGACGAAATCGCTATGGAACTAGGAGCTAAATTGAATCAAGGACTATCGGTATTAGGGTTAGCTGTTGAGAGAGACAGGGAATTAAAGGATAAGACGATTGTAGGATTCTTTATCTACATCGAATATTTAGATAAAATTATTATTAATGCTTTAAATCAAGCAGCAAAAGAACAATAAGAAATTATGGCAAAGTTTTGTTTTTATTCAAAAAATAACCCTACACAAGAACCAGTAGGAGTAGTAGATGCACTAAGTAAAGAAGAAGCAATCAAATTCTTCTCACTGACTAAAATGCTACCAGTAAATGATTTTCTAACAATTTTTGAAGTAAAAAACTACACACATGGTGCACAAGAAGGAATTGCGGAAAACACTAAGCAGCTACTTAAAGGCTAGCGTTAGTATAAAGGAAAAGGATATGGCTAGAGAGGTAATGGAAAAAAAGCTCTTCATAGAAAACATCATCCTTTTAAGAGAGATAGAGGACAGAAGAGACTTTATGGAGGAAGAACTTGGATTAGATATGTCAATCTATGAAGAGAAGTTCTTACAAATTATAGAAAACCTATTTAAGATACACTTCAGCAAAGAACAATTTGCTTTAATACAATACTACATCTACCAAGTACCTACCCTAGACAATTGGGACGGTAAGATAGATCTCTCAGATGGAAAGGATATGATCACAGTAGACTTTGAAACACCTGAGCAGGTATGGAATGTAATAACAAGTATAAAAGAAGTTAAGAAATAGTTGCTAGAACGAATCTTTATTCTTATATTTAGGTATAATTAATAAACAAAAACGGTTATGAATTTAGAAATGATTCCTTGTACAAGATGTGGCAATGATATGCCAAAGCTCCGATTAGATAATTACGGATACGATTTCTGTGTTAACTGCTCAGATGTTAAACCAAAGGTAGGACGTATTAGAGTGGTAGGAGAAGGAGACTATACTGCAACAGAACTTGACGTACTAGATCAAGACACAGCTAGAAAACTTCAAGAGATGGAGAACACTGCCAGAGGAGTAAGGAATGTTCCTTTAGAGATTTTAAACTACGATGAAGATGAGATAACAGATGATGCTAAAGCTTTAGATGCTGTTATTGAAAAGACTTTAGATGATGAATTAGAAGAAGAGATCATCGAAGAAGAAGTAGAAGATCTAGAAGATGTTGAGGATGTAGACCTAGAAGACGAAGACGACGATTAATGCCACCAGCAAAATTTATATCGAAAGATGATTGCTTAAGAGCAATGGCTAATACGAAGAGTAACCGAGGAGCAGCTCGGTTTCTTCGATGCAGCTTTGTACACTACAAAAAGTATGCAAAGACTTATGTGAATGAAGAAGGAGTATCTCTATGGGAGGTTCATAAGAATCCAGCCGGAATAGGTATTCCTAAATATCTTCCTAACAAAGGCAAACAAGCTCCTCTTAAGGAATTGATCGAAGGAAAGATATCAGTAGCTTCTTTTGAGCCAGCTAAAATTAAACAGAGATTAATCTTTGAAGGCTATTTGAAAGAGGAATGCTGTAAATGTGGCTTCCATGAAGAGAGAGTAACAGATCATAAAATACCTTTGATACTTCAATTCAAGGATAGGAATAAAGTCAACTACGAGCTTTCTAATATAGAGCTTATGTGTTACAATTGTTCTTTCCTGTACTCGGTATCACCTATTACCGACAAGCAAGTCATTGCAATGGAAGATTCTGTTGATAGACAAGCAGTAAGCTTTGACTGGGAGGTAGATGATGCAATGAAAGAGCATTTACAGTCAATAGGTCTTTGGAAAGAAGAAGTAGATCTAACAGATCCTAAAAACTACATCTCAGAAAATTATAACGGCTATGGTAAAGAAGAAGAAAACTAAACCTACAAGAGAAAGAATAGTTGCCAATCAATTAGTCAAACAGCATGAGCTGAATGAGAAGCTAAGAGAGAAAACTATTAGTACAGATTTCTTTAAATTATTTAAAAAATAGTTGCCTATATGAATCTTTGTTCATATATTTAGGTATAGAAATTAAAAAAAAGGTTATGGCAGAGAAAACAGGTAATACCGCAAAGCTCGTATATGATTTCAATACTTCAGGAGTATGTGAGGTTTGTATAAAAGGTAATTGGTACCGTACTACAGCTAGAGAATTCAGATCATTTGATGGAAAGAGGAGAATAACTGAGCCTATTAAACAGCCAGGCCTGGGAGATAGTATGTTTGATGTTCCTATGCATACATATGATTATAATGGACCAGTATACATCGTACAGTCTAACGTAGAAGTAATCAGAATGGATACAGAGACAATTGTAACTAATCCAGAAATGCCAGTGAGTCAAAAATCATTAGAAAATAGTAATCGTATATGAGAAAATTAGAAATAGAATCTCTAGAAGAATTAGAAGCTATCTTCAGAGAGAAGACGGTTGATATGACAGACAATATCAGAGAAGGTATTGAAGAAGCTATGAAGAATAAAAAAAAGACAGCTATCTTATTTGAAATATTTATGGATGGAATGGATACTTCTTTTGAAATCTCTCTTGCATCTAAAGAATGGATAACAGCTTTAGAGAATTGCTTGAAGCATTATGGAGAGTGGGAGATGTCAGATGAAGCTATTGATACATATTTATTGATTAAAGAACTAAAATCGAAAAAGTTATGAAAAAATTAGTATCAGTATTTACTTGTGAGCATACTGGAATTGTTACAACTTATACTTATAGAACACATAGCATTACATCTGGTATAGAAAAAGCAGAGTTCGAATACCCTAAAGGATACTTAGAAGAATTCAATAAAAAGGAAAAATATCAAAAGAATCTTCCGAAAACAAAACAAATGTACTTAAATCCTAAGACAGGTAAAGAAGTAAGTTACTACAGAGCTAAAGCATTAGGCCTTGTAAAATAAATTAAAAAAAGTTTGTGAATTAGTTGCTAGTTACGAAGTTAGTTCGTATATTTAGGTATAGAAATCAATTAAAAACAAAAAGTTATGTTATCAAATTTCACTACAGGTTTAGATTCTTACCTTTCAAAAGATCAAGTAAAAGCTTTAGCACCAGTAGCATTTGCTACAGCACCAACAAGCGATAAGCTAAGTAATAAATACTTACATGTTAATACTGAGACTATCATCGATGACTTAGAAAAGTTAGGATGGAAACCAGTAACAGCCTCTCAAAGAAAATCTAGAGGTAAAGATACAATCTTCTCAAAACATATGGTATCATTTCAGAATCCAGATCTTATGATCAAAGGTAAGAATGGTGATGATGCTTTCCCAAGAATTATTTTAACGAACTCTCATGATGGATTTAATTCTTTTCAATTCAGAATTGGAATCTACAGATTAGTATGTTCAAATGGATTAGTAGTAGCTGATGAAGAATTCTCAGCATTTAGAATCAGACATACAGGATATACCTTCGAAGAATTAAGAGGAGTAGTATCTCAAGCAGTAGCTGATCTTCCTAACAAGGTAGATATTCTTAACAAAATGCAGTTAAGAGAATTAACTCCAGCTGAGCAAAGACAATTAGCAATCGATGCAATGCAATTGAGAACAAATAGAATCGATGCTGAATGGGATGAAGAAACAATCCAAGACGTTTTAACTCCTGTAAGAGATGCTGATAAAGGAAATGACCTTTGGAAAGTATTTAATGTAATCCAAGAGAAGATTACTCAAGGAGGATACTCAGCAGCATTAAATGGTGCTAAAGTAAGAAAGGTTAGAAAGATTAAATCATTCGAGAAAGATCTAGAGGTTAATCAAAAGCTATTCAAATTAGCAACAGCATTGGTTAATTAATGGATAGAGCAAAGTATATACAGATGAGAAAATCAGGCCAGTATGATCTGGCTTGGTTTTACGAATACTTTCTAAAGCATAAGGATGAGAATAGAATAACTCCTCCCTTTGAAGCTTTTCACCAAGCATTCAATATGTACCTCCAGATGAATGGAGGAGTAGTACTAGAGTTATTGGATAAGAAAATGGACGTAACAAAAATAGAAGATCAACAAGGAAACTTATTATACATAAATTAAAACATGGAAGGCACAGTAAAAACACCAAAGGAATTGATGGCAGACTTAAAAGGAAATTACATTCAAGTAATTAAAAAGAACGGAAAGACTTACGAAAAGTTATTCAAAGATCCTCAGAGAGCTGTAAGAGCAGTAGGAGTTGAGAATATAAAATACTTACGAGAGGTATTAAAAGAGCAAGTCAATTCGAGATATACAGAAATTGATGCAGTAACAGGAACAAAAGAAAACGAATTATAATTAAGAAAAGAGTTGCTAGCGCAGCTCTTTTTTCGTATATTTAGGTATAGAAATCAATTAAAAATAAAGGTTATGACAGAAGAAGAATTACAGGCATTACTTGATGAAGAAGAGAAGTACATCAACGAATGGAGAGATAGTCTAACACAAGAACAAATAGAATCAATATGATACATGCAATAGTAGGAGTAATAGCAGCAGGATGCGTCCTTGCAGGATTTATAATAGGCTTTGTATTAATTATAGAGAGCATTACAAAGAGCGCAAAAAGGAGGGGGCGCTAATCTGAACTCGTCACGCGCAAATTCTCCCAACCTTCCAAGCAAGCTTGAGGTTGTAGGAGGTAAAATCTAAATAAAAATAAAGGTTATATGAATAATTTAAAATTTAAACCAACCCTTACTCCTATACAGATGTTAAGAAGAGGTGTATTTGGAGGATCTTATTTCGGTGTAGAAAAGCTAGAGGGGGATACTTCTTATGAAGTGTTATTTGAATCCTTTAAAGATGTGGATAGAGAATTATATCTAGGAGTAAAATACCAGACAAAGAAGAATAAGTTCAAGATAAAGAGCGGTATGCCTTATGTATATTGGATTAAAATGAATTGGATGCATAAGGATGATCCATATGGATGGTTTGAATGGTATTGTAAATATTATATGGGTAGGAGGCATGAGGATGATAATAGGCAGATTCAGAGATGGATGGACTTTTGCGGACCAAATGGTAGATGGAGACAAAGAATATATGGAATGATTAATTCTACAGGTAATTGGGATATCAGTCCTAGAATTCAGCAAAGCCTTCTTCATTGGGGGTATGAAGTAAATGAGAATGATTTTTGTACTTGGAGAGAGTATAATGTATATACAGAAGAAGAGTGGTGTCATTACGGAGGTCTTCCTTCCCCTAGAGCATATGAATAGTAAATCAAATAGATATGAAAACAGTTTACAAGTATGAGTTAAGATCACAAGATACTAGTATGAAGCTTCCAAAAGGGGCAGAGATACTTACAGTACAATTACAAAACGGTATACCAACCCTATGGGCACTTGTAGATCCAGAGAATGTATTAGAGGATAGATTTATATCTACTGTTGGTACAGGATGGGAAGTATCGGATAATATGAAGTATATTTGTACATACATGGAAGGATACTTTGTATGGCATGTATTTGAAATGATACTATAATATGAAAATAGAAGACGTAGTATTATACCACAAGAAGTATAGAGGAAATAAAGTAACCTTTAACTCTAGAAAAGGAGCAGGAAAGGTTATAGAAGGAATAGCCGTACAGGTGGTAAAGGAACAAGGAGGATTAGTAATACTCAGAGACTATGATAACTTCCCACATTGTATATCGATATTGACATTGGAAGAAGTATTGTCATAGAGGAGTACTATTTATATATAACAAATACAGTAACTAAAATTAATACCAAATGGCAAAACAAACTAAAAGACAAGAAACAATTGTTAAGGAAAATTTAGCAGAGAAGGAAGTAAATACCGTAGAGAAGGTAGAGACGGTAATAGAAGAAGACGTAAAGGAGAATATTGTAATAGAAGATAATACTCCAGAAGTAAAAGAAGATACTATTATAAAAGATACTCCAGTAAAGAAAAATACTATAGAAGAAAAGAATAGTAATAAGGCAGTAAAGATTATACAAAAGAGACCATCACACTATAGCCTATTAATGGAAGACGGAAGACGGATGGTTGTACATAAGTCTTTATTTGATAAAAATACCATGACGGTAAAACAAGATAAATAAGAATAAATTAAGCCTCATTACAGAGGCTTTTTTATTGGAGAGACCCGTTCATAGACCCGTCTAAGAACCCGTTTACTAACCCGTTCGGATACCCGTCTCGTTACCCATTCCATACCCGTTTCTGTCCCGGACTATTACCCGTATCGTAGATTGAGAAACAGAGTATCTCACCTACTCTGTCTTCGACTTATACATACGTATCACATAAGGAAGATAACTGGAGAGACATAGAGAGAATACTGGAGATACATAGTAAAAGGTAAAGGACTTTGGTTAAACATAAAGAGTAGAAAAAGACTTGGAAGAGTATAAAGACATATAGTACTAGGTATGAAAAGGTACTGTATAGTATATACGATGTGTAAAATGATAGGAAGGGGATGGTAAAATAAGGATAGGAAAAATGTGGCTTGTGTGTCTCCTTAATAGTTTTTTTCTATAATAAAGAAAACCTATGCTAGATACCTGTTCTATAGACCTGTTTTATATAGAGAGACCCGTCTAGTGACCTGATTCGATACCCAATTGAGACCCGTTTGGTAACCCGGGCTAGTTACCCGTTTTGTTACCCGACTTGGCACCCGTTAGAGACCCGTTCTAATTACCTGTTTCATACCCGTTTTCTCTCCATCTCTTCCCCCCTTTGCAGGAGGGGTTAAAAAAGATTTAAAAAAAAAGTTGCCTATATGGATTATTCTTCTTATCTTTAGGTATATAAAGACAGTAAAGGTTATGGCAACAAATAAAGATAAGGGAGGATTTATTTCTGGGGTAGGACATTTAATTAGTATCCTATTACTATTGGGGTTAGTGTATTGGTTTATTAATTGGTTGTTTACTTCTTCTATAGGGGAAAAAATAATCTTCCTGGTAATATTGTTTATATTCTTTTTGTTTTACTCTTGGGGTACTACTCTAATGTAGCTATGTATTTAAAATAAACCTCAGCAGTATATGAAAACAATTCAAGTTACTCTCCAGGAGAGATGGGCAGCTTCCAAGCACCTAGTACACAAGTCAAAAAAATACTACACCAGGAAGGATAAGCATAAGAAAAAGGGCTCCAGTCAGGGCCCTTCCTTTTTACCTAAAGCTTTCCTTTAAGTAAAATATTCAGTTAAAGCATCACTTTAAGTTAAAGTAACAGTTTAAGTTAAAGCTTTGCTTTAAGTAACGAACATGGCGTACCGGCCCGTCTACTCTTCCGACTCTCTTTCAAAGCCAGGCCCCGTATTCCCTTCTAACATACCTAAAGATACGAACGATCTCTGTAACTAGCAACTATTTTAGTAACTTTTTTTAATTATTTTTAAAACTTTTTTTTAAATAAAAGTTGGATCGTATTATATAAATTACTATATTTAGGTATCAATAATTAAAAACACGTTCTATGACAAAAATTAAAAAATCGGAGAAATTCCAAGTATTATCTAATTCAGCTAATAACAAAATTCTATTAGCATTATTTGCAGATAACGGAAGAGAGCTTACAGAGAGAGAGCAATATCTCGTTATCGAATCTAAATCAGGATATCAATACGATATTAGAATTGGATTGAATGAAGAATTAGGATTATCTTTATTGACTACGTCGTATTCTAGATTAGAATTAGATCTGTCTGAATTGAAAATATTAATTCAATTCTTAGAGCAAAAATCATTATTACAAAATTAATTAATAAAAAAGTTGCCTCTTCGGAGGCAATTTCCTATATTTAGGTATCAATAATTAAAACAGGTAATATGAGCAAGTTTAAAAAAGGAGATATTATATATCTCAACAATCCAGGTTACAGTGTTAAAGAGTATGGAGGACAGGTAGAGACTTCAGGAAAATATGAGGTTATAGAATTAGCTGAAAATAGAGTATTAGCTAATGAGGGATTTGTGGTAGAGACTTATAAAATAATTAGAGCTCGTAAAGGCTCTGTTCATGTATTCACTGTGAATAGAGAATGGCTTGAAGAAAAGTCTAGAAAAATAAATTAAATAAAAGTTGTTTTATATTATATAATTTCTTATCTTTAGTTATTAATAATTAAAAATATAAAAGTTATGAAAAAGTATTTAAAAGTAGATTTTGGTAGTAGAGGGAGTTTAGAGGTTGTAGGTTTTGTAGAAACTGATTATAATAAGTTAATTGAAGAAATGGAACTTTTTATTGAGAATTGTGAAGATGAGGATGATAAAGAGTATTATGAGGAATTTATGTATGTTAATGAATATGATAATGGAAATTGGATAGCTGTAGGTTTAAGTGAGGATGAATGTTGTGATTATATTAAGTATGAAGGAAATGAAGTTAATGTAGATAGAATAGTTGAATTAGTTAATAAAGTTAAAGAGGGAGTTGTAGAAGAAAAAGATGTTAATGATGAAATAAATGATATTTTAAGTAGATTAACTGCTTAAAATAATTTAAAAAAAGTTAGGGAATTAGTTGCTAGTTCCCTTTCTTTTACCTATCTTTAGGTATCAATAATTAAAACGACATATATCATGGTAAACAACATCAAAGGATTACAGGTAGTAAATTGGATAGGAGATAGAAAAGGTATCTTCCAGGCCATAGTAAAGGTACAGGCAGGCTTTATGATAGCATCTGAGATAGGTTCTGAATTACCTAGCCTTAGTAGATGGAAGAAAGGAGCACTTCAGACTATTCAATTCAAAGCTGAAGGAACTAATCATTGGATGACAGTATTTGCTAAGAAAGGAACTAAAGTGGTTCTTATAGATGAAAAGATAGCAGAGACTATTACGGTAGGTACAATCAATTCTCTGTTCTATAACACCAATCTAATGGATCAGACACAATATCAGACAGTAAAGGCCAAGACATGGGCAGATAAGGCTTTCTTATTAAATGAATAATTTTTGAAAATAAATGGTAAAAGGGTTGCTTAATTGCAGCTCTTTTCATATCTTTAGATATCAATAATTAAAAATATGACATTTATGAAAAATTTAGAAAGCTTTAAACAGCAGTTTGATTTTGAAATCAACAACAATCTTTTGGTAAAACCTTTTATGTGGGTTAATCCTTCCACTTTAGCTTTTTTAGAGCTTCATTCTTTATCAAATAAAATTTCATTAGGGTTTGATGATGGTCAACCTTATTATGAATTTACAGATGAAATCACATTAGAAGAAGCTTTTAATTTAGCAAAAGACTTATTTGAAGCTAAAGAATGTTGTAATATGGTATTTGATATAGATGAATTAGATGATAATGAGGTAGGTGATTTTGAAAGTTATTTTGAAAAATAATTAAAAATAAATGGTAAAAGGGTTGGTAGTTACAATCCTTTTGCCTATATTTAGGTATCAATAATTAAAACAATAAGAGTTATGAAAAAAGTTGTAGCATTAGGAGTTACTTACTATGAAGTAAATCTGGGAGGAGTTTCTTATATGTCCTTCAATCCTCAGGAATTAGTTGTTAGAATGGCCCAAGCCAATTTATCTTTAAATTAAAAAAAATCATTATGGAACTATTAATAGGATTCTCAGGAGCAGTAGTTATAGTTGTTGGATTAATTCTTTGTATTAATTATATGGATTAATTTTTTAAAAAAAGTTGTATAAAAAGTTGGTTCGTATTATTTAAGTTCTTATATTTAGGTATCAATAATTAAAACAATATAAACTATGGGTTATTCAACTATGTTAATGGGAAAAGGTTTTGACCAACCAAGAAATTCAGTTAATCAAATTGTCGAACATTTAATTAAACATCCATTTCAAACAGAATCAGAAATTCAAGAAGATGTTTTTGGATATTTCAGAAATGGTTATAGACAACTTGAATCAAATAAAAAATACGCGGACTTATTAAGACGTGGACTTCAAAAAGGTTTGTATAAAAGATTTCTATGGAAAAAGAAATCTGATAGTAGAAATCTATATCGTTATTATGTTCCAACTTCTGTTAAAGAAAACTTTTTGAAAAATAACTAGTAAAATAGTTGCCCCTTCGGGGGCTATTTCTTATCTTTAGATATCAATAATTAAAACATAGAAAAACATGAAAACTTTATTAGAAAAAGCAAAAACATTATTAATTGTTCAAGCAAATGATTTGTATGATATTAGAAAAGATGATTTAGATTTAGATGCTCTTTCATTTAGAAATCATTATTCGAATCTCGGAGAATTAGTATTTCAAATTGAATGCTATGAATCTCTCGGAGAAATTGTAAAAGATTTAGAAAATGATAATCTTCAAGAATTGGGATATTGGGGAGCAGATGAAGATATGATTGAGAGTTTTTTAACAGAAATATTGAAAAATAAATAGTAAAAAAGTTGCTCAATTGAATTAAAGTTCATATATTTAGATATCAATAATTAAAACATATAAAATCATGGCAAAAAAAACTTATCAAAGCACAGACGGGACGTCATTTCACGGAGTTGTAATTCGAGCAACAGTTGATCAATTAATTTCAGCATTCGGAGATCCGAGCATGGAATATAATACGGGTGAGGACAAAGTGAATTTCGAATGGGAAATGGAAACTGATGAAGGGGAAGTATTTACAATTTACGATTGGAAAGAGGGACGTCCGTTACAAAGGGATCAGTATGTGACGTGGCATATCGGAGCAATGAGTAAATCAGTTTCATATGATGCTGAAGGAGAATTGAGAAAAGCCCTGTAAAAAGGGCTTAAAAATAAATTAAAAATAATTGTTAAAATAGTTGCCTCATAAAATTAATGTTCGTATATTTAGGTATCAATAATTAAAACAGTAAAAGTTATGAAAGCATCAATCTCAGAATTAGTAATAGGAGAAAAGTATCTTATTACTTCCAATCACGGAATAAACTTAGAAAATGTTATAGGAGTTTTTAAAGGAGATGTATTAGGAGGAGTAGCGGTTTCTTTTAAAGTAAAGCCAAATCCAGGAATTGCTTTATATAGAGGAGGAATTATTTTTAGTAAAGATAGTAAATTAATGTTTGAAAAAGTTGCCTCATAAAATTAATGTTCGTATATTTAGGTATCAATAATTAAAACATATAACATTATGACAAGATTAAATTTATTAGAGGATCAAAAAGCAATCCTTGAAGCTAAGAAAGAAGTATTAGAAAACAAAAGAGGAGACATCTATGTAAGAGAACAGCAAGCAATTTCAGATACTTTGCTTCCTTTCTTTACAGGATTTAGTCCAGATGCTTATATCGAAGTACAGAGAGGGTCTGTTTACTTTAAAATGGATCATCCAGATTACTCTTACAAGAAAGAATTATTTAACCTTTACTTAAGAGAGGATTGGAGATTTGATGAAAAGGAGAATAAGAAGTCTTATACAGGGATTGATTTATCTTACTATACAACTTCAACAAAAGGAGTTGATGCTTGGGAGTTGAAGAGATTAAGAATGCTTGGAGATTTAGCAGAGATTGTATTAAAGAAGCATGATGAAATAGTTGATGCTGTAAATAATGTTGTATTTCCTTTCAAAGTAGAATACAGAGAAGTATATGCTGAAATGAATGAGATTGGGAAAGAGATTAGAGGAGTGGAGCGTATGATTACTTTGTTAGAGAAAGAAAGGATTGAATGGGACTTAAAAGATGAAGGAGTTAATTTTGAGAAAGGAAGAAACATTCAATTGAAATTTAATTACTCTCCAAATGTAATTAATATTAAGTTAACTGAACTTTCTAAATCAGGTAAGAAAGGTACTGCAGTATTTACTTTTGCTCATGGAGGAAGTGAATCTAGAGAAGAAAATGTAAACGTTAGTTCTATAATTGATCAAGTTCATGGACTACGAGACAATATTGTTCAGCACACTTTAGCTGAATAGTTTTTAATTATTGATCGAAGAAAGGGCTCCTATTAGGGGCCTTTTTGGGTTAAAATAGTTTGTAAAATAGTTGCTAGTTACAAAGTTAATTCATATATTTAGGTATCAATAATTAAAAAGATATATTATGAAAGAAGTTAGAGAGTACTTTGATTTGAATTATGGTTATGTTGATCTAGGTGGAATAGATGATCATGTATTAGAGAGTTTTTTATCTCGATCTTATTTGGTTGATTTAAGTTTTGTAAGAAAGATGGATTGTTTATATGATTATATTCTTTCTCAGGATTTATGTAATGTTCAAGAATAATTAATAATAATTTAAAAAATAAGACTATGACACAATTATCACAATTACATCCAGGAATGGTAGAAGAAGTAATCTCTATGTTAAGACATATAGAGATAGATGGAGAAACAATGCAACATATAATAGAGAGTGTTGGATTAGAAGATCAAATGACTAGGCAATTAATGTTTTCAGCTGATAGAGGGTATGTAGAAGACCTTTGGGATGAGATAGTAGAACTAGAAAGAAGTCATGATTAAAGTTGCTAGTTACTAATCTATTTCATATATTTAGGTATCAATAATTAAAACAATATAGATTATGTCAGAAAGTAATTCACAAGGATCGTCATTAGCAGGAACAGTATTCATAGTATTCTTAATACTGAAGTTAGTGGGAGTAGTAGATTGGTCATGGTGGTGGGTGACAAGTCCACTTTGGATCACAATAGCTTTGTTTATAGTAGTACTATTAATTGCTTTATTAGGAGCATCTTTAATAAAACTTTTTAGAAAATAAAGTTGCCTCACAAAGATAAAGTTCATATATTTAGGTATCAATAATTAAAACAATAAACATTATGACAATTACAAAACAAAATGCAATCGCTCAAGTTCAAAATTCAATTAGTTCAATCTTCTCAAAAGAAGATGTTATTAAACTTATCAATTCAGTAGAAGGAGGAAGAGTAATATCAGTATATGATATTCAGAGAGCTATTGATAATGTTGTTAATAGCTTTGAAAGAGATACAGAAGATATTGTAGACTATACTTCAGTTGAATTCAATATCAGTTATGATAATAGAATTGAAGTAGAAAGTGTTGGATTAAATTTAGATTTTATAAGAGAAGCTTTAGAGAATACTTTTATGGATTTTGGAGAGTTAGTAGAGGAAGAGTCAAATGATGAAGAAAGAGATGATGAATAAAAGTTGCTAGTTACAAAGTTAATTCATATATTTAGATATCAATAATTAAAACAATAAAAGTTATGGAAAAGTTTTTCGAAGATCAGTTCAAAATGTTATCAAGAGGTATTGTAGCAACTCCTAACTCTAGAGAAGATCTAGAAGCATTTGCTAAAGCTAATAATGGTTCAATGGATATTCTATTAATGCAGATGGCTATTAATTTTGGCTATAAGATTGCATTAGAGAATGTAAAAGAAGAATTAGATAAAGCAGCATAGATGGGTGAACAAAGTATCAAAGGCAAATGGAAAGTCAAAGGGAGGAAGGTTGCTAAGCCTTCTTCTCCGATGATAGGAATGGTTTATGAAGGCACAGATAAGTTCTTTGGAAAGACGATCAGGGGAGTTCTAATAGAGATGTTTGATCAGAACGATGAAGCAGTACTAAGAACAAAAGATAATAAATTAGTCTCAGTAGATAAAAATAGTTTAAAATTAGTTGCCTTCTAAAAGAATAGTTCTTATATTTAGGTATCAATAATTAAAACAAGATACAATATGACAAGAGAACAATTTTTAAACGGAACAACATTTACAGTAGGAGTACCAAGGTATAAAGGAGCTTGTACTTATTCTTTAAAACATAATGATGAATGTATTACTAAACAATCTAGATCTTCTATAGATGAAAGAGTAGTCTTAGATGATTATGAATGTAGCGTAACTAAGATAGGTAGAGTGGGCTTTACAGGCTTCACCTATGTAATGAAAAAGAAAGTAGTAGTTAAATATCGATTTGAAGATTTGGTAGAATTTAAAGAGGAGGCTTAGGCCTCTTTTTTTTTGCATGAGGTCAAGGTGACGTCACGGTGAGGTCAAGTTGAGAGAAGTTTGATAGTTAAGTTCCCTCAACGGGTTGGCACTCGGGTATCCGGAGCCACATAGAGTTGTATATTTCTGATGAAAAATGAGGTATGGGGGTATATATTTATATATACTATATAGCTTTAAGAGAGATGTTGTTATGAGCCCAACCAATCCTATCCTAGTCCTTCCGAAGAAGAATTACTGCTCAAGGTGTCCTCTCTCTATAAGTTTGGTCTATACAGCTGCTAAACCCTAGCACGGTTACCACCTATACCCCTAACCTACCTCGTATGTTGTATTCTATAAAATTTGTTTCTTATATTTAATATAGAACCTTTTGGGCAATTTTCCAACTACCCCCAGTTTTTTTTCCGGAAAATTTTTCATTATAGGTCAAGTATATATTTATATAAGATGAAAAAGCTTAATAGTGATGATCTTTTCAACATATTTTCCATAGGAGATGAAGAGATTTATAAAGAACATAATATAGAAGATATGATGGATAATACCTTCATACTCTTTGGTATGGTTGTTAGAGGTGTGGAGAATTACTTCATTATAGATAAGATGTATGCTAGTAGATATCAGGAAAGGTATGACTCCGTAAGAGAAAATATAAAACTAAAGTACTTTAACGGTCTTGTAAATTACCTTGAGAGAATTAAGGTATTACAGTCAGATACGGTGATGGATATAGAAGATGAATTCGGTCTACAGGCTATAAAATATGCTCTAGAGGAAATGCTTGAATTCTACAAAGAATTAGAAATGTACGAGAAATGTGCAATTATTTTTAAATATTACCAGCTTTTTCTTAAAGAATAGTTGGCAGTTACAGCCTTTTTTCTTATATTTAGATATAGAAATCAATTAAAAATAAAACGGTTATGGGAACATTAATTTTAAACATTTTACTACAGTATGTAGGGGTAGGATTTATTTGTGCAGCATTTATAGATCTTTCCATTCGGGCATCAAGATCAAGTGAACCTTTCACTCTTAGCGAAATACTAGGGACAGTTATAGCATGGCCTGTAGTTGCATTAAGTTTTTTACAATCTCTTTTTCAAGATTTTTAATTAATAGATGATAGCAGATATCTTAAATATGATCTTCTCAATAGAGTACTTAGTACTTGGTACTTTAGTAGCTGCTTTATTAGATATAAGTATACATTATACAAAATCAAGTGAACGCTTTACCCTTTTAGAGATTTGTGGTTGTGTTATGTTTTGGCCTTTTATACTTATGGTATTCGTTATTTCATTTATAAAAGGAGAATAATAATTAAAAAATAAATAAGTTATGTTTAAAGATAAGATAAACCTTCAACAGGCCAAAGATTTAGTAGAATCCGGACATATCACCATTGTGGATGCTTCTCCAGAAACCACCCCGGCCTATCCGGAGGGTGGAAAACAGTGGAAAGAAAACTTTATAAGACTTCAGGAAAGACATAGGCATGTACAAGTACATAAACTCCTTGACTTTCTTTCGGCTAGATACCTTATAGAGATAAATGAAGGTATAATAGATAAAGATTCAAATACTTATTCCTGGAGATATGTACACGGTATAGAGAATTCTAAGATAAAAGAGAAATCTACCGATGATACCGAGTATATTTACGTTCTGGTTAATCCCGGGTATCCTTCACTCGTTAAGATAGGAATGACCATTCATGACGTTCGTAGGAGAGTCACGTCAATAAACGCTACAGCCACGGTTGAGGAGTGGGTTCCAAAATTTGCTCTTCCTGTAAGGAAGGGTACGGCTATGAAGGTTGAAAAAGCCGTTCATAAACATTTTAGTTCCGTTAGGGTTTCTTCCGATAAGGGCGGGTCTAGAGAGTTCTTTACCCTTTCCCCTCTTACGGCTTTTGATAAAGTTCGCGAGGTAGGAGCGTTGTTTATGGTAGGAGAACCTATTATTTATTAAAAATCTTACAAGTTTAACAGGTATCCGGGAAGGATATATAAAAAATCTTGCGCGGCGATTCTTCGAAAAATAATTGGTATTTTAGTTGCCCCCTCCCTTTTTTCTTCGTATATTTAGGTACAATCAAAAAATAGTGTTATGAAACAGTTAAAAAATTTATTTCTTTTATTACTTTCTTTATTCGTTTTTAGTTGCTCTACCCCTGAGTTAGAGCCTGATGTATGTTTAAATGGTAATTGCGGTGCTGAATTCCGAATCGATACCTTAGGTCATCCTGGAACTTATAAAGATGCTAACGATGTTTGGCATATAAAACATGCTGGGTTGAATTACTTCACTGTAAAAGGTGATGTAAATGAGTTAGATCCTCATTATGTTATCAATGGAATTCCTCTAGTAAGCGTAGGTTTTGACTCTAATTTCTTCTATACCCCAGGGAATGTAATATGGACTTACCCTGTTTATTCTTATTTAGGTTTGTGGTCTAGTAACCAAATGAACACACCTATCCCTATAGGAACTCAGACTTATACCTTCCCTCAACTTATTGGGCAGACAAATATAATGAATCTAACAGGATATACAATTCAAAAGAATCCTAATGTGAATGTGAATCACCCGGCATATAAGACGTATTTTGCTACATACAGTAAATATACCTATAGACCACAGCAATCTATGACGTTTTTTCCAGATTTTATAGGTAGAACAGCAACAATCTACATAGAGGTTACCTTAGGAGAAAACAAAAAGACTATACTAAAAGAGTTAAAAGTAGTATTTGAACCATAGGAGTTGTTTCCCAAAAAAAAAGTTCATAACTTACCCCTATATGGATTTATAAAGTATAAAGAAGTATTAATAAATTAAAAATAAAAAAATGAGAAACAAAGAATTGTTTGTACAGAAATTAGAAAGATTTGAGTCCGAAGTAAAGAAAGCAGGGTATCATATTCATCGTAACGAGCAAACCGAAGCTTATGAAAAAGTGGCAGAGTTATTAGAAAGAATAGAGGATATGAGGACTTTATTAAATACAGAACACCAAGATTAATGAATCTTTCGGCAGAACAAATACAAGCTAATTGGGAAAAGCATCTTAAAATTGTAGATACTTTTATAACAGGTGATCGTAAGGAAAAGTTAAAAGCTCTTTACTTTGACCTATCCGATGAAATGATTATGGCTCCTGCTTCGGGTAAGACTTTTTACCATAATGCTTTCCCGGGAGGGTATATTGATCATGTCAATCGTGTTGTTCATTGTGCTTTAAAAACTAAAGCATTATGGGAAGAAATGGGAACTGCTATAGATTTTACAGATGAAGAGTTGGTTTTTGCTGCCCTTAATCATGATTTAGGTAAAATAGGATCTAAAGGAAAACCTAATTATATCCAACAAACAGATAAGTGGAGACAGGATAAATTAAATGAAATGTATACTCCTAATAAGGATTTAACATTTATGCTTATTCAAGACCGTTCCCTATTTACCTTACAACAATATGGTATAGCTTTAACAGAAAGAGAATTCTTAGCTATTAAATTACATGATGGACTATATGATGATGTAAACAAACCTTACTATATGTCTTTTAGTCCTGATGCTAAATTTAAAACTAATTTAGTTTATATTCTTCATAATGCTGACTTCTTAGCTTCTAAAATCGAATATGATACTTGGAAGTCTTTAGGAGGTTCTACAGAAAATAAAGCTGAGAAGGTAAAAGCAAGTACAGGAAAAACTATTAATGCTTCTCCAGGATTAATGAATTTAGTAAAAAATATTTAAAAAATGGAAATAGTAATATCAATTTTAGTATTAGTTATTTTAGTGTTAACTTATATAGTTTTTAATTTAAACCGTAAGGTAATTAAGCAAGAAGATGTATTAGAATACCAAGTTGACTATCTAAGAAAAGTTTCGTATCTTATTAGTGAATCAAAAATTTACGTAGAACAATTAGATGAGTCAGGAGCATTTAGATCGGATGATGAAGTAGGAGTTTTCTTCAATTTCATAAAAGAAATACAAGATACAATAAATGATTTCCGTCTCCCAGAAGACTATGGCAAAGCCGAAAAATAAAGATAATTACTATTTTACACAAGAAACAGAGGATGCAATCGTAAGATATAACGCATCCTCTGATCCTGTTTTTAGAGATAAGGTATTTAAGACAGAGATATACCATCCACTTTATAAGTTAGCAGAGAATATTATACATACTTTTAAATTCTATTACTTAGATGTCGATAGTATTGAAGATTTAAAATTAGATGTAGTAAGTATGCTTGTAGAGGAAAAACTACATAGATTCGACTCTACCAATGGAGCTAAAGCATTTTCATACTTCCAGACAATTGTAAAGAGGTGGCTTATTAATTACAATAACCGTAACTACAAAAAATTAAAACAAGTAGGATCTTTTGAAGAAATGGAAGATTCTTACGAAGTAGAAGGGTTACCGGATTCTGAGAGAAAAATGACTCTTGCTTCTATTGTGAATATCTTTGTTGAGAATAGTTACAGTACAATGGAAGAACTCTTCCCTAAAGAACAGGATCAAAAAGTAGCAGATGCTATACTCACTCTATTTAAAACACGTCATGACTTAGAAATCTTCAGGAAGAAAGCTCTGTACATTTACATAAGAGAAATGACTGATTGCGAAACTCCTACACTTACCAGAGTAATTTCAAAACTTAAAGAAGAATTCTACAACACATACAGAACCTACCAAGATGCAGGTTTTTCTATTCAATAACATATCTTTCGATATTTATATAATAAATAGACTATGGGATTAGATACAACAATATTCGGGAAAAAGACCGTTTCTGATGTTCTAAAAGAAATTTACGATAATTCTAAGAATAAAGAAAAGCAAATCAACGCTCTTATTGGAGAGTTGAAACCTCTTGTTGAAAACATAGGAGATGCAACTTTAGTTGTTCCTATGATAAAAGAGTACTTAGAGGTTGGAGTAAAGAATGATGAACATCTTATAAAAATGGTAGCACTAGTTCAGAGATTAGAAGGAGCAGGAAAAGGGTCTGAAGCAGATTTCTTTAACCCAGAAGAGCTTGCAAAACTAATGGAACAGAGTGAGGAACTTGGAAAGCAATTAGATAAAAAAGAAGAAGAATAATGGCAGTTAAATCGCATTTTACACCCAGTAAAGGTTCTTCAGGAAGTTCTACAGGCGGTTCAGGAGCAGGGAATCAATACGGAAGAGTAGTAAGCACTATTTTATCTGTAAATGATCCTAACTGTAAAGATCCGTCGATGCTAAACGGAGTATACTATAGAGCTGCTAAAATCGGGAGTGATGAAGGTGAGGTAGCTACTTTACTATTTGCATACCAAGGAAGTGCGACAATGAGAGTTATTCCTATGGAAGGTGAGATGGTTCAAATAGAATCAGCTCCTGGAGCTAATAGCCAAGGAACAATTGGTGCAACAGTTAAATACTGGACTAAGATAGTAAATATTTGGAACTCCCCACATCATAATGCCTCTCCAGACACCAAACAAGTAGGTTGGCAAGACAGATTAATAGGGGGAGCAACAGAAGCTGCTAATATAAACCCTCTTCAAGCATCTCCTGGAGATATGTTAATAGAAGGTAGATTAGGACAGTCAATACGGTTTGGAGGAAATAAGGGATTGTCTTCTTTAGTAGGAGATTCCAATAACGGAAGTCCTTTAATTATAATAAGTAACGGACAAATAGTTACAGATAACGGAATAGACCCTATTGAAGAGAATATTAACGATGATTTTAATTCTCTATATTTTGCTGCTAAACACGTAATACCTCTTAAAACAGCAAATACAAAGAGAGATTCCTACGATACACCGCCAATTACCTCAGATCAATATTTAGGGAATCAAGTACTTCTAAACGGAGGAAGATTGTACTTTAACGCAAAAGAAGATAGTGCTTTTATTTCTGCAAAAGAATCTATAGGTTTAAATGCTAAAACTCTAAATTTCGATGCTGAAACTTACCTATGTGTTGATGCAAAGAAGATATACTTAGGAGCAAAAGCTAGGACAGCTGGTACAAAAGAGCCGGTAATACTAGGTAGACAGTTAGAAAACTGGATGAATTCTCTACTAGATGCACTGAGTAGTGTAGCATCTGCATTATCATCAGCTGTTGCAGTAAGCGGGGGACCAGTAACACAGTTAAACGCAGCAGGACCGGAATTACAAGCAGTAGTTAAATCTCTAAGAACACAGATAAGACAATTTCAATCAAATAAAGTATTCACAGAATAATGGCAGATACAGCTCTAACAAAAGAACAATTAGCCGTTTTAGCTACTGCTAAAAAAGAAGCAGCATATACCAGACTTGCAGATGCTCAAGAGAGAATTGAAAGAGCAAAAAACCTAGCAGCCACAGATGGAAGATTATCTAAAGTATCAGCAGCACTAGAAAAAGCAGAAGCTGCTAAAGCACAATTCGAAGAAACAGTAGCGAAGTTTGAAGCTTACAAAGCAAAAGCAGAAGCAGCCGCAGCAAGAGCTAAGGAGGTTAGGAGACGTTTAGAAGCAGCTAGACAGTTAATAAAAGCAACACCGCTTACTAAAGCAGGGATAGCAGGTATAATCGCTATTCAAATAGGGTCCATGAGAGGTGTTATAGTAGCACAGGTCCAACAGAGGGTCTTAGAAGCTTTAAGTAAATTTGCAAACGAATGCCCTAATGCTAAGGAATTACAAAAGGTTATAAAAGCAAAAAATAACCTTACAAAAGGAGTAACATCATTACAAAAAAGAGCACAGCAGTATAGAGGAACAGCAGGTAAGTTAGTGCAGATAGCAAGCACAATTAAGCTTGCAATTACCATCATAAAGCAAATACCAACACCTACGGCAATTATTCCACCACAGGTAGGAGGATTAGGTATACCGGTTAACATTTTAAACAAATACTCAGATAAATTAATACAATTAGATAAAATATTAGAGAAGTATACAGATGAAGGAGCAGCAATACTTTCTACAGTAGATTCTATACTTCCTGTAATAGACAATATAAAAAATAGGTTAGACTCTATCGATATTGCAATACAGCAATGTAGTACAGATACAGCAACTTCTGCAGATTTAGCTGCAATTCTTGCAACTGCACAACCACAAGGTAATACAGGAACTGAAGGAACACCTATAGATACATTAACAGGTCAACCTGATCCAAAATACAAATATAAGAAGTATACTCTAGCAGTTATACAAGACCCAAACTCACCTAAAATTGCTCCTAGAAGGTACGCTGTAGCAAAAGATGGAAGAGGTATTGTTGTACTAAGAGGGCAACCATCCTTTAGTTCTTCCACAGATGTACTTCTAGAGGAACTAAAATTTAGAATAGATAACCAATTACCATAATATAACTATTTATTAATATGAAGTTAGATTTATTAAAAAAATTAATCAAAGAAGCAGTAAAAGAAGCAGTTCGAGAAGAGTTAACAGTAATTCTTTCTGAGGATGCGAAGCCTGTTTCTAAAGCTCCTACAGTACAGCATGTAACAAAATATGCAGAACATAAACCAGTAGTTACAAAACCAGTACCTACAGGTAATCCTATTATGGATTTAATGAATGAAACAAAACATTCAATGACTCACGGAGAATATCAAAACCTAGTAAGTGCGACATCTGATATGGTTCAAGCACCTGGATTAGGTATGAACCCAATAACAGAAAACTTCAGACAAGGTCCAGAACCGGGATTAGATATCTCTCAATTTGATTTTATGATGAGAGCAGGAGATGTTTATAAAGCATCAGTAGAAAAAGATAAACAAAGATTCGGAGGATAATGGCATTTAACGTACAGAAAATAAATCCACTAGATTTACAGCCTAGTAAAGCAGTTGGCGTTAGTCTTCCGTTCTCCTCTAAAGCTGTTTTTAGTTCTACATATACAACCCAAGAAGCATTAAAATCTAATATAATTAATTTCTTCCTAACAGGAAGACAGGAAAGATTTTTAAATCCAAATTTTGGAACAAACCTAAGAGCATTACTATTTAACCAAATGACACCGGATACTCAAGAAGAGATTCAAATAGAAGTTAGAAGAGGTATAGCAGACTGGTTTCCGAACGTAAGAATAAACCAACTACTGGTAGAAGAAGCACCAGATACACATACAGTAACAATCTACATAAAATATAGTGTAGATCAGACAAATATACAAGACGAATTATTAATTAATTTCGAACAATAATGGCTCAAGATAGAGATATAAAATATGTAAATAGGGATTTTACCGATTTTAAAACCCAGTTAACTGAGTACGCAAAAAATTACTTCCCAGACGCTTATAACGACTTCTCCCCTACATCACCAGGTATGATGTTTATAGAGATGGCTGCGTATGTAGGTGATATTCTATCATTCTATCAAGATACCCAGTTACAGGAAACATACCTACAGTACGCTAAAAATCCTGCAAATTTATATAACTTAGCTTATATGATGGGGTATCGTCCAAAAATTACAACAGTTTCAGAAGTTGATATAGAAGTATCATGTACACTTCCTCCAGCTTCAGACGGTGAACCAGATTGGACAGTAGCACCTCAACTAGGAGCAGGAACAGAACTTGCATCGACAACCTCAGGTCAAGCTAAATTTATTATCGATAATCCAATTGATTTTAGTTTCTCAAGCTCTTATAACCCTACATCTGTTGCCGTTTCACAATTACATCCGACTAGTTATATACCTACAGAATTTATTGTTAGCAAAACTGCTAAAGCATATTCAGGAGAGATAAAGCAAGTGACAGAGACAATAGGTACTGTTGAGAAGTTTAAAACATTAACAATAGATGATACAGATATAGTAGGTATACATTCTATCGAAGATGCTGACGGCAATACATGGTATGAAGTACCTTTTTTAGGTCAAGATACCATCTTTAGAGATACACCTAATGTAGGTGCAGTAGATAGTGATACAACACCGTACCTGTTAACATTAGAGAAAGTTCCAAGAAGATTTGTTACTAGATTTACTTCTACAGGACAGCTTCAAATCCAGTTTGGATCAGGAGTAACAGGAACTACGGATACATTATTAACACCAGACCCTACTAATATAGGATTAGGTCTAGCACCATTTAATATTAATATCGACTATGCATATGATCCATCTAACTTTTTAGTTACCCAGACATATGGATTAGCTCCTTCTAACACCACTCTTACTATTAAGTACATAGTAGGAGGAGGAGTTGCAGCAAACGTACCAGGAAATACAATTACAACTGTAGTAAATAAGTATCCATTAGGAGATACATCAAGACAATCTACAATAGTATTTAATAACCCACAACCAGCAACTGGAGGTAGAGATGGAGATACAGTAGAAGAGTTAAGACAAAATGCTCTTAAATCTTTTAATGAACAAGGTAGAACTGTTACTTTACAGGATTATATCGTTAGAGCTTTATCACTACCTGCAAAATACGGTTCAATTGCAAAAGTATATGTAGCTCAAGATCAATTATCAAATCCTAATTCTAGAGTAGATAGTATAATAGATAGTAATCCTTTATCACTTTCTATATATACATTAGCTTATAATAATAACGGAAACCTTATACAAGCAACCCCTAATTTACATAGAAACCTAAAAACATATCTATCACAGTATATACTACTAACAGATGCTATTAACATAAAAGATGCATTTGTAGTTAATATAGAAATTGACTTTGATATAATAGTTAGACCTAACTATTCAGGAAGAGATGTACTACTAGGATGTACAAATAGACTAAGAGATTACTTCAATATTACTAAATGGAATATTAACCAGCCAATTAACTTATCAAGTATATACACATTACTAGATCAAGAAAAAGGAGTACAAACAGTACAGAAAGTAAGAGTAATTAATAAAGTAGGAGGAGATTATTCAGAATATGCATATGATGTAGAGGGGGCAACTAAGGATAACATAGTATACCCTTCATATGATCCTATGATTTTTGAAGTAAAATATTTAGATAGAGATATTAAAGGAAGAATAACAACACTATAAGATGGCAGTATACAGAATATTCCCAGAAAAGGATACATTTATATCAAGTGAGAATGTCCTAGGAAATGCAGGTAAGGATGAAATAGTTGAACTAGGAGGTTACCCAGACATTGCAGGTACAGGTCAAACAAACCGAATACTTACTAAATACAGTACAGAAGACATTAAAGATGTAATTGCAAATAAGATAGGAGCATCTGGGTATAGTGCAAGCCTTAACCTATACCTTGCAGATGCATATGAACTTCCTATAGACTATAAAGTCTACGCATACCCTGTTTACGGAACCTGGGATAACGGTATAGGAAAATTCGGGGATATTCCAACTAATAAATCGGGAGTATCTTGGCAATACAGACAAGCAGCAGAGACTAATGCATGGTTATTAGGATCTTACCCACAGTATGTAACCGGTTCTTACGATTCTCCACTAGACGGAGGAGGTAACTGGTATACAGCTTCAGCTGGGTTTAATATGGAATTTACACAGTCTCATGGTATTAATTCTACTCATGATGTAAATGTAAACGTAACAGAAGCAATACAGCTAATAGACAGTGATACACTGGTAAATGATGGGTTTTTATTAAAACTCTCTGATGATATAGAGTATAACATGTCTTCCTCTATTAGACTAAAATACTATAGTGCAGACACCAACACTATATACCCGCCATTTTTAGAATTCAAGTGGGATGATAGTGTTTACAGCACAGGATCTTTATCAGTTCTTTCAAATAGTATCTCAACAATAGGCATAACCAACAATAAAGGTAAATACCCGGATGTAGGAAAACAGAGATTTAGAATCTCAGCAAAACCTAAATACCCAATTAGAAGCTTTACAACTTCTTCAGTATATTTAACAAATTATGCTCTTCCATCAGGATCATACTGGGGATTAAGAGATGAGAATACAGAAGAAATGATTGTTGATTTCGATACACAATTTACAAAAGTAAGTTGCGACCCAACAGGTCCATTCTTTGACGTATACATGGATGGCTTGCAGCCTGAGAGATATTATCGTATATTGGTAAAAACAACGTTAGACGGAAGCACTACAGTAGTGGATGATCAAAACATATTCAAAGTAGTAAGAAATGGCTAATGATATTGAAATAGTAAAAACAGTCTATAATAAGACAGAATTTTCTAGGGTAATTGACAAGGGGTTTAAGACATACACCCAACCAGTACCAGAAGAAGATACAGATACACCGGAAGAACTCTTCAGGTTGTACGAAAAATTGTATTACGTAATTGACATAGAAGGAGAAGAAGATTCTCACGAATACCTAATAAAGAAAAGCTCAGAGTTAATCTCTTACGAAAGAGATACAGAAGATATACAACCTCTTTTAGATGAAATAGCACAGTTAAGGATTCAACTATTACAAGCAAATCAACAAATTCTTACCTTAGAAACAAAAGTAGACTAGATGGCAGAAATAAAATATACAGCTAATAGAGATATACCAGAAAACATAGCAGGTGTTGAGAAATATTCTGCAGAAGATACACAGTTAATTTCTTCTTTTGAGATAAATAGTTCTTTTGACCCCAGTAAACATGTGGTTGAACTTCACCTACTTACACTTAATGATGAAGTATTATTTAGCGAATACGACTACAGAGGTTATAGACAATTAGGAAACGCACAATCCTCAGGTCAAGAAGGAACATCAATACTTACTATAGATCCTATACAGGATAGTATATCTTTCGATTACGGTAACGGAGGAATTAAGCTCCTATACCACTTCTTAAACGACCTATACACAGATGATACCTCATTTGCAGAATTGTACATACAGGATATCTCACCAGATAGGACAGAGTTAAAACTTGCTTCATTAGCATTATCCCCAACAGATTTAGAGAGATTTACTAATGTAATAAAAAGTAAGTTAGAGAGTGAAGCTTTCTTTAACGAGTTTAGGTTAAATTTTGAAGATAACGACTTACTTATTGGTATTAATATAGATACCTTAGATAATGTAATAGAGAAAGAAGTAGTAGTAAAACTGTATGAACCACTTCCATTTACATACGGAATAAAGAGTAAATTAAGAATAGTTGAATTAGTAGCTAACTCTTCTGCATACGAAGTACAATCTGAAATAACACCAGAACCGGTAGTACTCCCAACTCTAAAACCTGCTAACTTTAACATAGAGGTACAAGATGAGAATATAGTACCTACCCAATACTTCAACTATGATGAATTATTTAGTTATCCAGTAAATAATGCAAATAGTCAACTATTTTCTCTAGTTAATGAAAAAGGTGTTGACATAAGTATAGATCATACTTCGTATAGCGACTTCATACATTTTTCATCAGCTCAAGAGAGATTAATTAACTTTAAATATAAATTAGATTTAGTTACATCATACTCTGCTAGTTTATCAGCTATAGATAGTCAAACACCTAGTACTCAAGGTACTTTAGGGCTTCAAGGAATATCTGGAAGTAGAACATATTTTGAAGGATTAATGGAAGGAGTGTTAAACAATTTCGACCATTATGAAAGATTCTTATACTATGAATCTGGTAGTTTTACTTGGCCAAAATCAAACACTAAAAAACCTTATCAGAATCAAATAAGCAGTACACCAGAATCAATCCTTTGGTATTCTAATCAAATTGCAGAAGCAATATCGTATGACAATACAAATTATAGCTCGTTAATATTTTCTATACCATCTTACCTAAGGGAGGATATAAATAATGAAAATTACCTAACATTCATTCATATGATAGGTCAGCATTTTGATAACCTATGGTTGTATGCAGATGCAGTAACAGATAAGTACGATGCTGATAATAGAATGAATAAAGGTATCTCAAAGGATTTAGTAGGAGAAGCTTTAAAGAATTTTGGAGTTAAACTATACACTTCGAACAAATCTATTGAAGATCTTTTCTCAAGCTTTGTAGGACAAGGGTATGTATCCGGAAGTGAAACTATTGTAAATTACATAACAGGGTCTTTAGTAAATACCAATACTTCTATCAAGCCTTCTTCTTTTGATGATTACCAAAAAGAAATTCAAAAAAGAATCTACCACAACCTTTCCTACCTACTAAAAACAAAAGGTACAGAAAGAGGGTTAAGAGCATTAATAAACTGCTTTGGAATACCTTCAGATATTCTAGATATAAAACTGTACGGAGGTAGAAATACAAACGAAAGACCTTTTTACGGAGACTACCAATACTATACCAGTTCTTTAGATAAAATAAGATTAGACCATACAGGTAGTATTGTAGAAGGTAGTACTCTATCAAGGTATACATCTATACTAAAAAGGGATAATAAATATACAGATGATTTACACGTTATCGAAGTAGGGTTTTCACCTACCGATAATGTAGATAAATACATCATATCCAAATCATTAGCTGACCCAAATCTAAGTACATTTAACATAGATCAGTACATAGGAGATCCAAGTAATTTAACCTTACCAAACTATGACGGACTCTACCAAGCAGCAGAAGATATTCTAGGAGACCTATCACAGTATGATGTAAGAGCTTTTGTTAGATTAATCAAATTTTTTGATAATATAATATTTAAAATGGTTAAAGATTTCATACCTGCTAGAGCAGTAGCTGATACAGGTATAATAATTAAGCCAAATTTATTAAACAGATCAAAAGCTAAATCAGTGAAAGCATCTGTAGATACAATTCTATCTGCTTCAATGGATAACGCATTCACCTATACATCGTCTATTGATACGGCATTCACAGAAGGAAAACATGGTAATACTTTTGGAGCAGTAGCAGAGTATACAGCATCGTATAGACAAGTAATTACAACTCCATTAGGATTAGCACTTATATCAACAAAGAATAAAGAAGAAGCAAAGTTTGATGGAGAATTTTCAAACAGTAGGATTAGAGTTACAGATGGGGAATTAAATAGAAGTAATACTTTAAAGAAGAGTATACCTCCAAAAGTGCAGTATGGCATAAAATTCTTTCTAAACCCACCAGCAGCATACTGTACATTAGATTCAAACGCAAACGACATATTTAATATAACACCAGGAGTACCCTATAACCTAAGAACACTCCTAGGAACATCAGCAGGACTACAAGCACCGACAAGTACAGTCTTCAGACTAAATGGACCTTCAGGAACAGTAGTTTCATCACCTTATACATTTACCGGTGCCCAATATAGTACTATACCCGTATATGCTGATGCAGGTACTATAGAAGGAGCTCCCTGTACTGAGACAGCTTTATTTAGAATAGTAACCTGTACATTAGGTAACAGTACATCAGCACCTACTGCGATAATACCAGGAGTTGCATACAACTTGAATACATGGTTTACATTGAACCAGAATATTCAAATAGAGTTTGAAATAAAAAGAAACAGTGTAGTTATAGAAACTGTTGACTCTATAACAGCAGAGACATATCAATTCTCAGGAACACAAAACGATTCATTTACAATAACAGTAATTGATCAATATGACTCTACATGTAGAAAATCTGTACAAATAACATTCTTTACATGTGCAATTCAACCAGAATCAGGAACAGTGATTTCGAGATACACACAATTTATATCTAATCCAATATTGGTAGATCTAACAGAACTATTTCAAGGACAAGTAGCAGGAGCACAGTATTATACACAAGTTATAACACCTCTTTTAAATAACTCAACACAACCTAGCACTAACCCTACAAACTGGACATTAGTATTAGACCCTATGGAATTTCTATTTAATACTGGACATATACCAATTTGGGTAAAACTTGTAAACGTACCTACGGACTGTGAAGGGTACATCAAACTAGTTAAAACATCTGCAACTATTGGAGAAGGTTCTATGCTACTACAGATGAGAAATACCCCGTTCCTTGCCTGCGGATATACCAGTACAAACACAGGAATAGCAAATAACCAAGGAGCAATTGGTAATTGGGAACCTGTAAGAGTTTATTTTCAAACAATAAGTGACCAGCCGCCAATGAATACCTTACAGCAGTTATGGAATTACGGTAAAAGACTTTACACAAAAAGCTGGACCGGCATTGAAATGAATGTTAACTACTGGCTAAGTGATCAAATTAGTAGTGGACCATATAATAACGGACTACCAAGTACCACACAACTAAATTACTATTACAGCCAAAATGGTATAACACCTCCACCTCAGCCGTTTAACTTAGTTTCGTGTTATTCTATTTCAAACACTAATACCCCTTAAAAATATGACAACAACAGAGTTTTTATTTTTTCATAGTAGTGCTACTGCGAACATTAATGCACCTTCTCGTATAAACGTAAATCTTGAAAGTAATAATGATGGAAGTGCAACTATAAAAGGGGTTACAGTGACTGTAACAACCTTAGTAGATTGGTCATTAAGTACATCACAGACAAATCAACTAGATTTGGAAAATGTATTACTGAGCGCTACTTCTATTAGGTTTACCTACAATAACCAGTTAATTGATTTACCTATCTTAAATAGAACTAGGTACACAAACATAACTAATAACCCAGATGATAACTACTACTATTTTGAAGTAGAGAATACTATTATAAATAATATAACCGGATTAGTAACATCTGCGGAAATACCTGCTCCTGTGATCGATATAACATTTTTACCTTTTATACAGGATGAGAAATACCAATACAGTAATAACAATCCTCTAATTAGTAACGCTTTAGAGAACAGAACATCCACATATATCCAGCAATCAGATAGACAGAGTTCTGGAGTAAGGCCGACAAATCTACCTCAAATACTAGATAGAACCGCAACTCCTGCTCAAACACAAGACAGTAACTACACCACAACAGGTTGGAGTAATGCAAGGTATGTAGGATCTGCAACAGATGCTCAAGACTTTAAAGGAATACCGCCCGCAATCACAGGTAGGCTATTTACAGGAGAAGTGAATACCTCTGCTTCTGCAGACTTATTAATATGTTCTAAATCTATATCAGATAGGATATTATCAGAACTACTATTTACAGGAAACACAGAACTACCTACTTTTGAAGGATTTGCCAATACTAATTACCAGGTATTACAAGATGTCTCTGCTACTGATAATACTATTCTGTATGAATATAATACCATACCTCCTACAGGTTCTTTAGAAATAGGAAGTATACTTAAAGTTAAAAGAAGTCTTGCAATAGAGCCAGAGTTTATGAGAGTTGAAAAAATAGAACCAGAATTTAGTAGAATACAAGTAACAAGAGGATATTTATCAACCACCCCAGGTGAATTAGAGGATGGAGATAACATTATAGTAGTAAAGCCGTTAAGGATCTTTAAAATAGATACTACAAGTGCAAATATAGTAAATTCTACTAACAGTAAAGTATGGGTTAAAGAATCCGGAGAGATACTATCTACAGACGGGTACGGAATGGTATATGAAAGCAGTAGCTTATGTATAACGTAGGGTTGTATAAAATAATAAAAAAACGTATATTTATAATAAGATAAAAAACACAAAATGGGATACTTAGATAATTCAATTGTAACAGTTGATGCAATTTTAACAAAAAAAGGGAGAGAATTACTTGCAAGAGGGGACGGTTCTTTCAGAATTACACAATTTGCTTTAGCAGATGATGAGATCGACTATACTCTCTACAACCCAGTTCATCCACAAGGATCAGCATATTATGGAGAAGCTATAGAAGCTATGCCATTACTAGAAGCATTTCCTGATGAAACTCAAATCATGAAGTATAAGCTTACAACTCTTCCAAGAGGAACAGCTAAGCTGCCGATTTTAGATTTAGGATTCTCAGCTATTAGATTAAAGCAGGGAGCATCACTTGCAATCACTCCACAAACACTAAACTATTTAGGATCTTCTCAAACATTTGAAGCAGGAGGATATGTAGCAACTATTGCAGATACTAGAGTCTTAAATACATTCAATGGAGTCGGTATTAATACAGCTGAAGCTGAGAGATTAAACTCAACTACAACTTTAGGGACAAATGTATCTAAAGCAGTAATTGGAACTTCTATCAACTTGACAGGAACAACAATCAATACATTATTTGGGGATAACACAACACTTCAGACAACTCTTACAGTAATCGGTAGAGATTCTGGAGCTCGATTGACAATCCCTGTAACTATTGTAAAAGTAAATCAATAATAAGATATGTCATTTAAAAGATTAGACCCAGAAGATATTTCCATTAGTGCAGAGTCAGTAGTAACTCCCTTATGGTCTTCAAATAATGTAGAATTAATAACCTTCTATACATCGTCTACACAAGTTGGAAGAACAGGAGATTATTTCTATAGAGTATATAGTACAGATGCAGACGCAAACCCAACTACAGCAGTAGCACAATTAGGAATTACTTTCGGACATAAACAAGGAAGTGGTTCAGTAGACTATACAGTTAACGTACCAGGAAAAGCTCCTTCATCAACAATCTACGGACAGTACAGAAACTTAGTGTTTGGAGACGAAGATACAGATTTTACATTTCAAAACCAATCCTCAGAGTACGTATATGTAATTGCAATAGATAGAGCAAGATATAAAGAGAAACTACTACCAGGAAGCTTTAACCTAATACTGTCAGGATCAGGTACAAGAAAGTTACATTTAACAGATAATAGTGAAACACTTTCTACAATATCTTATGTAGATTCAGGAAGAGTATACGATATAATAAGTGGGTCGAATGGACTACCATACACAACGGGGGTAGAAGGGTATAACTCATTAGGAGGAAGTTACGGTAAATTTTTACCAGATGTAGGGATTATTATACTTAACGGAGAAGCATTAGATGCTTCAGCAGATGGACTACTACTAGGTACAGATAAAGATCCCAATACAAATGGTGATAATATCACAAAATTTTACGATGCTATTAGATTAGGAGAATCATTCTCAGCACAAGCTGAAGAGACAGTTTCTTCAAACTACATATTTGTTAGAGTGCGAAATAGTGAATTTAATTACTCAACTAATCCTTCTAACATTACAGGTTCAGGAGAGTTGAGATGGGATGTCATGATTAACACACCTCAAGCATACCTAACAACAGTTGGATTATATAACGATAATAACGACCTTTTAGCAGTTGCTAAGTTATCAAAACCGTTATTAAAAGATTTTACAAAAGAAGCATTAGTAAGAATCAAGTTGGATTATTAATGAATGAGTGCTTACAAAAAACTAAACAAGCAAGATGCTTACATAACTACTTACACTGCCCGAAAATCTTGGGCAGTATCTGGTAGTGATTATAGTACAAACAATATAACAACCCTAACAGGTATTTCAGGTTCTTCTGCCTACTACCTTCCGGATAACGAAATCCAAAGTATTTCTTATAAGAGGTTAATCTTTCAAAGCACAAACCAGCTATATTACAGTTTATTTCAAAACGGAGAAATTACAACAACAGGTTCTTTTGATAACTTCTTACAATCTTCATATATAAGTGGATCTAGAAATATAGGATCCTACGTAGGAGTCTATTCGCTACCAAGAGATATAATAGGAACACATATAGAACCTAAATCCTTAGTAATAGTACCAGAGTCAGGGGTATCTTCAAGCTACCTACTACCATCTTACGCAACTGAAAACTCAGACGACGATTATGCAGAGGATTTTTTCAGTTTATATGGAGCTACAGTAACATCCTGTGATCCTGCCGATAACGATTACATAAATGATGAAGGAGATTACGTACTAGAAACACCAGCAGAAGGAGGAGAGTATTTAGACCTACCAGACGGATACTCTTCAACTATAGTAGATGATGGAGAAGGTAATCTATACTTAAAATGCTCTGAACCTAAGATATATGTAGGAAACGTTATATACCCTCACGGACAGATTATAATTACAGATGAAATAGTAGCAAACTATTTAATGAATTACGTATCTGGGACACTTTATTGGAAATCCAATCAACCTATTTATACACATAACTACCACTGTAGAGTGAGAGAATCGGAGTTTAACCACACTTATAATCCTTCAGCATTGAGTAGTTCTATAAAAACAACATACTATAACGACGGAATAGTTTACTCAACAACATCAAATACCTCAACAGGGGATTTAAACAGTAATGTTACAGGAAGTTATTTTCAACCATATATTACAACAATTGGACTATATAATGATGCAAATGAATTAGTAGCAGTAGGAAAAATGGGTCAACCGGTACCAAAATCTGCAAATACAGATATGACTTTCATCGTAAAAATAGATATATAAAGCAAGCACTATGGCAATTACATTAAGAACAAACAAAGGATCAGCACTAACTTACAGGGAAATGGATGTAAATTTTTCATCATTTTTCTATTCAGCATCTATAAATGTTGAAAATGCTGAACTAAAGCTACACTATACCGGTAGTACCACTTTAAATATAGCAGGGGAAAGTTACGATCCTAGTAGAACAGTTATAATCCCACTAAACCCTACAGAGGGTCAGGCACCTAATCTTACTGTGGCAGATCCTTTAAGAAGTGTGCAGTTTAACGCCAATGGAAGTCAATTAGGAGGATCATCAGAGTTTATATACACAACAGAGGGATTTTTAGGGGTAGGTACAGGATCACCTTTAAGCAGACTTCACGTAAGAGGTAACAACACATACCCTGCAGTATTAAGGTTAGAATCTATTCCCACAGGCGTTACATCAAGAAAATCTACAGTGGAGTTTTATCATGGAACAAGGAACTACGGAACAATAGGAAAAGACAACTATGAAGATAATAACCTGTACATAAAGACATATGCTGATACCCGTTTTGGAGCAATACTAGGAAATCTTATATTTAATATAGGTAATAACCTAAATGCTGGAGCATGGACTACTGTAGGATTAGGTATAGGAACTTTATCCCCTCAACAAGCACTTCATGTAGAAGGTAACGGATACTTTACCAGTAATGTAGGAATAGGTACCACAGTAGATACCTCAGCATTAAATGTATTCCAAAACACACAACTACAAGCATCAAACGGAGAATATGTACATATCGCTAAATTTGGAATCTCACCTCTTGCTAGCATAACATCCCTAAACATAACAGCAGTTAGAACAGCTGGAGGATCGGACTGGGAAACAGAAGGTATGAGAATACAGAATCTAATAGATACTTCATATAAAAGTTACATACAATTCAACGGCCATGACAACTTAGACGGGTTTTCTATAGGAACAGGTAATGCAGATATAGGGCTTGGAGACATATATAATACAGTACCGGAAAGATTTAGAATTGATGGATATGGAAATGTAACTATAAATAAACCAGTAGCAAACGCTAAATTTGATGTTAATGGAGATACTATTGTAACAGGATCTTTTACAGTAACACAAAATGCAACAGTAAAAGGTTTTGCAGAAGTAGGAACAACTCTAAAGGTAGGAAATGCTGTAACTATAGGTAATGTTCCACAAAATAATGAAGCTAATCCTAGAATATTAGTACAATCACAGACATCAAATCCAGTAGGTCAAGTTCAATATACTACAGGAGTAGTCCCAAAAGGAGCTATTATGATGTGGGCAGGTTCACCAACAACACCTCCAACAGGTTGGACATTATGTGACGGTAGAGCACCGGTAGGTGGAATAACAATACCAGATTTAAGAGAGAGATTTATTGTAGGAGCAGGAGGAGATAACCCAGCAGTAAATAGCAGTACAGGATATAATGTAGGAGCTACAGGAGGAGCCAATTTTGTTACGTTGACAACTTCACAAATGCCTTCACATACTCACCCTGTTAGAATGCACGTAGATAGCACCGGAGGAGGAGTAGATGCTCCTACAGAGATTAACACATCAAACCCTGATGAAGCAGGTACATATATCACACCTTGGACAACTACAGATCCAGTAGGAGGAAATCAACCACACGAAAATAGACCGCCTTACTATGCATTAGCATTCATTATATACACAGGTGTTGTATAAAACAGAAGATTAAAAGAAGATATTTATAATAAAGTACTATGGCAATAACATTTAGAACAAGTTTAGGAACAGCTCTCACCCATGCACAAATGGATGAGAACTTCTCTTCTGTATATTTCTCAAGTTCCATTCACGATATACCTGACTCTACTTCAAAAGAGTTAAAATTATGGTTCGATACAGATGTACCTACACCGGTAGCGTATCACAGTGTTGAATTACCAGCACCAGGAGGAGTAGGAACAGTAACTATTGACCAAGATGGAGATAATAGACTAGTCACTGCAAATGGAAATGGATCAATTCAAGGAGAACCAAACTTTACCTTTGACGGAGATTTACTAACTCTAACAGGTAGATTTGAACCGCTTGACTCAACAGGAAATCTAAGTATAGGAGTAAATGCAGGAGGAAATGCTAACGAGGCTAACAACATACTTATTGGTGCAGATGCAGGGTACGATCTAGAGAACCAAGATAACCTTGTAATAGGTAACTCTTCTTTACGAATTGCAATAGGAGAAGCAAATACAGTAATAGGTAACCAATCAGTACAGAATCTAAATATAGGAGATAACAATACAGCCTTAGGGTACGGTACTGCATTAAATGTAGATAATGGTAGCGGTAACGTATACTTAGGATACCAAGCAGGACCATTAATAGAAAATGTAACACAGGATAATAAACTTTATATTAACAACCACATATCAGACACACCTCTTATTTTTGGAGATTTTGCTACAGGTCAAGTAATATTTAACAGCCAGGTGTCTGCATCAGTTTTCTCTGGTTCTTTCGTAGGAAATGGATCAGCCTTAACAGGAGTATCAACTGAATGGGACGGTACCAGAGACGGTAATGCTGAAATAACAGGATCATTAATTGTATCAGGAGGAGCAGGGTCTACAGTAGATTTTACAAACGTTTCTTCAATATCAGGATCAATATTCTCAGGATCATTTGTAGGAGACGGATCAGGATTGACAGGTATTGTCTCTACTTCAGAATGGGACGGTACTAGAGATGGTGATGCAGAGATAACAGGGTCATTTATTGTATCAGGATCTACACCAACTATCGACCTAAAAGGTGTTACAACTATTGATCAAAATATCAAAATACATAATCCAACCGATTCATCAATAGGTATAGGGGAAAACACATTAAACAACTCATCAAATGCTAGTGTAGCATTAGGGAGATATGCAGGGACATATGCAGAAAAGAGCACTACCTTAGTAGGATACTCAGCAGGGCAAAGAGCAGGAAAAGAGTCAACATACGTAGGGTTCCAAGCAGGAGCAGGATTTGATGGTAGTTACTCAACAGGGATAGGGAGTCAAGTGTTAACTAAAGCTCGAAACTCGAGTCATGAAACTGCTTTAGGTTTTGGAACATTGTATAAAATAGGAAGTAATGACGGAGGCGGGTATGCAAATGTAGCGATAGGATCACAAGCTTTTGCATCTTTAGAAGATGGTGCATATAACGTAGCTGTAGGTGCAATGGCTTTTAATAACCTACTAGTAGGTAAAGCCAATGTAGCTATAGGTTGCGAAGCAGGAAGTCCTAGCTTAAAAAAAGGTTTCAATAACGTATACCTAGGGCCTTTCACAGGACGTGACGATGTAGATGAAGAAGAAAATCAACTTTATATACATAATCGAAGAACAAACGATGCTTTAATAAGAGGAGATTTTGGACAAAAAATACTAACCTTAAATGCAATACAGATATTTCTACCAGAACTACAGCAAGGACCGAGTGGATTACCACCAGGAGCTTTGTACCTAGATGGAAATGTAGTTTGTGTAGCAATTTAATAATACTAATAATAAAACAATATGGCAATAGTAAATAACCTAACAGTATCAGGATCCTTAATAGTATCAGGTACTATAGTAGTTCAGCCAGGAAGTACTTTCCAAGGAAGCGGTTCTTTTACAGGATCTTTTTCTGGATCTCATGTAGGAGATGGATCAGGATTAACGGGAATAACAACAGCCAACTGGAATGGTATTAGAAGCGGTAGTGCAGGTATTACAGGTTCCTTAACAGTTATATCCGGAAGTACATCACTTCAAGGAGTAACTGTAGGAAGTACTTTAACTATAACAACGGGGAGTACAACAGATGCTAAAGTAGATATATTCCAATACTCAACAAGTAGTCTTTCAGGAGTAACAACTCTAATGACTTTTCCAATATCTTCCTCAGCAGGTTATGCTGGATTTAAAGCAGATTACGTACTAACAACTTCTACTGAAGATGAAAAGAAAGTAGGTACTTTATTAGGTACTTGGGATAGAACAGGAAATGCAGATATATCAGACAATTACGCAGCAGCAACAGGAGATGCAATAACAAGTACATTTAGCTTGAATGCCTCTTCACTAACATCTGCTTCTCTATCTGTAGATGCAGTAGGAGGAAGTTTCGAAATAAACATGCTTGTAACAGCATTTAAGAGAAAAGTATAAAATAATATAAAACATGGCTAACGAACATATTATAAATAACGATGTACAGGTATCAGGCTCACTTAATGTAAGTCAATCCATAACTGCAGATACTTACTACGGAGATGGATCTAACCTTTTATACATTACTGCTTCCTCTCAATGGGACGGAGTAATTACAGGGAGTGTAGACATATCAGGATCCTTTAAAGTAGACAGAGGAAATGTAGACCTAAGATTTGCAGAAGGAGTATCGGGATCATTCTCTGGATCCTTCCAAGGAGATGGATCAGAGTTAACAGGTTTAAACCTAAACGGATATCAAGCATCAGGAAGCATCTTTACAGGTTCATTCTCAGGATCATTTACAGGAGATGGATCAGGATTGACAGGTATTACAGCTTCTTTCTTTACAGGATCTGTAACAAATTCTACATCAGCTTCTTATGCAAGTACAGCTTCATACTGGAGTGGTTCGATAGCAAGTTCTTCTTACGCAACAACAGCTTCTTTTGCTGCAACCGCATCATACTGGAGTGGATCATTTTCAAGTGCACAAACAGCATCATATATTAATCCACTAGTACAAGACGTACAGTTAACAGGATCTTTAGGTATAACAGGTAGTCAGACTATTGCATCAACACTACAAGTAGCAGATAAAATAAGGTCTGAGGTAGGTGTCGATATTCTAACAACAAACGGAGTGTACTGGAAAGCAGGTTCTTTTCCGTCTACAGCAGTAGGAGGCATAGCTTATAATAATGGAATGTCTTTCTACTCAAACGGACTAGTAACACCTAGAATGTTTATCAGTGAAAGTGGTAATATAGGTATTGCAACAACCAATCCATCTTTAGGAAAACTTCATATAGTAGGAAATATTTTCGCAACATCTTTTACAGGATCTTTACTAGGGACAGCTTCTTATGCATCTCAAGCTTTAAGTGCTTCTTATGCACCAACAGCTCCAACATCGTCTTACGCATTAACTGCTTCGTACGTTGACACAAGTACATTAACACCTTTATTAGCATTTAATACATTTACAGGTTCATATAACTCAGGTTCTTTTACAGGATCATTTGTAGGAGATGGATCAGGATTAACAGGTATTACAGCAGAATGGGACGGTTCTTTATCAGGAAGTGCTAGTATAACAGGATCACTAATAGTAACAGATACTATAACGGCAAACCTATTTGTAGGAGACGGATCAGGTATAACAGGAATTGTTTCACCAACAGCTATTACAGCAACTTATGCAATCTCCGCTTCATATACTGACGTAGTAGGCTTTGCATCATCATCTATATCAGCTTCATTTGCAGAAAACAGTAACACAGCATCTATAGCAACATCAGCTTCATTTGCTGAATCTAGTAATACAGCTTCTATAGCGACTTCTGCTTCGTATGCAACAACAGCTTCTTATTCAAATACGACTACCTCAGCCTCTTTTGCAACAAATGCAACAACAGCAAGTTACTTACTGGGAACAGTTACTGCTTCTTATTCAGATACAGCTATATCAGCTTCTTACGCAACAACAAGTTCTTACGCTAATTATGCACAATCAGCATCATATATAGATGTAATAGACCAACCAACAGGAGTAGGACCTTATTACCCACTATTTAGTGATGGTTCGATAAACAACGCTATATACATTGATAGTGCCTTATATTCATATAATGCTACAACAAATACACTAACAGTAACAGCTTCACATGCAACATCAGCATCATACGTAGCAGGATACGTTCCCTATACAGGAGCAACTCAAGCAGTAGACCTAGGACCTTACAACCTTACAATAAACAGTGTACCTTTTGGTAGGGGAAGTGGAAGTGGCGCTTTTAATATAGCTATTGGGTCTAATGCTTTAGGTGCAAATAGCTCCTCTTTTGGAAATATAGCTATAGGATACAATGCTTTAAGACTTAACACAACAGGTATTGCCAGTACAGCTATTGGATATAGAGCTTTAGAGAATAGTGTATCTACTAAAAACACCGCAGTTGGAGCTGAAACAATGGCTTCAAATATTAGCGGAACCTTTAATACAGCTGTCGGACAAGAAGCATTAAGAGCGAATCTTACCGGAAGCTATAATTCTGTATTAGGAAACTTTGCACTACTAAGTGCTGAAGCAAACTATGCAACTGCTCTAGGAAGAGATGCAGGGAGGCTTTCCTCTACGGGGAATTTAACATCTACACTAGAGAGTGTATTTGTAGGATTTAATTCAAAAGCTCTAAATACATCTTCAATAAATGAGATAGTAGTCGGAGCAAATGCTATCGGTATGGGGGATAATACAACTGTATTAGGAAACTCATCTACGATAAGTAGTGCAATTTATGGAAACTTATTACTAGGCACAACAACTAGTAACGGTGTAGGGAAACTACAGGTAACAGGAACAACCCAACTAAACGGCAATACAACAATAACAGGAAGTCTTTCACAAGGAGTTTCAGTAGCTGCTACAGGAGACTACTCACATGCTGAAGGAGATAGTACTACAGCAGGAGGAGACTACTCACATGCTGAAGGATTTGGAGCATTTGCATCAGGATCACACACACATGCAGAAGGTCGCTCTACAGAAGCAAAAGGATCTGCATCTCATGCAGAAGGATTCTCAACTCACGCAAACGGACAATACTCACATGCTGAAGGAGAAGGTACAGTATCATCCGGAGCATCGTCACATGCAGAAGGATACCACACATCAGCATCAGGAGATTATTCACACGCTGAAGGGCAATGGTCAATAGCTTCAGGATTCTATTCACACGCTGAAGGAAAACTAACAATAGCATCTGGAGCTTTCTCACATGCAGAAGGAGCAGAAGCAGTAGCATTGGGGATGTATTCACATGCTGAAGGACAGGGAACAATAACAGCAGCAGATTATCAACATGCACAAGGGCAGTATAATATATCATCATCAGCAGAGTCTGCTTTTATTATAGGAAATGGTGTTAATTCTGCTAATAGATCAAATCTAGTATTCGCATCAGGATCTCAATTCCAAGTAACAGGTTCATTGATGGTAAAAGATATTCTACAGTTAGAAGTAAGAACAACAACACCTACCCCAGTAGAAGGGATGATCATAGCATCAGGATCAGCAGGATCTAGTGTACTTTACTACTACAACGGAACATCTTGGAATGCATTATTCTAATAAAACAAAATAAAAAATGTGGTTATATCAAAATAAAGAAATTAAAGAACTATCAGATATGCCCGGAGACAACTTCGGGTTTATCTATGAAGTAACACATCTACCAACCGGTAGAAAGTACTTAGGAAAGAAGCAACTTATTTCTGTTACAAAAAAAGCTTTAGGTAAAAAAGAACTAGCTTTAATAACAGATAAAAGAGCTAGTAAATCTAAAATAGTTAGAAAAGAATCTGATTGGAAAACCTATTACGGTTCTCACTCAGAAATAAAAGGCCTAATAAAAGAAGGAAAACAGTCGGAATTCTCAAGAGAAATTCTTATCTTTACTCCAAATAAAAAGCTCCATACATATTATGAAAACAAATTCCTATTTATGAAAGGAGTAATAGAGCCAGATTCTAACTATATAAACGATAATATAGAAGGAAGATATTTTAGAAAAGATTTCTTATGATAAGATTACAGGAAATAGTAGGATTACCAACCCTACAATACCATTTAAACAATAACCTGACACTATCTGAATGTGTCTACCGTTATTCCTCTGATTCGTTTATACAATTATTTGCTGAAGCAAGACAAGCTTTAAGAGACGGTAAAATAACTCTTAATGAGCAGGATATGCTCCTTATAGAAACAACAGATATTGGAGAGTATGGAATGTATGAAGGACAGAAAGTACCTTTAGATCTTCCAATGGTAGATGAAGAACTTGACGAAGGAGAATACAGAGGTAAAGATGTTCCTTTAAACAAACCAAAAAGAGGAGGATCTAAAAAATTCTACGTTTATACTAAGAATAAAAAAGGAAATGTAGTAAAAGTATCTTTTGGAGGTACAACAGGATTGAATGTTAAGATAGATGAACCAGGAGCAAGATCTTCTTTTGCAGCCCGTCATCAATGTGCTACTAAAAAAGATAAAACAAAACCAGGATACTGGGCTTGTAATATCGGAAGATATTGGAAGTCACTTGGAGGATCAAGAAATTTTAGCGGGTATTGGTAATATGAGACCTTACAAACAGTTACAGACACAAGAATACATTTATAGAAAATTTACCCAAGACATTCCAGAAGAAGAACTGGTTTGGCATAGAGATGAGAATGACAGGGAGGTAGAGATTCTAGAATCAACAGATTGGATGTTTCAATTTGATAATGAATTACCTCAGACATTACAAGGTAAATTGTTCATACCAAAAGAAACATATCATAGATTGATAAAAGGAACAGGATATTTAAACATAAGAATAAAAGAATACTAATGATACAGGAAATAGTCACAGGAATAATAGTGCTAGGCGCTTTTGTAATTCTATTAGATACTTTACTATTTATAATTAAACCTAAGAAAAAATAACATTAACTACAATATTCTAATGGACGGAGGAAATATAGCCTATTACTGGATAGCAGCAGTTACTATATTGACATTGTATTTAATCATAGACGAATATAAAAGAAAGTAAATAATGAAAAAATCAGAGTTAGTAAAGCTAATAAAAGAAGAGCTTAACATACAAGACAACGGACCAGAAGAAGCACAGTTCGATACAGACTTAATGGCAACTGCTAACGGTATTGCAACAGCAATAGGGTCTGAATTGAAAAATAAAAAACAGCAGAACGAAGGCCAGTTAAGTGAAGCAATTGTAGCAACTATAATTGCAGGAGTTCTAACAGGAAATGCACTTATAGGATTTATCTCTAAAATGGCTGCCAAGTTAATGAAAAGACTTAACTGGAAAAAAGGAGAGGACTTTGCAGAAAAGGTACACCACTGGGCACATGATAATGAAAAAGCTTTTCAAACTCCAATTAAAAGAGTATTAGGATTCTTTATAAAAGATCCAAATACATTAGAAACAACAACCAAAGCTATCTACGCAATCGTTATTGCAAGTATGGCAGCAGGATATGGAGCACAAGCAGTCAGTGGTTTATCAAAAGCAGAATGGTTTCAAGGAGCATTATCTTCTTTAAAAACAGTTGCAAAAGCAGACGAAGCAATATTAAATGCATACCCAGCTATCAAAGCATTAATCTAATAGACATATAATGAAAAAATCACAATTAAGAGAAATAATTAGAAAAGAGCTTCAAGGATATTCTAACTATATAGGTAAGACTCAAGGAGGTACTTCTGATGAGTTCATGCGAATCTTAACTGCAATTGCAAACGGAACAGATCCAGGAAAATACCAGGGAGATGCTGAAAGAGGTAATGCAATTTTAGATAAAGCAAATCCAGATAACGTAGATAAAATTACTAGAGGTGAAGATCCGATCTACGAAGAAGCTTCTAACATAGAGAGTGTTGAAATAACCTATGCTTACCCAGGTACTAGGCTTTATTCAATCCGTATAAACGGTGCTAAAGTATTTGAAAAAGAACAAGCAATTCAAACTATAAAAGATCTTACAGGATTAGAAATTCCACAAAGAGGGTACTTTGATGATCCAGAAGTAGTAGCAATCGTTGACGCTTTAAAAGCAAAAGGTATTCAAGCTGACTCTTCAGAAATGGATATAAGCTAAGAAGGAATGATTAGCATCTACAATATATTAAAAGAAGTAATTTCACCAACCCAAGAATACCAAGAACTTGTAAACGATATAGTTGATCAAGGAGGAGAGTATTTAGGAGAAGGTGATTATGGAGCAGTCTTTTTAGTAGGAAATAGAGTAAAAAAAGTAACTACTGATTCAGAAGAATTAGAAGATGCACAGCAAATAAAAGGACAAAAGACTAAATACTTCGTACATATATACGATGTAGAGGTTAGAAATCCAAAACTAGGAATCATCACAATGGATAATCTAGAACCTTTCACAGGATCTGAAAAAGATGTTCCAATTGATGCTATTATGGAAGAAGCAGAAATGCTAGGAATATATCCAGACTTAGAAGGACCAGGAGGTTCTATTAAAATGGATAACATAATGCAAGATAAAACAGGTAAAATAAAAATAATAGACGTATAATGGAAAACACATTTGACTTAAAAAAATTCTTAGTAGAGAATAAATTGACTAACAACTCTAGATTACTAGAAGTAGAAGGAGCAGCACCAACACCAGAAGAGGCAGCAAAACTAGTAGCAAACAGCGCAGATAAACTTATAAACAGCTCAGCAATAAAAGCAGTAGCAGAAAAAGTTAAGGAAAATCCACAAGCAATGAAAGAGCTTCAAGGTATCTTATCTAAGTTTAACATTAACTTAAATGAAAATACAGGTACAATAAATCCACAAGATGTGTATAAGGTAGCTAAAGCATTTGCACAACAAGCTGAAAAAGAAGCAGGAGAAGGACTAAACGAAGAAGGGGCAGCAGGTGCACTAGGAGTTTTAGGATTTTTCGGAGGAGGAATATTAGGTAATATTATTGGCTCTATGGGAGATGTTGTATATACTGCACAAGAGATTATTCTAGGAGCACCCAATCCTTCGCACATGACAGAAACTATGATAGGTGCTGTAGTTGGCGCTATAGTTTTAGCAATAGCAGGAGCAGTTTTAGACGGAGAGTAATTTTATGTATTAGATTAAAAATAAATAAAGAAAGGCTTGTTTATTCAAGCCTTTTTTCGTATCTTAAGATGTCAATCGGTTATGTACAAATATGAGTAGTAATATATTATTAGGTTTTATAGAGAATGTCTTAGGAAAATCTCACAAGAGAGCAAGAGAGAACTACGCTTTTACTTGCCCTAAATGCAATCACCATAAGCCAAAGCTAGAGGTAAACATGCATACCAATGAAAAAGGAGAGAATCCTTTCGAATGCTGGGTATGTGGCTTTAAAGGACGTACAATCAGGTCTTTACTTAAACAGTTACAAGTACCTGCCGAACAAGCATACGAAATACTTAAATACGTAAGAAAAGGTGCCGAAATAGGTTATGCTCCTATAACTTCTGTAGAGCTTCCTAAAGAGTTTCAAGCTCTTTATACAGCATCAACCACATCTATTATAGCAAATAAAGTAAGGAGATATCTCTATAAAAGAGGTTTTACCGATAGAGACTTCTTAAAATACAATATAGGTTATTGTACTTCAGGAGAATATGCCGGAAGAGTTATTATTCCATCATATAACGAGAATAACCAATTAAATACCTTTGTAGGTAGAACCTATGAAGATGCATACCATAAATACAGTGGTCCGGAGAGTTCTAAAGATATAATAGTCTTTGAGAACCTTATCAATTGGGCCCAGCCCATAGTCCTGGTAGAAGGGGTATTTGATGCAATAGCAGTAAAAAGAAACGCAATACCAATACTTGGTAAGTCTTTATCAAAATCTTTGATAAAAAAGATAGTATCAAGTCAGGTAGAAGACATATACGTAGCCCTAGACAGGGATGCATTTAAAAAAGCACTCTCATATACAGAACAGTTTCTGAATATGGGAAAGAAAGTATATCTAGTAGATATGCAAGATAAGGATCCAAGCGAGATGGGCTTTGCAAGCTTTACTCGTTATGTACAACAAGCAGAGGAAATGAACTTCGGTAAACTACTCGGCTACAAACTATCATAATATGATACAAAAAGGACAAAATGTTCTATCAGAGCATGCCAAAAAAAGATTAGATTTTAAGCCTGAATTAAAACAAATTAACTTCTTAGATAGAAGGGTTTATCAAAGATCAGAAGGTGTATACTATCCTTCAGTTACAACAATTTTACAATACATGCCAAAGAATAAATTCTTTGAAAGCTGGTTGAAAGATGTAGGACATAACTCAGACATTATAATGAGAAGAGCCGGAGATGAAGGTACTCAAACTCACAATGCAATTGAAGAGTTATTAGAAGGAAAAGAAATCCAATGGATGGATGATTACGGTAATGCTCGTTACAATGAACTGGTATGGGGAATGATTATGAAGTTTAAAGAGTTCTGGGATGTAGCAAAACCAGAACTAATCTTCACAGAAGAATTTACTTACTCAGATACTCACAAGTATGCAGGAACAGCCGATATCGTTGTAAAGATGAACGGAGAGACTTGGTTAATTGACTTTAAAACATCTAACAGTTTACATAAATCATACGACTTACAATTGGCAGCTTATGCAAAGTCGATTGAAGAGACAAAAGGTATTAAGATTGATAGAACAGCTATTCTTTGGTTGAAAGCATCAACAAGAGGTGCTGATAAAGCCGGTAAGAAAATACAAGGTAAAGGATGGGAGTTAAAAGTGATAGATGATATAGAAAAGAATTTCGAATTATTCAAATTGATCTATAGATTATACGAACTTGAACACCCAACAACAGAACCTAAGTTTACATCATACCCAACAACTATTAAACTTTAATACTATTTATTTAATATAATCGTTGGATATTCGAAAAAATATTCATAACTTTAGGTAAATAGAAAGTAAAATGGGAGGAAACGTATTTAGTAGTACAGCACCAATAAAAAAAGAACATATTAAACCAACTCTATTAGAGTTTTTTAAACAGTTCAAACAAATATTTCCAAAAGCAGAACCATTCTTTAGAGAGATGAAAACTCTAGGATCTGTAGGAAAAAAAGATTATTCAGGGGATATTGACCTAGCACTTGCCGGGTCATCCTTTGATGATATAAATGATTGGAATCTAGATGAAAAACATGTTCAAGAACTATTTGTAGGATTTAAGAAAAGAGCAAGAACCTCTACTGACGATCAGTTAATGAAGAGAGCTGTAATTGTAGCAGTAGCACAGAAAATTGCAGAAGCTGATACAGAGATTATAGCAGATGTAAAAGGATCAGGAGCAGGAGCTTTGTTCTTATTATTTCCTCAATATGATGAAAATAATGAAGCAGTAGGTCAGAATGTACAGATAGATGTAAATGTAGGAGATGTAGACTGGCTTTCATTTGCTTATCACTCAGCTACATACTTAGGAAACGTAAAAGGGTTACATAGAACACAATTACTTGTATCTCTATTCTCTTATAAAGGGTATACATTCTCTCACAATTACGGAGTAAAGAGTAAAGAAACTCAAGAGATAGTAGCTAATACACCGCAACAAGCAATTGACCTCTTAAATCAACTATACAGTTTAAATCTAGATAGAGATACAATAGGGGATTATTTTAAACTGATGGAAACATTGGAATCAGGATTATCTCCACAGGATTTGAATGCAGTTTTCGATACTTACCTAAAGATATTAGACAGTACCAGAGCAGATATACCAGAAGATTTACAATCTTATTGGATAGAGAATCAAGAAAGATTAGGGTTAAAAGGTAAATTCTTACCGGATAATTCAAACTTAACACAATATAAAGTATAATATGTCAGGAGTAGCAGGAGGAAATAGAATACTAAGAGGAGATGTACAAGCTACATTTAATAAGTACGTAGAGGAAGTTCTACAGAACATACCTGGTTTTAAAAAAGCTTCTTTATCCGGGTCTGTAAAAGCAGGTTCAAAAGCTGACTTTGGAGACTTAGACATTATAGTATGGTTTGAAGGAGACGATAAGAGAGAGGTTAAACAAAGACTTATTGATGCAGCTCTTGCTCTACCGCAAGACATAATTGTACCTTTTAAATCAGAAAAATACACAGGAAGAAGATATTATAACTCAGGTGAATTAATATCAGTACTCTATCCAATTGTAGGGCAAGAAGATCAGTATATTCAAGTCGATAATATTATAGCTCTTACAGAAGAAGAGCATGCATTCAAAGGATCTTTCCTAGACCTACCAGCTGAAAAACAAGGGTTGTTAATAGGTCTAGCAAAAGTAATACTTCTAGAACAAGACCCTCAAGATGTATTCAGAAGAATGGGTATTTCAAATGTACCGGAACTGGCAGAAGGAGAAGAATTTGAATTCAACTTATCCTCAGTAAAATTATCATTAAGAAAAGTAAAACTTGAAAACTTTAGAGAAGTAGCAAGAGAGGAAGTATGGTCAACAACGGCCTGGGGTACTATAAAGATATTGTTTCAAGGATTTAATATCGACGGTTCTTTTGAGGACTTATTAGACGATGTTGCAAGAAAGCTTACAAATGCTAGATCTAAAAACAGAATAGCAGGTATATTCAAATCAATGGTATCTGTTAAATCAGGAGAGGTTGGAACAGCTAAAGGAAAAGGTAAAGAAGATGCACTTGAAAAGGTAGCACAAACCCTTGCTGAAGCTTTAGACGATGGATCTGAAGTAGTAGCTTTATATGCCGGAGGATTTAAACCACCACACCTTGCTCACTTCGAAAATGCTAAATTCCTCTCTACTAAAGCAGATAAGATTGTAATATTTATCGGACCTAAAATCAGAGAAGGAGTAAAAATTACTGCGGAACAATCAAAAGCAATTTGGGAGATTTATGCTAAATACATAAACGTACCAATGGAGATTGTTATTAGTAAAGTAACTCCGATATTAGATACTTATGAATGGATTGATGCAAATCAAGACAAAGTAACAAATATTATTACAGGAGCTATGGCTGATGAAATGAAAAAGTTTGCAGGTATTGAAAAGAAAAAACAAAACGGTGAATATAAAAACGTAGAAGTAAAAGAATTACCTGTCATCACTAATAAAGAAGATGATAAATTCTCAGCAACTGATATTAGAAAATCAGAAAAGTTCTTATTAGCAGGTAAATGGATTCCAAAAGTAGTATCAAAAGAAGATAAACAAGCAATTGTAGACCTTATAGCACCACAGCAAGAAGATTCTATAGAAGATAAAATGCTAACTGCAGTAGATACCGTATTTGAAAACTTCTTTCCAAAAAAAGATACTAAAGAAGTAGTGAAAGAAGGATCATCAGGAACACCTATTCAACCATCAGGAGCTATTCCATCAAAAGATAGAGAAGATTTAATAGAGCTTTTTAATCAACTAAGATCAACTATTGATTCAGATAAGTATACAGTAGTATTTGAACAAGATAGAATAGGAGTATACATAAAAACGTATGCAGATGTAAGCTTTGACCAAACACCTCTACAAAAAAGACTACCTGAAGGGGCAGAACAAGAGAAATTTGATTACACTCCGTACATAGGATCTCTTTTAGAGTATATGTTAGATCAGAAAATGAATATTACACCACTTCCGGAAGTAAAAATCAGGTATGATGAAAATCAAGCAAATGATTTCTTCGGTAAAACAGCTTACTATGATCCAAATAACCAAGAAGTAGTACTGTACGTAATGGGTAGACATCCAAAAGATGTTTGTAGATCGTTCTCTCACGAAATGATTCACCATATGCAAAATATGGAAGGAAGACTTCAAGGATTAGCAGGAACTACTAATACAAATGAAGATGACGTCTTACAGGAAATAGAGAAAGAAGCTTACCTAAAAGGTAATATCACATTCAGAAACTGGGAAGACGGTTTAAAAAATAATAACAAAAAGGTTATGGCAGAAGGGAGATATGATACAGTAACAAATCGAGTTAGTAGTGCTATTTTTAACCACTGGAAAAAGGAAGTAGAAGAGGGCATGAAGACTACTAGCTTTAGTGACTTTATTGAATCAGATGATTTAAGTTTCGACGTACAAGCTACATTAGTTTTAAAACCAGGAACTAAAAAGCTGAAAATAGACGGAGGAGCAGACTATTCACCAGAAGGAGAATATGACGATGCTATTATGGTAACGTTTCAAATTGATCCTACAATGCTACCTGAATTTTGGGAAGAAATTTCTATGAATCTCAAAGATGTTGTTAGGCATGAAATAGAACACCTAACTCACAGCGATTCTGATAACTTAAAAACAGGTAAGTACATAGAAGACGATCAGTATATACGAGATTTAGTTAAACTAAAATTATTAAAAAATAGAGAATATTTTCTTTTACCAAAAGAAGTAGATGCAAACTTACAGGGAATGTACCTTAGAGCTAAAAAAGAAAAAAGACCATTTGCAGATGTCGTAAATACATACTTAGATGCTCAAAAAATTACATCTAAAGAAAAGGAAGAGATATTAGCATTATGGCGTAAAAGATTACCAGCATTAGGAATTAAACAAACATTATAAAATGAAAAAGGTTATGGGAAATTTAGCAGACTTATTATTAGAAGAATCAGATTTCATGCCAAAGTATCAGATATACTGCGACATGGACGGAGTATTAACAGATTTTGAGAAGAGATTTGTTACACTATTACAACAAGAAGGTCCGAAGTACTATTCAAAAGCAACAATAGCTCAAGTAACAAGACCTAAGCATTTTGATAAATTAGAAGGAACAAAAGAGTTCTGGAAATTTATTGACCAGCACATAGGATTAGAATTCTGGTCTGAAATGGAATGGATGCCGAACGGAAGAGTATTGTGGGACTTTATTCAACCTTACGGACCAAAGCTTCTTACATCTCCTTCAAGAGATAATACTTCAAGACTTGGAAAAAGATTGTGGGTTAAAGAAAATCTAGTACCTGCTCCGGAAGTACTTTTTAGATTTGGAGATGCTAAGTCGGATTTTGCAAATGAAAATTCTATATTAATAGACGATAAACCTTCTAACCTAGTAGCATTTGCTTCTAAAGGAGGAATAGCAATAGAGTGTAAAGATGGAGATGTTTCATCGGTTATAAATGAATTAAAAAAACTTGGTTATGGGCGAGAGCTTACTTAAAAAAGAATTTTCCTCAAAAGACGTTAACAGGGCTAGAAACCTGGTTAATAAAGACTTCTCAGCAAAAACAGTAGACGGTATCGGGTACTCTAAAGCACAAGTTGCTTACAAAGAAGGAGATATCTGGGAAGAGAGTGGCAGGACTTGGACTATTAAAAACGGAATACGTCAAAATATAACAAAACTTGATAGTGCTAAAAAAGCATTACAAGTACCTTTGGCATGTCCAAAATGCGGAGGATCTATGAACTATCATTTAAGTCATAAGATGTACAAGATACATAAAATGTGTTTTGACTGTGTGATTGACTATGAAGCAGAATTAAGAAAAGCAGGTTTATATGAATCGTATGAAAAGAATATGATGCAAGGAAGTCTTAAAGCTTTTGCTAGAGATGTAGAGCAGTGGGTATTGGATTCTTTAGAGACAACAAACACCTTTGTAACTGAACAAGGTGATATAGAGGATTGGAATAGTAATGATTCTAAATTTAAAGAACAGTTAACTTCAAATTTACAAGAGTATTTGAAGCATATAAGAAGTCATATAGATTAGTAATAAGTTTTTCTTACTATTTATTTTTAAACAGTAAATAGTATTTATTTTATGGCAAAAGCAGCACAATCTTCCACTAAAGAAGAGAGACCTAAAGTATCTAGACCAGGAGTTCATGCAAAATCTAAAACTTCAAAATTGAAGAGTTCTAAGAACTATAAGAAACTTTACCGTGGGCAAGGTAAATAAGGCTTATATTGAAAACATAATAAAAGAAATACTGTCTGAAAAAAAAGCAGATAGATGTCTCCGCATTGCCAGACAAAAATACGATAAACCCTCAGCCTATAGATCAGGGGCAATTGTAAGATGCAGAAAAGGAGATATCTGGAAAGATTTAAAAGAAGCAGACGATCCTCAAGCAGGTAAAGCTGCTCCCTATGGATCTGGATATGCTAAAGTAAAACAAGCAATACAAGAACTATTACAAGAAGACGAAACTCTTCATAAATGGTTTTCAAGAAAAGGAGCAAAAGGAAAATCCAAAGGATGGGTTGACTGTAATGCCCCTGATGGAAAAGGAGGATATAAATCTTGCGGAAGACAAGAAGGAGAAAAGAGATCAAAATACCCAGCCTGTAGGCCAACACCCTCTCAATGTAAAACAAAAGGAAAAGGAAAGACCTGGGGTAAAGCAAAATAATAAACATAAAAGAAAATAAAATGAAAAAACAAATCTTAAGCGAACAATTTCGCAGAATGCAAAAACTTGCGGGTATCATAACGGAATCACAGTTTAATGAAGAATTGACTGATAATACCCTTAAAATTGAATTGTATGCAACAGTATCTGGTGGTGATAACCCTAAAAGTAGTCAAAATGTCGAATCTTATAGAAAAATTCAAGATTCATTAAAAAATAATATACCAGTCCAGTTTACCGTAAGATATGTAAATGAAAAAGGGGCTGTAACCGTAAGTTTGGTTAATGGTCAGATTAAGCCAGTAAGTCGAGGAAAAGAGGCTGGTTCTGGAAAATTATTACCAGCAGCAGTAGTAGATATTAAATTGTTTTCTGACTATGGTAAAAAACAAAACTATGAAGGTCAAGAGACTATTAATGATGCGTTAGGTTTAATAGAACGGTTTAGTACTGAAAGTGCTGATAATTTTATTAAACAAAATTAACAACCAGTTAGTGAAAATTTAAGATTAATAAATTATTTGGAATAACCCACCATATAAAAAGAATAATATTTTAATGTAAAACAAAAGGAAAAGAAAAGACCTGGGGTAAAACAAAGTAAATATGAGACTATTAGAACTATTAAGAGAAGCTAAAGAAGCAATCGAAGACTTTGCAAAAACCAGAGGAGAAGGAGCAGCTAAAATTGCAAGTAATGCTCAAGATAAAGGAGGATTAGCTCTACTGACTTGGCATCACTTTAAGGTAAAAGCTCCATACTACAAGAAAGCTGTCGAAGGAAAGCTTGATATGGAAAAAGCAGAAAAAGAATTCGAAGAAACTTATAAAAAAATCTCTTTAGATATGTCTCAAATTGAATTCCAAAGAGAGGTAGGAAGACTTGAAGTACTAGGAGAACTTCTTATAAGAAATAAATAATGGCAGAACTAAATACATCAATACCACACTTCTACGCTAAGATGAGAATTGAACATCTCTACCAGCATGATGGAAGAAAAGGTATGCAAGATGTAATAGTATTTGGAGTACAATCTGTAGGAGGTAGAGCATTAACATTCCATATAATGACAGATGAAGGAGCTGTTAGATCAAGAGTTCCAATTCATATGCTTGCTTGGAAGGATGATGCACCAAAAATGGCTTTAGATCATTTACAGTTATGGGACTGTTTTGGACATGAAGTATCATGCATAGTTTACGATTACTTACTCCAATCAAGAGTAAAAGTAATATTTAAAGACGGAAGTAAGGAGTGGGGAAATTACATTACGACCTTTGACTGGTATAACAACCCATACTCTAACGAACCAACACAATATAAAGCAGCACATCTAATCAAATTAGATAACGGAAACTTCACTCTCCAACCTAATAATAGGTTAATGTGGAGAGATATGTCCTTTGTAACTCAACCATTTCCAGATAAACCAGATTGGATGATTGATAACAAAGAATGGTTCTGTGAATCAGTTTCGGATAAATGGACAATGGAGAAGGGTAATGAGAATACCTACTATTATACTTTAGAAAATGAAAAAAAGTCAACTAAGACAAATAATTAAAGAAGCTTTAGATGCTTCAACACCCGCCCCTAATGAAATACCGGGAGGACTTGCTCAATTCGCCACTATAGGGGATTTAGCTGCAATGCACAAACTTCCCCTTGATCAAATTATAAAACAAATACTTAAAGGAGTAAAAATAGAATCCGAACATACAACAGATTTAGATATTGCTATGGAAATAGCATTTGACCATGTATACGAAAGTCCTACCTATTACGATGATTTAGCACAAATAGAGGAGATGGCAGATATGAGGTCTGTAGAAAGATACGCAGATGATGAACTAGATCCTATAGATATAGAATTTGGTAGACATTTTTTCGATAGATTAATAGACCCTAGAAACGAAAAAGAAATATCAACCTCAGAACTACTAGATTTTTTCGCAAGACTAATAAACAAGAAAGAACAGTTTATTAACTTTGTGAAGAAGTATCATGAATTTGTAGTTAAGGATAGAAGAACAGGTATAAACATTCCATTTATGTCTGCAGTTAATCAAGCTATTGCTAAAACAATAATGAGAAAACCTAACTTTATGACATCTAATCCTGTAATAGCGTTAGAAGTAAAAGAACACGAACCTGTACAGCCAGGTATTTTAAAAAAAAGGTTAGGAAAACTTACATGTTCAAAAGTAAGAGCAGAAAAAGCAGGATTAGAGGATAAAGGTACTCACTATGCAAAAGCATTGCAGAGATACTTAAATTATCACTGTCAATAAGAAAATTAACTATTTATTTGTATGTACGAGTAAAAATAACTATCTTTAGATAATATAATATGAAGAAATTAATAAGAATAGTAGAAGCAGGAGAAAAAACAGCTTTTATTCAAACCAAAAAAGGTGAGAAGAAGACAATCGAATATAAAAAAGACGATGAACTTACAAGTTTGAAAGATAATCAAGATATTGCAAAAATTGATACTGCAGATGGTAAGAGGATAAAAGAAGAAGTAAGAAAATACACTACTCAAGAATCAGCAGCAGTTGGAAAAGCAGTTGCTAAATCTCTAGTAAAAGTTCTTAGAGCTCAAGGAGATGAAATCTCAAAACTAAAACTTACAGGAATAGGAGTTGATAAATTTAACATTCACGTTGAGTACGGAAATGATAAAGGAGTAGATACTTTTAAATTCGATCTAAACCCAGAAGGAACAGCTATTATATTAGATTTAGGAAGCGAGCCAATGGAATTGGTAGACTTCGTGATAACACAAGGTAATACCGTCTCTCTACCTACTCCTGAGTTAGAAGATAAGCTAAGTGATGCAATGAAAAAGTATGTTGGAGAACCAACAGATGCTGAATACGATGATATGGCAGCAATACAAGAACCAACAGACCCTTCTCAATTTGCAAAAGAATTGAACGAAAAACTAGATCCAGTTGGAAAAGAAGATAAAGAGAAAATAAAACAAATTAAAAGTGCTATTCAAAAAGGAGATAAGTCCTATGATGTAACTTATACCGATGGAAGTACAGCGAAGATATCTGTTAGTCATGACGATTGGGATTCCATCAACAATAAGTATGGAAAGCTAAATGAAGAAAAAGAAATCGTTGGACAGGAACTAGTTGACTACATAATGAAAAAGTGGGATTGGTCAGAAGAAAAGACACTAAAATTCCTTGCTGACAAACTCGGAAATAGACAAGCAGTAGATGAAACAGAAACTCTAGAAGGAGGTATTGATCAAGGTGGAGACTTAGATGTAGGTCATCAAGATAATGAACCAGCAATGTTAAAAAGTGATGTATACAGAATAGCTAAAATGGCTGCTATGTTATATAAACAGCTTAATAATTATGACAACATGGGGGGTGAAGTTGATTTTCCACATTGGTGGCAAGCTAAAATAATCAAAGCATATGATTACTTACAAAGTGCTTACGGATATTTAGATGGTGAAGAAAAAACAGCTGCTATTGATTCAATGATGAATGAAAATGAAATAGATAATAGCGACTACGCTATGAAGATTAGAGCACTTAAGTCTAAGGCATCCCAACCTGAACCTTCTAGAGGAATAGATTACGATGAAGCTTTAACTTTAAGAGGTATGAAAGCTGAAATCGAAGCTGAAATTGCTCAATTATATATAGATATGGAGCAAGAAGCTGAACCAGAAGGTGGGCCAATTGCTGATAGATATGGTAATGAATTAAATAAATTAGAAGATCGTTTATATAAAATTACTAAACAACTTCGTGACTATGATATGAATGAATCAGTAAATGAAGGCCGAGTATTAAAAGGTCTAGTTGATGGAAAACCAACTTATATTATAGACTACGAGGGTCAAGAAATGAGAATTAAGGGTGAAGATTGGCCAAACTTTAAAAAGATGATTCAACTTAAAGAATCATTAAACGAAGATGACTATCTACAGCCAGATGATGAATCCTCAATGGCAAAAGCACAATTAAGATCTATTCAATCAAACGCAAGTAAGATGATAGATTTACTAGGAGATGATGATCAATTAGATGCATGGGTTCAAGCCAAATTAACAAAAGCAGAAGATTACCTAGACTCAGCAGCAGGATATACAGAATCAGAAAAACACCGAGACCAGGAAAGTAGTATAATTGCGTTAGCATTAAACGAAAAGAAAGCTACACATTGCGGAAGATGTGGACATACCCATGTTAAGGGTACACCTTGTCCAAGACCTTTTAAGAATGAAGCTTTAGATGCAGTTGGCAAAGAAGATAGTGATATCAACAATGATGGAAAAGTTGATAAAACAGATAAGTATTTAAAAAATAGAAGAGATACAGTATCTAAAAAGGTAAGTAAATCAGAGTTAAAAGAAATAATGCTTGAAGCATATATTGAAGTTCTTCAAGAAGAGGAAGGAGCAGTACTAGAAACATCTACAGATGAAATACTAGGAAAGTTTCCTACAGTAAAGAAAGCAATAACATCTCTATTTACAAAAGAATACCCAGAATTTGTAACAGATATAAGATGGGTAGCACCAAAACCTTCTACATTTGCAGTTGATCTTAAAAACGGTCAATCATTTAATTTAAAATGGATGGGTAAAGGATTTGAAGCACAAATAGAGGGTAAAAAGTACTACCTAGATACTCTTCAAGATTATCAACAAGCTTTAGATAAAATAAACGATATACTTAAGAACGGACCAATCTCACAAGGTGAAGAACCAGGTGGAGAAGAATTCGGAGCAGATACAGCAGCCCCAGCAGGTGGTGATGTAGGAGCAGATTTCGGAGGAGGAGAAGCACCAGCAGGTGAAGAAGAAGCAGGAGCAGAACCAGAAACACCAGAAGCACTTTAATGAGCGTAGTAGATAAAATAGTTATAGAATGGGCCTTTCGTTGTAAGAAAGGATACCCAGATATGAATAATCCTGACGATATGAAAATATTGAAAGAGATTTATTCTGAATATGGGGTAGTATCAGAAAAGAAAACTGAAATAGTAGACTACGATACAGCAATAAGTACAGTACTACAAACCATATCAGATCAAGAAAAGAAAAAAGCAATATTACAGTACTTACAGAGAGTAGCTTCAAACGAAGATGAGGAGGATGCTAAAGATGAAAGTAGTATTGAACAAATTCTACAAAGTAAAAAATTAGGTAAAGAATTTGTTGAATATGTAACCCTTCTAGCACATAAATTTGGGGTAACTAAACAGTTTAACAGCTACTTACATAAACCAACAGTTACTTACGCAAAATTAAAAGCACAGGATAATTTAGTAAAACTGTTTACTAGCACAGAACTACCGGAAAAATTTATAACAAAGTTAATAGGTATACAAGGAAGAGGAGTAGGGAAAGGAGAAGTTGCCTTAATTGCTTTTATTAAAGACTGTGAAAACACAGGAGGTAAAAAAGGAGAGGCTAAAGGAGATGTAAAGATAGGAACTCAAGATATAGAGATTAAAGTAGCAAACGCTCAACTAGTTCCATATGATTTAGCAGGATATGGATCAAAACCAGTTGGAGAACTTCAAAGTATTATAGGAAAAGACTTAGAGTTAAATAGAGGAAGGTGGACAGATACTGTTCAACAGTATTTTATGAATTCGGAAAATAAAGAAGAAGTTTTAATTAAGATTAACAAAGTAATAAAAGCGTTCTATTCAAATCAAATACCAGCAATAACACAAGATATTTTAGAAACTGGAAGCCTTACAAGGTATATAGCAGATAATTTAGCGAAACTATACATAGGAGAAGGGAAACATATAATGTTAATTGATGAAACTTCTGCTGCATATACTTTTATAGAGAATTACCAAGACTACTTAGAATCAATAAACAGCGGTAAAATCGTGATATCGGCCTTTTCAGATAAACTACCGAGATTAGAGTATAGAAACCGTTAACTAAATAATAAACTATTTATAAACAAAAATAAACCACAATGGCAGATAATTTTAATTTAAGATCATTCTTAACAGAGAATAAACTTACAAAAAACGCACAACTTCTTAAAGAAGGAAGTGATTACGGATATGAAGCAGTAATCGACGCTATCGCAGATCATTTCGAAGAAGGAACACCGGAATATGATCAAGTACTTACAGCAGTAGAAGATGCATTTCATAGCAACGAAGTAGATACTTCAGATTTCTCACACGATCCATCAGCACCGGGAAAAGTAGTATTAGGTATTGCTAAAGGATTAGGATTAGATGAAGCAAAAGAAGAAACTACAAACGAAGCAAGATATTCAGACTCATATGACACTCCAGCTGCAAAAGCAGTAAATGCAAAAGCAGAACAAATAGTAGGAACTATTAGAGGATATAAGACAGCACTTCAAACAATTCAAGATGCTATTAAACAAGTAGAGCAAGAAGTAGGATCAGAAGCTACTCGTTCTGAGAAAAGTACTTTAGAGAATCACTTAATGCATATGTTCAGAAGTGAGATGGAAATGGAGAGAGAATCTGTAGATAATAAAAAACCAGTAATGGAAAACTTAACTGCTAAAGAAAGACGTTTAGTAGAAATGGTACAAAACGCTTTAGGAATAACAGAAGAAGAGCATGAATTCGGTACTAATGCAGTAACAGGAGAACCACTACCAGATCCAAAATCACAAATGGTTGCAGAAGACGAAATGGTTCAAGAAAATCCACTTCCAAAATATAAAAATATTGATGAGTTGATGTCAAACATCGAGCATGGTACAAACGAAGCAGCTCATAAATACAAAATGGAAAGAATGAAAGAAGTAGCTGAAGCTTTAGAAGCTAAAGTATCATCTTTAGAGGAAGGAGAAAATGCTGAGCATATCGACCAAAAAGCTGTTAAACAAATGCGTAAAGATATTTTAGCATTAAGAAAAGGAGAAGAGAAATTAAGAAAAGAATTTGAAAAGAAATTCGCAGCAAAAAAAGAAAAGAAAGAAGATAAGTAATGGAAAACTTTGACTTAAAAAAATTTTTAGTAGAAAATAAGTTGACTACTAATTCAAAAATATTAAAAGAAAATAGCAATACACGTTCTGCAGATTACGACTTTATCGAACCGGAAAATGATCCATTAGTGACCAAGGTGATGGAATACTTAGAGCAGAACTACGAAGAAGGAAAGGACTATAGATACGAGGAGGCTCTAAACCGATTATATATATACGATGAGCTATCATCTGATGCGGAATTAGTAGATCTACTAGCTGATGTATTTGAACAACCGCAGTACGAAGACGGATATTAATAAGTATTAAGTAAAACAAAACAAGCCCGCCCCATAAAGGCGGGTTTTTTTATATCTGCATATTTATATTATATACATATATAATATGTCACAACAAGATATAAAACAAATAGTTGCACAGGAGTACATAAAATGCGCTAAAGACCCGGCTTACTTCATGAAGAAGTATTGCTATATTCAACATCCAACAAGAGGTAGAATCTTATTTAACCTCTATCCATTCCAAGAAGGAGTATTACATTTATTTAGAGATGAGAAGTTCATAGTAACTCTTAAATCAAGACAGTTAGGAATCTCTACATTAGCCTCAGCATATGCTTTATGGTTAATGATCTTCCATAAAGATAAGAACGTACTAGCACTTGCAATTACTCAAGCAACAGCTAGAAACCTTGTAACTAAAACGATTTTCATGTATGAGAATCTACCAAAATGGTTACAATTACCTTTCACAGAAAAGAATAAATTATCTCTTAGACTTAAGAACGGTTCTAAAATCACAGCTAAATCATCTAATGCAGATGCTGCTCGTTCAGAAGCGGTATCATTACTACTAATAGATGAGGCTGCTTTCATTGATAATATTGAAGAAACATTTACTGCAGCTCAGCAAACACTTGCTACCGGAGGTCAATGTATGGCTCTTTCTACTCCAAATGGTGTAGGTAACTGGTTCCATAAAACATGGGAAAAAGCTGAAGCAGGAGAGAATGGATTTGTACCAGTTAAATTAAAATGGGATGTACATCCGGAAAGAAAACAAGACTGGAGAGATGAACAAACAAGACAGTTAGGAGAGAAACAAGCAGCTCAAGAGTGTGATTGTGACTTCTTATCATCTGGAGACTCAGTAATTGAGGTTGAGAATATGGCTTTCTACGAAGAGACATATGTTAAAGAACCTACAGAAAAGAGAGGTGTAGATGGAAATCTATGGATATGGGAAGGACCTGACTATCAAAAGTCTTATATGGTTGTTGCCGACGTCGCTAGAGGTGACTCTACCGACTACTCCGGCTTCCATGTCTTTGATATTGAGAACTGTGTACAGGTTGCAGAGTATAAAGGAAAGATATCTCCTAAAGAATATGGAAACGTATTAGTAGGAATAGCAACAGAATACTGTGATGCACTTCTAGTAATAGAGAATGCTAATATTGGATGGTCAACCATTGAACAAGTAATATCCAGAGAATATAAAAACCTATACTATTCATCAAGATCAGATAATGAAACAGTTGAATCATATATGGCCAAGTACGAAAGAGATAAACTTGTACCTGGATTCACAATGTCTCTTAAAACAAGACCACTTGTCATTGCTAAGATGACTGAATACATACGGGAAAGATCGGTTATAGTACAGTCTAAGAGGTTATTGGCCGAAATGAGGGTATTCATATGGAAGAACGGTAAAGCACAGGCACAATCGGGGTATAATGACGATTTAATTATGGCTTTTGCAACAGCTTTATATGTTAGAGATACAGCCATTAGAATGAGACAGCAGGGTATGGATCTTTCAAGAGCTACAATGAGCGCTTTTGTTGGATTGAATCAAAGAGATCCTGGTGTATATAATGTTGCTCCTATGCGTAATAATCCGTATCTTATGGAAACACCGAATGGGCAAGAGGACTTAACCTGGCTATTAGGATAGGTTACTATTTATAAATAAAACATTTTAAAATGGCAGAAAGAAATTTATTTAACTCACTCCAGAGATTATTCTCGACCGACATACTAGTAAGGAATATAGGAGGGGATGAGTTGAAGATTGCTGATATTAATCATATTCAATCAACAGGAAAATACCAAACCAATTCACTATTGGATAGATTTTCTCGTTTATACATTTACAATAATAAAAATATATTTAACCCAAACCTTAATTACCAAACATTAAGGATACAACTATACTCAGACTACGAAGCAATGGATACGGATCCACTTATTGCTTCCACTTTAGATATCTTAGCAGACGAGTCTACACTAAAGAGTGCAATGGGAGAAGTTCTTTCGATTAAATCGTCAGATGAAAATATACAGAGAGTACTTTACAACCTATACTACGATGTATTAAATATCGAATTCAACCTTTGGTCTTGGATTAGGAATATGTGTAAGTATGGGGATTTCTTTTTAAAATTAGAAATATCAGAAAAGTTCGGAGTATATAACGTTATTCCGTATACAGTTTATCATATGGTAAGACATGAGGGAATGGATAAAGAGGATCCAACTAAAGTAACATTCTCAATCGATCCAGATGGATTAGCATCTTCAGCAGATCCAAATTATATTCCAAATAACAGTAAACAAGTTATTGCACTTGATAACTACGAAGTAGCTCACTTCAGATTAATATCAGATACAAACTACCTTCCTTACGGTAGATCTTATATAGAGCCAGCTCGTAAAATATACAAACAATTAACTCTAATGGAGGATGCAATGTTGATTCACAGAATCATGAGAGCTCCTGAAAAGAGAATGTTTTATATTAATGTAGGAGCTATTCCGCCAAACGAGGTAGAGCAGTTCATGCAAAAAACAATCAATAATATTAAGAAAACTCCATATGTAGATCCACAAACAGGACAGTATAATTTGAAATTCAACATGCAGAATATGATGGAGGATTTTTACTTACCAGTTCGTGGCGGAGATACATCTACTAGAATCGAGACTACTAAAGGACTTGATTACGATGGAACAAACGATATTGAGTACTTAAGAGATAAGATGTTTGCAGCATTAAAAGTGCCTAAAGCATATTTTGGATTTGAAAAAGACCTATCAGGTAAAGCAACTCTTGCAGCAGAAGATATTCGTTTTGCTAGAACAGTAGAAAGACTTCAAAGAATTGTAGAGAGTGAATTAACTAAAATTGGATTAGTACATTTATACTCACAGGGATTTGATAAAGAGTCTTTAGTAAACTTTGAGATTAAGTTAACTACTCCTTCTATCATTTATGAACAAGAAAAAGTAGCTCTTTGGAAAGAGAAAGTTGACTTAGCAACTCAAATGCAAGCAACTAAACTATTCTCTTCAGACTACATCTACGATATGTTATTTGATATCTCAGAAGATAAGTACAACGAAATGAGAGAACTTATCAGAGAGGATGCTAAAAGAGAGTTTAGAATATCTCAAATAGAGAATGAAGGAAATGATCCAGTAGCAACAGGACAGTCTTTTGGAACACCTCACGATTTAGCTTCTATATACGGAAGAGAGCAAGGAGAATTACCAGCAGGATATGATGAAACTAAACCTGGAAGACCTAGAGAAAAAATGTCCGTAATTGGTACAAATGCAGATCCTATGGGCGGAAGAGACAGGTTAGGAGTTCAAGGAATGAAAGGCGGTTTTCCAAGCGATAACGAAAATGTAAGAGAAAATATAAATAATACAATGTCAGTTTTTCTTAGAAACAAGAATATATTCACTACTAAAAAACAAAATCTCTTTGAACAAGAGGTGGAGAAAGAGTTAGATCTTTTAAATGAAGAGAATATTAAAGATTTAGATAACTAGACACTATTTATAACAAAGACATACCTAAGATGCGTATTAAACACAGTAAGTACAAAAACACAGGCTTAATCTACGAACTATTAGTAAAGCAAATAGCTGCAGATACTCTATCAAAAAGAGAATCCCCGGCATTATCCGTACTAAGAAAATTCTATACAGGAAATACAACACTGGTAAAAGAGTTTAAACTTTATGATTTTATATTAAAGAATAAAGGAGTAGGATCAAAAAAAGCAGAATCTGTACTTAGCACTATTGTAGAGATTTCTAGAAAACTTGATGCTAACTCACTTAAGAAACAGAAGTATGAGTTAATAAAAGAGCTTAAAAGTCATTATGATTTAGAAGAGTTCTTCTCTATCAAAGTAGAGTCTTATAAACCATTAGCAGCTTTATACTGTTTAATGGAAGCACAAGCAACATCAGGACTTGTTGATTTAGATATATTTGTAGACAACAAAACAACTATTCTAGAACATCTAACTCAGAGTAAATTATCAAACAAAGCAGTAGCAGAAACATTAATTGAGGAGTATTCTAAATACGATAAAGATTTAAGACTATTGACATATAAGATTCTATTAGAAAAATTTAATGATCAATATAAAGACTTACTCCCAGAACAGAAAAACATTCTAAAAGAGTTTATTGTATCAGTTAATTCGTCAGCAAGACTAAGAAATGTAGTAAACCAAGAGATGGTTAAATTACAGGAAGAGATTTCTACGTTAAAAGAGAATGTTGCTGATAAAGTAGTTAAAATTAAATTAGAAGAAATTCAAAAAGCAATTACTCCTGTAAAAAATACTCAAAAAGTAGAAGATAATCATCTGGTTTCATTAATGCAGTACTATGAATTAGTAAATGAATTAAGAACTTTATGAAAAAGTCACAAATAGTAAAAGCAGTACAGGAAGTCTTGGAAGAAATGAGCACTACTGGAGCAGTAGGAGGTTATTTGACTAAAAATGCTTTTTCTAAAAAAGGACAAGGTAAAAATGTAGCTACTAAAACAGCTGAAAAATTAGGTTATAAAACAGTTGAAAGACCAAAACGTCCTTCACACACTAAAATGTTTGATTACTTAGACGAAAATAAATAATATGAGAACTTTACAAGAAAAATATAACGCAATTCAAGAGGGAAAATTCTCTAAAGAACATTTCATAGCTGAAGCTAGAATGCAACATCCTCAAATAATTACCCGTTTCAACGGATACGATGATGCAGTTCAAATCCTTAAGAACAAAGGAATGATTCAAGAAGCTAAAGTTGAAGAAGCTGGAGGTCATGCATCTATAAATAACTTATCTAAATTTCACGGAATTACAGGAGATAAATTACCTGAGGATAAAGAAGGATTGGAAAAAGCTTTAAAAGCTGCTGAAGAAGGGGGTAATAAAAGAACAGCCCAGGGAATAAGAATAGCACTAAAGAAGTTAAACGAAGCTAGACTTACTAAAAACAATCTAACAGATTACAGATACAAACCAACTAACGAAATGGATAAGTATCCATACGAACAAATCCTAAGAGGTTTGAGAGTTGAGTTAGAGGTAGCAGGAGTTTTAGGAACACCTACAGCTGAAGAATATGCAAAAGCATTAGCAAAAGTATCTAAAAACTTAGCAAAAGATTCTATCTTTTATACTAATCAATTAGCAGGAGTTAATCCAAAAGTAGATCAACACGATCAAATGGTAGATGCTACAGCAAAAAATACAGTAGATACTTTTAATGGTATGAAAAAAGCCGAACTAAAAGAAGGCTTTAAAAAACTTATTAAAAAAGTATTATCAGAAGAAGTAATCGATGTTGAAAGCTATAAAGAAGATGTATACGAAATGTACGGAGAAGAAGACGAAATCGATTACGACGACGAAAACTTTTCAGATCCATTAATTGATGATCCAGATTTTCAACTTGAATCAACAGATACTGAAGCTGATAAAGATATGGTACGTAAGTTAATGGCCATGTACGAAACTGAGCCTTCTAAATTCGAAAAATTACACAAACAAGCTCAAACTCAAGCATCTACTTCTAAAGATATTCAATACAAACACTTACTGTCTCTAATTGATAGAGCAAAAGCAGGAGCTTTACAGAGCTTATCTAACCAAGATAAATTTGAAGCTGATAGAGAAGGGATGTTTGAGTCGAAATCACTAAAAGATCTACTGTAATGAACAATCCACTATTAATAAACGTAACTCCTTTCAAAGGACTTCTTACTGAATCAAAAGTTAAACCCGGAGTATTCGAAGTAACAGGAGTTATGCAGAGAGCAGGAGCAAAGAATCAAAACGGAAGAATATATAAAAGAGAGATACTTGAACAAGAAGTTCAAAGTTATATAGAGAATTTTGTTAAAGTAGGGAATGCTTACGGAGAATTAGATCATCCAGAATCAGCAATTGTATCTTTAAAAAATGCATCACACGTTGTAAAAGACTTATGGTGGGAAGGAGATGACTTGATGGGTAAAGTAGAATTATTAAATACACCTTCAGGAAACATCGTAAAAGAGATACTAAGAGGAGGACATACAATTGGAATCTCTTCAAGAGGAACAGGATCAGTAACTCAGACAAACGAAGGAACCCTAATGGTTCAACCAGACTTTGAATTAGTATGCTGGGATTTCGTCTCTAATCCTTCTACACAAGGAGCTTTCATGAATCCAATCTCATTAAACGAAGGAAAACAATCAGTAGGAAAATACGGTAGATTAGATTCTATTATTAACAATATATTAAGAGCATAATGGAAAACAATTTTGATATACATAAATGGCAAGCTAAGTTCTTAAAAGAATCTACAATTCAAGAACAAGGAGGATACGTAGAAGTGATGGGACCTGATTTTGATCAAGCAATAGAGTTACTTCAATCGGCTTGGGTAGAATGGAAAAACGGACCAGCAACAGAGCCGGAAGATATTCCTCAAGCAAAACAAGACATATTAGGTTACATAGCAAGTCTTTTAAGATAATAACACACCCACCCCAATAAGGTGGGTTTTTTATGTTTTGAAAATATATGTATATTTATTTAAGAATATATCACGATCCTTATGTGATATCTACTACAAAGTAAAACACTATTACGCTACTACTCAATAAGCGTACGACAAACAAACACAAACTAAGATGTCAAACAAAGATTTATTAAAGCAAGCTATTGCTGAAGCTAAAACTATTCGTGAAGCTGCAATTGCTAATGCTAAAGAAGCTTTAGAAGAATCATTGACTCCTCATTTAAAAGAAATGTTAGCTCAAAAACTTCAAGAAATGGAAGACGTAGAGGACATGGAAGAAATCGTAAATGAAGAAGATATGATAAACAATCCAGAAGGTGAAACTGCACACGGAAACGTAGCAGAAGCTGAAGAGGAGGAAGAAGCTGAAGAAGAAGCTCCAGAAGGAGAAGAAGAAGCAGGTGAAGAAGAAGAGGAAGTAGAAATCGAAGACATGTCTATCGATGACTTAAAAGACCTTATCAGAGACATCGTTTCACAAGAAGTAGGTCAAGAAGAATCAGAAGAAGAAATGCCAGGTGAAGAAGCTCCAGAAGGAGAAGAAGATATGGTAAGTATGGACGGTGATTCAGAAGAGATCGATATTAACGAATTATTAGCAGAGTTAGAAGGAATGGACAACAACGGAGTAAATGAAGGCTTTGAACAATGGTTAGACAGTGTTTCTGCTCAAATGGATAAATTTGGTAAAAACAATCCAACTATTCAAGCTATTGAAAAAGCAGTTTCTGCAGCTCAAGACAAAGCTAAGAAAGCAGGAATAACAGGTCACGGTATGACAAAAGGTCATAAAGTATTTGAAGAGTCTGAAAACTTAGAAGAAGGCTTTGAACAATGGTTAGACAGTGTTTCTGCTCAAATGGATAAATTTGGTAAAAACAATCCAACTATTCAAGCTATTGAAAAAGCAGTTCAAGCAGCACAAGAAAAAGCTAAGAAAGCAGGAATAACAGGTCACGGTATGACAAAAGGTCATAAAATATCTGAAGAGTCTGAAGAATTAGCAGAAGCATTAGCAACTGTAAAAGCTCTAAAAGGACAACTTCAAGAAGTTAATCTTCTAAATGCAAAATTACTTTATGTAAATAAAGTATTCAAATCAAACAACTTAACTGAAGGTCAAAAAGTAAACGTTATCGCAGCTTTTGACAAAGCAGAAACAGTTAAAGAAGTAAAATTAGTTTTCGAAACAGTTTCTAAAAATGTAGTTGCTAAACCAGCTACAATTAAAGAGCATAGATCTTTTGCTTCTAAAGCAACAGGTAACGCACAAACAACTGCACCAAAAGAAATTATCTCAGAAGTATCTGAGCAAGTATCAAGATGGCAGAAGTTAGCAGGAATCATTAAATAAGAAAAATAAAAAAACACAAAAAACCACAATGGAATTAAATCAATTATTCGAAGGGGCTAACAACTACAAGACTTTACAAGCAGATGCTGCTCGTTTGTCTGGTAAATGGGCTAAATCAGGTTTATTAGAAGGAATTTCTAATGAAATCGAGAAAAACAACATGGCTATGATTCTTGAGAATCAAGCAAAACAAATCGTATCTGAAGCTAACGTAACTGGTGTAAACGCTATCGGTGCAGCAGGTGGAGGATCAGAGCAATGGGCTGGAGTAGCTTTACCATTAGTACGTAAAGTATTCGCTCAAATTGCATCTAAAGATTTCGTTTCTGTTCAACCAATGAACTTACCATCAGGTCTTGTATTTTACTTAGACTTTAAATACGGTACAGGTGTAAACGGAAGAGGAGCAGGAGATAGTCTTTACGGAAATGTTTCTACAGCAGAATCTAAAATGGCAGTTGACACTGAAGTAGCAGGTGGATTATACGGAGCGGGTCAGTTTGGTTATTCAATCAATCAAAGATCAGCTTCAGAAAACATTACTTCAGGAACAGCAGACTCAGCTTCTATCGCTTACCAAGACGGAATACTTCCTTCAGACTACTTAACAGCTACAGTTACTCCTTCTGCAGGATTCGACACTAAAGGTGTAAGAGCTTTCAGATTATTATCAGGATCTTTATTAGAAAACGTAGTAAACTACCCAGAGTACACAACTACAAACGGTACTACAGTTACTTTCGTAGTTAAAAAATCTGACTTAGCAGATGCTGTTTTACCTTCAGCAGGTACTTTAGTTTACCATGTACAACCAGCTGATATTTCAAGAGGTGACTTCGAAGACGGAGCTATAAAAACAGACGGAAGTTCAACCATCTCTATCCCAGAAATCAACGTATCATTAGCTTCTGAGGCAATTGTTGCTAAAACAAGAAAATTAAAAGCTCAATGGACTCCAGAGTTCGCACAAGATCTTAACGCTTACCATTCAATTGATGCTGAAGCAGAATTAACATCTTTATTATCTGAGTACATCTCTATGGAGATCGATTTAGAATTATTAGACATGTTGATCCAAGATGCAGCTACAACTGAAAGATGGTCAGCTGAAAACAACAAAATATGGAACCCAGCATTAGGTGCTGCAGGAGCTTGGGATACTGATAGCTCAGATTTCTACAATACTCAAGGTCAATGGTTCGGAACTTTAGGAACTAAAATCCAAAAAGTATCTAACAAAATTCACCAAAAAACTTTAAGAGGTGGAGCTAACTTCTTAGTATGTTCTCCTTCTGTAGCTACAATCTTAGAATCAATTCCTGGATATGCAGCAGATACAAACGGTGACAAAATGGACTTCGCAATGGGTGTTCAGAAAGTAGGTAACTTGAATTCTCGTTTCAGAGTTTACAAAAACCCTTACATGACTGAAAACGTAATCTTAATGGGTTACAGAGGATCTCAATTCTTGGAAACTGGTGCAGTTTATGCTCCATATATTCCATTAATCATGACTCCATTAGTATACGATCCAGCTACCTTCACTCCAAGAAAAGGTATCATGACTCGTTACGCTAAGAAAATGATCAGACCAGAATTCTATGGTAAAGTATTCGTTAGCGACTTAGCTACTGTATAATTTACTACAGAATAAATAAATAAAGAGAGCTTCGGCTCTCTTTTTTTGTATAAGGAACTTTCGTATATTTATAATAAAAACGATATGAACCCATTAGACGACTTCAAATTACATATTGAAAGACTTGACTCACCAGGAGTAAGTGCAATAGAAATAACACCAAGTAACTCAACTCCTTTAGTTAAAGTTTCAAGAGCAATTTATATCGGAGGATCAGGTGACCTTGTAGTAGAAATGCTAGGAGGACAGACTCCAATAACGTTTGTAGGAGTATCTGCAGGATGTGTACTTCCAATTAGAGTAACTAAGGTACTTGAATCTACATCTGCCACAAACTTAGTAGCACTTTATTAATACAATCTAAACTATGTACATAGGGTTAGGAATATCTTTACAATCACTTAAATGTTGCTGCTGCCAAGGTGGAACACCAGGTAATACTGTATCAGGGCCATCGAGTAGTCCAACGCTATGTATTAGTACGGCTTTAACAGCTATTACTCATAACACAACAGGAGCTACAGGAATTGGAACCCCAACCGGACTACCAACTGGACTAACAGCTGCATGGGTAGACGATGTTATTACTATTAGCGGTACACCAACAGCAAGTGGTACATTCAATTACAGTATTCCACTAACAGGAGGATCAGAAACAGGAAACGCTACAGGAACTATTATAGTTACACCAAATATGACTGCTGGAGCTGCTTCTAGTACTCCAGACGTATGTGTTAATACCGCTCTTCTAGCAGCCATTACTCATACTACAACAGGCGCTACAGGAATAGGAACACCAACAGGACTTCCAGCAGGTGTTACAGCTTCATGGTCAAATAACACAATTACTATTAACGGTACTCCTACAACAAGTGAACCAGCTAAAGATGGGGTATTTAGTTATAGTATTCCATTGACAGGAGGATGTGGAACAGCAAATGCTACCGGAACGATTACAGTACTTAACTATACTACAGTATCAAGTCCATCAAGTACACCAACACTTTGCATCAATACCGCATTAACAGATATTACCCATACTACTACTGCAGCATCAGGCATTGGAACACCAACAGGTTTACCGACAGGAGTAACAGCTTCGTGGTCAAATAATGTAATTACAATAAGCGGAACACCATCAGCTTCGGGAACATTTAATTATAGCATCCCTGTAACAGGAGACTGTAGCCTTGATAATGCTACAGGTACTATTACAGTAACTCCTGCTAATACGGTATCAGCAGCATCAAGTACTCCGACAGTAATTTCCAGTACTACAATGACAAACATTACCCATAACACAACAGGTGCGACAGGTATAGGAACAGCTACAGGTTTACCAGCAGGAGTAACAGCTACTTGGTCAAGTGACACAATTACTATTAGCGGTACGCCAACTGAGGTTGGTACATTCAACTACAGTATTCCACTAACAGGAGGATGTAGTATAGTAAATGCAACAGGAACTATTACTGTTGTACCAATCAATACTGTTAGTGAAGCATCAAGCAGTCCAACGCTTTGTATTGATACAGAATTCACACCAATCACCCATAATACTACAGGTGCTACAGGAATAGGAACAGCTACAGGTCTACCAACTGGAGTAACAGCTACTTGGTCAGCAGATGTAATTACAATAAGCGGTATACCAACTGAGGCAGGTACATTTAACTACAGTATTCCACTAACAGGAGGATACGGCTCAGTAAATGCTACAGGAACTATTACAGTACTTCCTGCTAATACAGTATCAGAACCGTCAAGCACTCCAACAGTTGATTACGGCGTACCTATAACACCTATCACCTTTACGACAACAGGAGCAACAGGTATAGGGACAGTAACTGGACTACCTACAGGCTTAACAGCTTCGTTTGCATCCAATACCATTACAGTTAGCGGTACACCGGCAGACACAGGATCATTTAACTACAGCATACCATTAACTGGAGGTTGTAGTGCTGTAACTGGTTCAGGATCTTTAACAGTTATCTACAACGCTTAAAAAAAATAAAAATAACTAATAAGAAGCCTAGTTTTTACTAGGCTTTTTTCGTATATTTATTGTAAACAAATACAGTTTATATTTATGGCTTCAAACCATCACACCGATGAGGTTTTTACTCCAAAGAGAAAACCGAAAAACCCAATTAAGTTCCAACTCCAACTTAATGAAGAACAGAAATTAGCAAAAGCACTTATTGTAGAAAACCCAGTAGTTATATTAAAAGGAATGGCAGGTTCAGGAAAGACACTTGTAGCAGTACAAGCAGCTTTAGATATGCTTTTTAATAAAGAGGTAGAGAAGATTATTATAACTAGACCGACAGTAGCTAAAGAAGAATTAGGATTTTTACCAGGCGATTTAAAGGAAAAAATGGATCCATGGCTAGCACCAATCTATCATAACTTATACATGCTATACGGTAAGGATAAGGTAGATAGAGAATTAGAAAAAGGTAACATAGAAATAGTACCATTCGCATTTATGAGAGGTAGGACATTTGTTAAATCCTTTGTAATTGTAGATGAAGCGCAAAACGTTACACACGATCAAATGGAAACAGTACTGGGAAGACTTGGTAAAGGATCTAAGATGGTAGTGTGTGGAGATTTAGCTCAAATAGATCTTAAATTTAAAAAAGAAACTGGATTCTCTTTTTTAACAAGAGTCGAGGAACAAGTAAAAGGATTTAGAATATTTGCTTTAAAACAGAACCACAGACACGAAATCGTATCTCCAATCCTACAGGTATATCAAGATTTTAGGGATTAAAGTAAGTTGCTATTTATAAATAAACTATTTGGTAATGGCAAAATTCACATACTTTATAAGAGAAAGACTTAAGTTAAACGGAGTTGAAAGAGGTACAAACTTTGAGACATCTATAACAGGTATTAACTATGCAGATAGCAGAGTAATGTCAATACCTTCCGGATCAGTTACTGAGATTATAAACCTAGATGCACTTCCAGGAGCGGGTACTTTTGTATCAAGTAGTGTAAGGTATGCTAGAATTTCAAATCTATCAACAGGATCAATTAATTTACAACTATCTGGTTCAACAGATCAATTTAACTTTTTACTTCGAGGAAGCGGTAGCTTTATATTTGGCTCAGAATATGTAAGTGGTCAGTTTAACGACTTTACGTATGGAGACCTAAGATCAGTAAAAGCTACTCCAGTTGATTCAGAAGCTACCCTTGGGTACTTTATAGTAACTACTTAAATTTTTTAAAACATGGCAAATATTCAAATCTGGGACGGTAGTACAAACTTCATAGCAGGGGAATCAACTCCCTTTGGCTTCTATGATGATGACTTATCTTTCCAAGAAGATGCACCTAAAGTAGCACGTTACTGTGCTGAAAAGTTAGGATGGCCGGTACTGGATATAGAATTGCACGAAAGACAGTTTTACGCAGCTTTTGAAGAAGCAGTAACTGCTTACGGAAAAGAAGTAATAGAAGCTATAACTGCAGAAACAATATCCTCTCAACTAGGAGGAGGAGCTGCAGGCTCAGCTGTAAACCAGACTATATTTAGACCTAGTTTACAAAACGTAATTGCAACAAGTGCACAATACGGAACAGAAGCAGGAGTAGGAGGTCCAGTTACTTTAAGAACTGCAATGATAGATCTTGTAGCAAACCAACAGGATTATGACCTTACATCCTTAATAGGACAAGGCCCAGTTGAAATACGAAAAGTATTCTACGAAGCACCGCCTGCTATTATGAGATACTTTGATCCTTATGCCGGAACAGGAACAGGTATTCAATCTCTTATGGATGCATTTGATTTTGGATCATTCTCACCAGGGGTAAACTTCTTACTGATGCCAGCATCTTACGATGTACTAAAAACACAAGCAATTGAGTTCAATGATCAAATAAGAAAATCAACATATTCTTTTGAGATTCATAACAACATATTAACTTTATTTCCAGTACCGGCAAGAGCTGGTAAGCTAAAAGTACAGTACTATATACTGAGTGAAAAGACGGATCAATACATAAGTGATAGTATTTCATTTGCAGCTACTGCAAATTCTTCTGGAGCAGTAACAGGTACAGGAGCAAGTAGTTCAACAACAGGTATCACCACTAACATCTCAAATGCTAATGCACAAAATTTAGTTTATTCTGAAATAAATGCAATAGGACGTCAGTGGATATTCAAATATGCAGCTGCTACCAGTAAAGAAATCCTTGCATATGTTAGAGGTAAGTACGAAACAGTACCAGTACCAGGATCAGAAGTTAGATTAAATGCAGCCGATTTATTAGCAGATGCAAGAACAGAGAAAGCTACTTTGGTAGAATCTTTAAAAGCAACAATGCAAACAGCATCTCTAACAAACCAATTACAGCTACAAGCAACACAAACACAATATATCAACGATGCTTTAGATAAAGTACCGATGTTAATATACGTAGGATAATGAGAAAACTAGTAAACGAAGTAACCTTTGGAATGTACCAGGGCCTTATCAGGGTCGGACACAAAGATGAAATAACAGCTTCAGAAGTAGCTGATTTTGTTAGAGCTATGCCAGGAGTTACAAGAGTAACAGCTGTTGATTCAGATGAAGACAGAAACATAGTTGTACTAAAAGTAAAAATACTAACTGCCAAACCAGGTCCAGTTGTATTTGAAAAGTTAAAAAAAGATACATTTAAGTTAGTGCCTAGTATTAAGAAGGTAGACTTGTCTTTAAAATCAATTGAAAAAATAGAATAATGATATTCGGAAGCCAAAGAGATTTTAATTTACTTATAAAGATAAACAGAGAGTTATTATCAGATGTAATAGAACAAGAAGTTCTTTATTACAAAATGTCTTTGGAAGAAACTCAAACAAACATATACGGAGAAGCTCAGGAAAAAGTATACTGGACACCAGTCAAAGTAAACTGCCTTATAGATAGAGGAGAACCTGGAATGTCTGTAGATGATTTTGGACCTGATAGAGGGAGATCTACAAGCTTTAAGTTCTTAAGAGAAGACTTAAAAGATGTAAATACTGTACCTGAGGTAGGTGATATTATACAGTGGCAGGAAGATTATTACGAAGTAGATAACACTGTAGAGAACCAGCTATTTGTAGGTAGAGACGAGAATTACAACCTAACTGACTACGGACCAGACTACGCAGGAACACTTTCTATTATATGTGTATGTCATTTAACAAGAGCAGACAGAGTTGGAATAGTTTCAAGATACGAAGCAACACCAGTAGATTCAAATTCAATTACAACTGCAACTACGGATGCAAACACGATACTATAATGGCATTAACAAGAAAACCTATACCAAAATCACAAGTAGAACTGTCTCAAGAGACTATCGAACCTTATTTGAATCAAGGTAAGGCTCCTGTACCTGCCAATAAGAGAAGAGAGAATCAAAGAACTGTTAAGAACGATGATGTAAAACAATTTCAAGTAGGACTAAAGGATGTAGATGAATCTATATTTTACTATTTTAATAACGTAATCAGACCATCGGTAATTCAAAACAGTACAAAAATAAACGTACCAGTTATATACGGATCACCAGAAAGATGGGCAGCAATGCAAAAAGATGGATTTTACAGAGATAAAAACGGTAAGATTCAAACACCACTTATAATGGTTAAGAGAGATTCTATTGAAAAGAATAGATCACTTGGAAATAAAATGGATGCAAATAATCCTGTACATTTTGGAGTATTTCAAAAAAAATATTCACAAAAAAATATATACGATAGATTTTCTACTTTAAATAATAGAGAACCTGTTAAGGAATACTACGGAGTTATTATGCCGGATTATGTAAACCTGGTATACTCATGTGTAATCTTTACAGAATATGTAGAACAAATGAATAAAATAGTAGAGTCGGTAAACTTTGCATCAGATTCATATTGGGGAGATCCGGAAAGATTTAAGTTTAGAGCAGCAATTGATAACTATACAACAACAACTGAATTAGTTGAAGGAGGAGATAGAACAGTAAAGACTTCTTTCCAAATTAAAATAGCAGGATACATAGTTTCAGATGCAATAAATACATCAGTAGGTAATCCAAATAAATTCTTTTCTAAAGCTGCAATAAGTTTTGGATTAGAAACAGCAGGCTCGTCTGAGATATTAACAGCAAAAGCAGGAACACCGGCTAAGTCAGCAGCAAATAGGTTCTACGATGGTAATGCAGGTAAAATTACAAACAATCAAACAGTAAATAATACGTTTGTAAGTGGAAGTGGGTTAACACCGGAGGAGAAAGTTTATTTAAGTTTATCAACCGTAATAGATACAGCAACAACAGCATACAGCATAGATACTCCGGAAAATAAAATAACATTTTTAAATACAACCATTGCCACCCCGCCAATAGGTTACCCGGCATTGGAAATAAAAGACTTCCAAGTATATATAAACGGATTAGGAGCAGAACTTTCAGCAATAGATGCAATCTACCAAGACGGATTAAACGTGGTTATTGATTTTAATAATACACTAGGTTATTTAATATTTGAAGGAATGGAAATAACCTCGATAGGTAAATACGTAGTAGATTAATGGCACAAATATTTTGGGAACAAATACGAGACTTACTTCCGTTAGATGGAAAATTTCTAACAGGAAGCCTTAGTACCTCTGGATCACTAGGGGTAACAGGTTCTATATACTATAATGGACAGCTGTTAGAGGATTTTGTTACCACACAGCTTGTAACAGGAAGTAATGATTGGGATACGGTAATAAACAAGCCTATCAATTTATTCTCAGGATCATTTATAGCAGGAGACAATATAACAATTGACCAGGTAGGTCAAGATATAACAATATCAGCAGCAGATAGCTTCTTACCAGCAGGACTTGTAAGCTCCTCACAACAGGTAACAGCACTGCTGCCGACAGATACAGTATCAGGTTCCTCTCAAATAGACTTTCTAAGCATCTCAAACATTCCAGCAGGACTTGTAAGCTCTTCAAATCAAATACTACCAATTACAACATCTTCGATAGTAGATTTTGCTACAAATGTAGAAAATGTAATGGGATTATCTTATATAGAATCTACCATTCAAGGAAACTATTTAATGTTCACCAGACAGAATGGAGATACAGACTTAGTAGATCTTGGAGCAGTAGTACCGGATACCCCAACAGGATCCTTTGTAACAAGTGGATCTTTTGAAACCTCAGGAACAACTCTTACTCTTTATAGAGGAGATGGAAACATAGATATAGACCTTTCAGGAATAGCAGGAGGAATAAATGACGGAGATGTAACTGCAGTATTCGCAGGAGTGGGATTAGTAGGAGGTGGAGAGAATGGAGATTTAACACTTTCAGTAAACACCTCAACAACTTACGGAACAGAAATAGTAAATGATTTTGTAGGAATAGCTACAGGGTCTTTTAAGTTTATAGACGGAGTATTAAAAGCAGGACTATTCAGACAAACAGGATCATTCTGGAGCACTACAAATGATATAAAAGTAACAGGATCACTAGATATAAGTTTAGATGGAGTTGAAGACGGATTTACAATATCAGCATCAGGATCACAAAAAGTAAAAGTAAATACTGAAGGAGTAGTTCAGTTTATTTCACAAAGTGCAACACCAACACCAGTTGCAGGAGGTATTTTCTACAGTTCTAGTGATGCTTTCTTCTTAGGGTTCAATAATTAAAGATATTTATTAATAAAACAAAACAATAGAACATGGCAACTTGGAAAAAACTCGTCGTATCAGGGAGCGACATATCACAATTAAACAACGATGCAGGATACTTAACCTCAGTTACAGCTCAAACTGCTTTTGTAACAGCATCTTTTAACGGCGTACACCTTATAGCAAATAATTCAGAAGGGCAATTAAATTTTGCTTCTTCATCAGGACAAGGTTTAACTATTTCTGCAAACGCTGGAACAGATACATTAACATTCGGTTTAGCAGCTATTCCAAATACAAGTTTAGCAAATTCAACCTTTAACGTAGGGGCAGGAAACGGTCTTACGGGAGGAGGTTCTGCAAACTTAGGTGGAACTTCAACAGTTAATGTAGGAGCAGGTACTCACATTACTGTTAATACAGATGACATAGCTGTTAACGAATCAACATTAATAACAGCAATTTCTGGATCAATTTTCTCACAAGTAAGTGGAGATGTTACCATAGCATCAAACGGTGTTGCGACCATAGCAGCAAATTCAGTAGCATTAGGAACTGACACAACAGGCGATTATGTAGCTAACTTAGGAACAGGTACAGGTGTTACAATTGCATCAAACACAGGAGAAGGTTCAGCACCAACAATTGCAGTTAATTACGGTTCAACAGCAAATACAGCAGTACAAGGTAACACTACAATTTCGTTAACAGGAACAGCAAACGAAGTTCAAATAACAGGAACAACTGCACAAGCATTAGGAGGAGCACCTTCTTATACAATTGGATTACCGGACAATGTTACAATTACAACTGATTTAACAGTAGGAGGTAACTTATACGTAAACGGAACTACTACACAGGTAAATACAGCTGAATTATTTGTAGAAGATAAATTTATTATACTAGCTTCAGGATCAGCTTCGGCAGGAGACGGTGGTATTATTATTGATAGAGGATCAGATGCAGCAGGAAATATTGCTTTTGGATACGATAGTGCAACAGATAGATGGGGTTATCAAAACGGATTAACAGACACAACCAATGCAATTACAATTGGAACAGATGGAGATAGTGCTTTTGCAGGATATGTATTTACAGAAGCAGCACACACATCAGCACCAACATCAGGAGAATTTGTAGCAGCAGGAGCAATCTACACAGCAACATCAGGAGATATTTTCATATATTCATAATAGTTATTAAACAAAAAAGTTATAATGGGATTAATAGACAAAATAATACCTCAGCAAAAGCAGCAAGAGGTTGAAAGCTTTACACCAGAAGAGTTAAAATTTTTACTCTCAAAATTAAGATCGGCAACTTATACAGGACATGAATTTGAAACGTTCTACAATATATGGGTTAAGATTTCAAAAGAATTAGAAAAATTAGAAAAATAAAACAAGAGCCTTAGGGCTCTTTTTTGTTAGTTGATTCTTTAAAAAAAATCTCATAACTTAAAAAGAAAAACATATGAACTTATTTAGCATAGATAATTTATCATTAGAAGAAATAAACCTCTTAAGACAATCACTTAACGTAATTGAAATAAAAGGGGCTTCGGCTATCTTTGTAGCTACTCTTCAAATGAAGCTTGATCAAGAGATTTCTCAAATTCGAACTATAATCGAGGAAGAGGAAAAAAAGAAACAAGCAGGTATTCGTAAAATAGAAAAAACTGCTAAAGCAGAACTATAAGATATTTATATTATATATTATAGACCTGAAGAAGGAAGTGGGCCGGCAATCCGGTAACCAATCGTAATAATACTTAATATGCCAAGTTGGAAAAAAGTCATACTTAGCGGCTCAAATGCTGCTTTAAACTCTCTTAATGTTACAAATTCACTTACTGCAAGTGGAATAATCTATCCAACAACAGACGGAACTTCCGGACAAGTTGTTATAACAGATGGAAACGGTAACCTATCTTTCTCTAATATAGAGAATACTACAATCTTAATTAAAAACGTATCAGGTACTACCATTGCAAAAGGTACACCTTGTTACATAACTGGATCAGGAACTTCTGGAAATGTAGCAGGAGTATGGCCAGCTGACGCTTCAAATCCTTTAAGAATGCCTGCTGGAGTAATAGCAGACGAAACTTTGAATAATGGAGATGAAGGAATAGGATTAATAAATGGATTCATATCAGGAGTAAACACCTCAGCATTTAATGCAGGTGATTCAATATATGTAGCAGTAGGAGGAGGATATACCAATGTAAGACCAACAGGCTCTTCAGTATTAATACAAAAACTAGGGAACGTTGAAAAATCTCATGCATCAAATGGATCAGGAGTTATCAACGGACCAGGATACTATAACGAAGTACCAAACATACAACAAGGATATACTTGGGTAGGAAATAGTGACGGAGTAGCAACACCAATTGCAACTTCTTCTATTCAAAATGTAGTAAGTTCTTCATATGCTACTACTGCTACACAAACATCACAAGCAGTTACGTTTAATAACGGAGGATCAGGAGCAGCTTCAGGAACAACTTTTAATGGTTCAACAGCTAGAACAATTTCATATAATACAATTGGCGCCCAACCCCTACTTACAAATCCAGTAACTGGAACAGGAGTAGATAACAGAGTAGCAGTATGGAGTGGTACAACAACTCAAGATTCAAGTGCTAATTTAACATTTGATGGAAGTACCTTAAACATAATAAGCGGTACAGCTCGTATAAGCACCGACGGAACATATGGAAGTGGTTACGGATCTATAGGCTTTGGAGGACTTACAAACGGGTATAATAGAATTTTTGGAAATACAGGAACTAGTGATGGACTGTTTATATGCTCAGCTACAGGTAGAGGGATAAACTTTAGAGCAAATGGTGGAGCTACAACCCACATGGCAATTACTTCAGCAGGTAACGTAGGTATAGGAACAACAACTGCAAATGTAAGATTTGTGAATCTTAGTGCTGCATACACTGCAGGACCAACTTTAGGTTCAGGAACAGTAGGATCTCAAGCTCTATTATCTAATAATGGTCTTTACGGAATGTATTCAGGTGTTTCATCAAACGGCGATGTTTGGCATCAAGTTCAAAGAAATGATGCTAATACTGCTACTTACAATATACTTTTAAATCCAGCAGGAGGCAGCGTAGGTATTGGAACATCAACACCTGGAGCTTATAAACTAAACGTAAACGGAGATACAAACGTAATAGGAACACTTACAGCAACTGTAAAATCGTTCATCATTGATCACCCAACCAAAGAAGGAAAAAAACTTCAATACGGGGTATTAGAGGGACCAGAACATTCAGTTTACGTAAGAGGAAAATTAACAAACAACAATACAATCACACTTCCAGACCACTGGACAGGACTTGTACATGAAGATACAATTACAGTAAATCTAACACCAATAGGTAAAAGACAAGACCTATGGGTAGAAACGGTAACAGATACATCTATCACAGTAGGATCAGACAATGAAATAAACTGCTTCTATACAGTATTTGCTGAAAGAAAAGATATAGAGAAATTGGTAACAGAATTTGATAAATAATGGCTGAAATTCATGGACCAAAAGTAGTTAGGGATGGTTTAGTACTTAATCTAGACGCTGCTGATATAAACTCCTATCCAGGATCAGGAACAACTTGGTATGATATAAGCGGTAACAGTGGTACAGGTACTTTAATAAATGGAACATCCTTTTCAAGTAATTCTATAGTATTTGATGGAAGTAATGATTATGTAAATATACCTGATAGTACAGCTCTGAGATTAAATGGAAATTTTACAATATCCCTATGGCATAGAGGTATTACAAAAACAAATAACTTCCCAGGACCTTTATTTAAAGGAAACTCAGTCAATGTGGGAGGTGGTTACATACTATACTATACATCAGTAAGTAACGGTACAATGGCTTTTAAAAGAGAAAACCAGCAATTTGGTTTAACTAATGCTGTAAATACTTTTTGGAGCCATATAACTTTTACGTATAATGGGACAAATGTAAGAGGGTATTTAAACGGAATAAACACATACCTATCAGGTACTGTAACTTTTACAACTAATACCGATAGCACTTCTTTACAATTAGGAAGAGGAGACCAGTACGGTAATGCAGCAATTGCCAACATAAGTATGTACAATAGAGCACTATCAGCCCAAGAAATACAGCAAAATTACAACGCAACTAAAACCCGATTCGGATTATAATATGCCAACAGCAGGAGGACCAAATACAGTAGATAATGGACTAATATCTTACCTAGATGCAGGAAGCACACCTTCCTACCCAGGATCAGGGACAACAGTCTATGACCTATCGGGGAATGGAAAAAACGGAACTCTCACAAACGGTACAACAGTTCTCACATCTAACTCAGGAGTATTCTCTTTCGACGGAACTAACGATACTATCGGGTACGGCACAGGTAATACTTTTTTTCCACTCTACCAGTTTACTCTAGAAATATGGGTTAAATCCTCAGGATTAGGAGCAGGACAATCAATTGGAGGTATATGGGGATTTACATATGGACTAAGAGCCTACATAAACGGTAACGGAACAGTTACTTACGGTGTTAATAACAATACAGGAGGAGGAACAGGACAAACATACCTTAGTACTTCTGTTAGTACTTTTCTTAACAATACCTGGCATCATTTAGTAGTTCAGAACAACGGAGCAACCTCATATATCTACGTAAATGGAGTGCTAAATGCTTCTACAGCAGCTACATGGACAGGTACTACAGCATGGCCAACGAATGTGGTAAACCTAGGAAGAGATAATAATAACAATATATACTTCCTTTACGGACAGCTTGCCTTACCTAAAATATATAACAGAGTACTAACAGCACAAGAAGTAAAACAAAACTACCAACAATACAAAACACGTTTTAATTTAAGTTAATATGGCAGTAGCACAAGGATACGGAAAAACAGTCACATCAGGATCGGTGTTTGCTTATGATACGGGAGATACTAGAAATAGTTATAGAGGAAGACCTACTGTAAACTACATAGCACATCACAATGCTATGCCACAAACTTCTTACAACACATACACATATACGACATCTGGGACTTGGCCTGCAAAACACCCACTAGCCATTAGAGCATATAATGCTCAAGGAAGCGAAATATCAGCGTATGTAAATGCAGGAGTGGGAGATTGGACTAATAAATATCATGCTCATTGGCAATATGATCCTATACTTAAAAAACCAGTAACAGTTATGCAGGCTTCTGACAGTAGCTGGAAAGCAAAAAACTTTGGAACAGGTATGGCAGCTTGGGCTTCTCTTGGAATGTCTGCTGGACAACAGTATGTTATATCTTGGGATCAATATACAACTGATATAAATCTTTGTGCAGATGCAGGGTTTTATAGTAGAAATGGATCAGGTACTGCAGGTTTTCATGACGGAAGATCTTACGGCAGTGCTAAAAACACACTACTAAACACCTGGCAAAGAGTATACTATAATTTTACAGTAAATGCAACTAGAAACTTAAACGATTCAACTGGACTAATCTTTATGTACGGACACACTACTTCGAACTCTGGAGGTACTTTAAAAATTGCAAATGTGCAATTAGAGTTAGGAGTATCGGTGCCAAGTCCTTATATAGACCACACATCAGCAGGACTTTCATCCACTCGTTCTTCAACACAAGGACTTTTACCATTAGTAGGAAATTCAACAGTAGATTTAACAAATGTATCTTTTGATTCAAATGCTCAAATAGCATTTGATGGTACGAATGATTCGTTAATTATAAACGATGGAATTTTATCGGGGTACGAAAGAAGTGTAGAGTATGTAGTTAAATTCAATACAATTAGCGGTACTTATGAACCCATAGCTGCATATACTTACGGAACCGGAGCTCCATCAGGCCGAATTTGGTTAGGTCTTCAAAATATTAGTGGTTATAAATTCAGATGGCATGGATGGGGTACAGACGATCCTTACTCAAGCACAAATGCTACAACGGGACAATATTACCATATAGTAAATACGTATAACTACAATACCCGCAAAATGGGATTATACGTAAACGGTGTAGATGAAGCAAACGATACATACGACAATCAATCAGGATTCTCAGCATGGAGCGATACTTCCTTATTTTCATGGCATTTAGGGTATGATCCGTATGCATACGGAGGAGTCACTAATTCCAATATAGAACTACCAGCATTTAAAACCTATAACAGAGAACTATCAGCAGCAGAAGTAAGACAGAATTATTTACACTATAAAACAAGATTTAACTTAAGTTAATATTTATAATATATGAGTACATTTGCAAATAGAAGATGGTTAATAATCCCAACCACTTTAACAGGATCAATCGATTTCAATCAAGTATTAGAATCATCACCACAAAGTCTTAGACTATCGGTAGATGGAACTAAAACTTTTATTAAATATGAAATTAACGAAGTATTAGAGGATCAAATATATACAGGAATTAATCCTGAAACAGGAGAAGAAACCACATCTACAACTCTAGCAGGAGTATATGGAAGACCTTCAATATACTCAGAAGAATATACAGAGTATACTCATGAAGAAATATTAACTATATTATCAACAGAGGAGTGGACAACACCAATGCAAGAAATAGAATAAGATGGCAGATATTAGAATAACACCCGCAAGTAGTGTGATGAGCTTTACAAGCTCTTTAAACTATATTGAAAAATTAACACAGGATGCTTCTGGGTCTCTAAATTTATATGGTTCTGGATCAACAGGAAGAACAGAATTATTATCGATAGACGGAAATAACGGAAGACTATTCACAGTATCTGACGACCTATCTGATTCACTATTCTCAGTAAATACAATTGCAGGTTTACCAGTTATAGAAGCCTTTGCAGATAATAGTGTAAACATCGGACAATATAGTGCACCTCCTATTAAAGTAATTGGAGCAAGTGCTATTATAACAGGTTCATTGTTTGGAACAGCTACTACAGCAACTAATGTAAATGTTACTGCAAATAATTCAACTAACGAGACTACTTATTTAACTTTTGTAGATGGTGCTACAGGAACCCAGGGTATTGAAACCGACACAGCCCTGTCCTACAATCCAAGTACAAACGTATTAACAGCAGGAACATTCTCAGGAGCTTTCTCAGGAACTGCTACTAATGCAACTAATGCAACTAACGCAACTGTAACTACGTCTGCTACAGATAGTGCTTTTAAAATTCCTTTTGCTAACACCACCGGTGCCAGTACAGGTAACTACGGATTACTACAAGATTCAGAATCAGGAATATTCACCTATAATCCAAGTAGTAATCGTCTAATAGTGCCTAACATTTCAGGTAGTTCAATTAACCTTACCGGAGGGCATGTACTTTTTAACTATCTAGGTAGTGCAATATTTACAGCAGCTTCCGGAACCACTATACAGTTAGGAGGAGGACCAGGGGGTGTACAGAATAACGTAAATGTAGCAAACGGAACTTTAACAGTAGGTACCTCTTCCCCACAGGGAAAATTTCACGTATTTCAAGGTACAACTCTAGGAGGAACGGCAGGTAATAACGTAATTCTACAGACACTACAAAATTATGGAGGATCTGGAGGTAATAGTGTTTACATAAAAGATTATGCAGTTCGAGATGCTACAGGAACAACTTGGACATCCTGGAGACATCACAATTCTATTGATGTTGATGGAGCATACAACACCCCAGGTACTAACACAAGATGTTTTTGGGAAAGAGATCCTTATGCCGGTATACATTATTTTGGTGATTCTGGCACTACAGCATTAACAGTAAATGGAGCTGAGAATAAAGTTATAGCTCCCAACATAGAGGTCTCAGAAAATACTGCAGGTATATATAGTGACGGTGGAGACTTAGCAATAGGAGATTGGAATGGAAATGACTACGGAACATCCTTTTATGGGCAAGGTGGTAATAATTTAATAAATTTAGCTACTAACTTCACACAATTCTACTACCCAATACACTATAATGGCCCACAAGGTACATCAGAAGTAAACGGAGAGGTAGCATACTGGGGTGGTGGTTCAGTAGCAGCAGGAAATTTATATTACTACAATTCATCAGGAAACTGGGCACAAGTAGATGCTGATGCAGCATCAACTGCAACTGGCATGTTAGGTATTGCCAGAGCAACAGGAACCGCATCTACAGTAGGAATGCTTTTAAGAGGTCGTGCTAGGTATACATCAAACAGTAACTATACTGCTCTATCGACTACAGGAGCTCCTCTATACATTTCAACAACACCGGGAGGGTTTACACAAACTGCACCAACAGGGACAGGAGACATTGTCAGAATAATAGGGTACGTACTGAGTACAGCAAGTGACGAAATTTACTTCTGTCCAGATAGTGTTTGGGTAGAGGTTATTTAAAAATTTAAAATATGTTTGGAGGAAAGATAATGGGAATGTCGCCTGAAACTATTAACACAGTATCAGGACAAGATGCAGATACACTGTTTAATTGTGGGGGGAGTATTACAAAATTTTTCCATGTAGTACAAACCCGTGGAAGACAAACAGGGGATTTTTATAACACCGGTACCGGTACTAGGACAGTATACAAGTCTGTCGGACATACTCTTTTTAGAAAACCTACCGACACCTTTGAATGGAGGGACCCTATACCTGACTATTGGGTACCTTTAGAAACAGTAGTACCGGATACTTACTACAGCTGGGTGCGTCTCTTTTGTTTTGTAGATGTGTATACAGAAGTAACCCCTAATAGAAGTAAATCATATAATGTCACTAATACATCCTACCATCCTCAATCATATTTTGAAACAATTGTAGATTCCTTTCTTCCGTGATATTTATTAATAGGTCCTTTTAAAACCGGGTGAAAACGGTGAACGCTAAGTCGTAAGATATGCCAATACCGTGCCAAGCTATAAACCATTTTATAGAAGGTGTAGAGACTACTGGAGGGAAAATGGGTTCCCTTAATAACCAGCAAGAGCGCCCGGCAGGAAATTTTCCTGATGAGATAGTCCGATCTTTGTAGAAATACAAAGTTAACATAAATGTGCGCACGGGCTCAGGATCAGCATTATTAAAGCCTACTGTTCGGTAGGCTTTTCTTTTTAGGTAAGAAATATAATTAACACAGCATTTAAGGTAGCATAGTACTATTTATAAATAAACAAATAAAGTAATATGTCAGTATTAACAGTTAATGTAATAGACTCCAGAGGTTCTAATATTGAGAATATAACACTGAGTAGTGAATTCTACATACAGTATTATAACACAAATACAGGAAAAACCGTAACAAGCGAAGTACTGTTCTCTACAAAAGCAACATCAGACAAAAACGGAGAAGTAGCCTTTGATATAACCCCCCTAACAAACCGTAGGGAATTTATAAAATACTGGGAATTATATTTATCGGAAGGAGGAGACTTTTCAGTCTTAGGGAAAACAACCACATACCCAGACGAAAATCATCTCTCCATTACAGTTACTGATACATATGACCTAAGCAAAGCTGCCGGAGACGTTACCTTCGATAGTAAAACAGGTGTATACACATTCCCAACAATCTCAGCATCAGATACTATAAATTTAGTGTCCTTAGGGGATTCAAAATTCGAACTAGATGCTTTAGAAGATAACTACAAAAATGCAGAAAGAGATTATCTTTTGGCTAAAAACCTGTATCAAGAGAATTTAAAAATAGCAGACACATCTAATATTTTTGAAAAATTAACATCATATGAACCTGCAAGCTGGCAGGCAGTATTGACAAGGCTTTTAGAGTTTGAAGAAGGTACGTTAGGTGCAGGATTAAGGTTTGCAAAAAAAGCAGGATTAACTGAAGAATATAGAAGACTTGATGCAATAAGTACAGCTATCCTATACATAAAAAACCTATACCCTAATATAACACTAGACAACGGGGAAGGAATTCCTTATAATAAATAATAAAAAATGATAACATACAATTGGACAATCTCAGCAGTAGAGAGAGTAGTAAACCTGGACGGTTTAGAGAACGTAATTAAAACAGTACACTGGAGATACAGAGGTACAGATGAAAATGATGTAACAGCTGAAACTTACGGAGCAACAGCAGTAGGGAATCCAAACCCTGAAAGCTTTACTCCTTGGGAAGAGGTATCGGATGTAGCTGTAATCGGATGGTTAGAGAGTATAATGAATGTATCCCCGGAAGTAGAAGAAGGAGAAGAACCACAACCTACACAATTGGAGATGTTACAATCGAATATAGAGTCTCAAATCGCTTTACTTGTATCACCTGTAACAATTATAAGTCCTCTATATAATATACCAGTATTAGAGGAAGTAGTAGAGGAAGAAGAAGAAGTGTTGGATATTGAAGAATAATTTACTATATTAAAGTATTAATCGATTAACACAAAAATAAGTTTCATGGAAAACAAAAAATTAACACAAGAAGAGTTACAACAAATTGAAACGGTAAAACAAAAAAGCCAAGCAGTTGTACAGGAATTAGGTCAAATTGAATTACTAAAACTAAACCTAAAAAGTAGAAGAGAAAATGCACTTGCTTTCTTAGAAGAATTAAAACAAGAAGAAAAAGCATTAGCTGAAGCATTAGAAGCTGCTTACGGAAAAGGTACAATTGATCTTGAAAAAGGAGAATTTACACCTATAGCAGAAGAAGAAGTAGAAGTAACGGAATAATTGCCGTAAAAAGTAAGAGGAATATAAGGAGGGTTTTGACTCTCCTTTCCTATTTATTAGAGAATATAGAACCTCTAATCATATAAGAAGGTTATCAAAATCCCAAGATATTTATAATAAATTAAAACAAATTAAATAAACATGGCAGAATCAATTATCTCTCCAGGAGTATTTACAAGAGAAAACGACCTTTCTTTTATACAACCAGCACCGATAGCGGTAGGAGCAGCATTTATTGGACCAACAGTTAAAGGGCCTGTAGAAATGCCTACAGTAGTAACTTCTTATAATGATTATGTAAGAAAGTTCGGAGTAACTTTCACCTCAGGTTCAGACAAATTCGAATACTTAACTTCATTAGCTGTTAAGAATTACTTCTCTCAAGGAGGTAACACAGCCTTAATCACTAGAGTTGTAAACCAAGATGGAGCTGCTTATTCAGAAGCACAAAGTACAAACATTGCTTCTAATAAAGTAACAGGAGTAAATAGAGCATCAGGATCAGGTACTTTAACAAATGACATTGCAGTAAATCAAGAGTTTAAAATACAGTACGGAACAGCAGCTTATAGATTTATCCCAGCAGGTACACCACTTCCAGCAGATAGTGGAACAGGTAATGTATACTTCTTCCAATCAGGTTCGACAATTGCAACAACCGTGACCAACTTAGCAGCAGAAATTAACTCTACAATCCCAGGAGTATTACAAGCAACAGGATCAGGAGCAAGTCTACTTTTAAGCGGATCAGTTACAGGTACTTCAAGAAATGGAATTACATTCTTTACAGGATCTATTACTGACTCTACCGTATCATCAAGCTTATTTACATTAGCAGGAGGTACAGACGCAGCAGCTACTTCTTTCCCATTCTCAATCAATACTTTAGGTAGAGGAGTTATTTACAACAACTCTACAGCAGCAACAGATGCAGGAGTTGAAAACTCTGACGGATCTTTAATATCAGGTTCAGAAGATAACTTAAGATGGGAAATTACAAATGTAAATAACTCTAGAGGTACTTTTACATTATCAGTAAGAAGAGGAGACGATAGTACAAATACTAAAGTAATCTTAGAGACGTTTAACAACCTTTCTTTAGATCCAGCTTCAGATGATTATATCGAGAAAAGAATCGGTAGCCAGTACACACAGGTTAGTACAGATACAAGCTCAGGTACAAAATACTTACAGTTGATAGGAGATTATCCAAATAGATCAAACTTCATTAGAGTAAGTGCAGTAAATCTACCTACAATTAACTACTTAGGAAACGACGGAGTATCGGTAAACTTAGATGCAAACGGAGATTCATACTCAGCATCTTTACCGCAAGCAGTTTCTGGAGCATTCCACAGTGCAGGAGGTACAATCATAGGAGGAGCTAACTTCTTTAGTAACATAGGCGTTCAAACACAAGGATTAGTATCAACAGATTATACATCTGCAATTGCATTATTACAGAATAAAGATGATTACCAATTTAACATAATTACAGCACCAGGAGTAACATCAGCAGATCACACAACAGTAACAGACGCACTTATCTCTTTAGCAGAAAATAGAGGAGACTGTATTGCAGTAGTAGATTTAGTAGGATACGGATCTATAATTTCAGACGTAACAACTGAAGCAGCAGTATTAAATAGCTCTTACGCAGCATCTTACTGGCCTTGGTTACAAACTAGATCAGCTACAGGTAAAAATGAATGGATACCAGCTTCAGTTGTAATACCAGGAGTTTATACATTCACAGATGCAGCTTCAGCACCATGGTTTGCACCAGCAGGACTTGTAAGAGGAGGTATTCCAGGAGTAATTCAAGCACAAAGAAGATTAACAAAAGGAGAAAGAGATACTTTATACGCAGGAAAAGTAAATCCAATTGCTTCTTTCCCAGGAACAGGTATATCAGTATTCGGACAAAAAACATTACAAACAAAAGCTTCAGCTTTAGATAGAGTAAACGTTAGACGTTTATTAATAGAACTTAAGAAGTTCATTGGTGACCAAGCTAAAAACTTAGTATTCGAACAAAATACTATTGCAACAAGAAATAAATTCTTAGCGACAGTAAATCCTTACTTAGAATCAGTAGTACAAAGACAAGGTCTTTATGCATACAGAGTAGTAATGGACGAATCTAACAACTCAGCAGATGTAGTTGATAGAAATCAATTAATAGGACAAATCTACATTCAACCAGCTAAAACAATTGAATTCGTAGTATTAGACTTTACAATTGAGCCAACAGGAGCAACGTTTGTATAATATTTAGAAACACAGATATTTATAATTAAATAAGTAAACAATAAAATGGCAGTATTAGATCCAAACGAAATAATGTTCAGAGCCTTCGAACCAATGGTTCAGCACAGGTTCGTAATGTATATAGATAATATCCCAGCATTCATGGTTAAGAAGGTAAAAGCTCCTAACTTTGAAGATAGTATGATCAAACTAGATCACATTAACTCTTACAGAAAAATTAGAGGTAAGAGAGAGTGGAAAGCAATGGATATGACTTTATATTCACCAATCACTCCTTCAGGAGCTCAAGCAGTAATGGAGTGGGCTAGATTAGGGTATGAATCAGTAACAGGTAGAGCTGGTTACTCTGATTTCTACAAAAAAGATTTAACTCTTAACATCTTAGGTCCTGTAGGGGATATCGTAGGAGAGTGGATCATCAAAGGAGCTTTCTTAACAAAAGGAGACTTCGGCGAATTTGACTGGACACAAGGAGAAGGACTTGTAGAAATTGCAATCACAGTTGAAATGGATTATTGCGTATTAAATTACTAATAACATTCAAATAAAAAAGACAAGCCTGATGAAAATCAGGCTTTGTTGTTTTAAAAAAGTTTTTTTCATATATTTATATATAGAAAAAGTTACTAACAAATAAAATTTATGGAACAAAAGCAAAAATTTCCTACCGAAATGGTAGAACTTCCTTCAAAAGGATTACTTTACCCAAAAGATTCCCCTCTAGCATCAGGTAAAATCGAGATGAAATATATGACAGCTCGAGAGGAAGATATCTTAACAAATCAAAACTATATACAACAAGGGGTAGTTATTGATAAATTATTACAATCTCTTATCGTAACTCCGATTACCTACGGAGATCTTCTATTAGGGGATAAGAATGCAATTTTAGTTGCTTCTCGAATATTAGGTTACGGAAAGGATTATGAATTCGAATACAAAGGACGTAAAGAAGTAATTGACCTTTCAGAATTAAAACCTAAAGAGGTTGACTACAAAGCACTTAAATTAGGAAAGAATGAATTTGCATATACAATGTTATCTTCAGGTACTAACATCACCTTTAAGTTACTTACTCACACAGATGAGCAGTTAATTGATCAAGAGGTAAAAGGGTTGAAGAAACTATCAAAAGATGCTTCTCCTGAATTATCAACAAGATTAAAAAGAATCATAACATCAGTAGAAGGAGATTCTACAATAAAGACAATTAGAGACTTTGTTGATAATTTCTTATTAGCAAGAGATTCTAGAGCATTCAGAGAACATATCAGACAAGTACAACCAGATGTTGATTTAAGATTCTTCCCAGAAGACGGACCAGACGGAGGGGTCGATATTCCAATTGGGGTTAGCTTTCTTTGGCCTGACGCCGGAGTATAGAGCCGGACTATTTGCACAACTACATGATATTGTTTTTAACGGTAATGGAGGATATTCTTTTGAAACAGTTTACGAATTTCCAATATGGTTAAGAAAGTATATACACAGAACCATGGTAGAGCATTACCAAAAGCAAAACCAACAACAACAGTCAGGTAATACATCTGTATTACAGAACGGTCGTATAAAAGCACCAGACTATAGCACAAAAGCTTCTAGATAATAGGAGCTTTAGCTATTTATATAAAAAATTCCTTAGTAAATGTCAAATAACATAAATCCAGGTAACCCACAACAGCAAAGAGATTTCAACGATGCTATTAATGATTACAGATCATTACTAAAAGAAATTTCCAAAGAACTAGGTACGCACAGGTCTCATGTAGCTGATGCTAATGCCGAGTACAAAAAACTGGATAGTCTAGCAAGACAAATACAAAATACAGAGGAAGGTATAAACGGATTAAGTTCAGAACACCTAAGTAAGCTTAAAGAAAAAGCGCAATTCTCTCTTAACGAAATAAGTAATAAAGCCAAACAACTACTAGCACAAAAAGGCTTAAACGGGTTAACTAACCAAGCTCTTGAAATGCGTATACAAGGTATGAACCTTAGCGAACAGGAGCTGGCGTTAATACAAGCACACATAGACGGATACAAAGCTGAGACTGAATTTCTAGACCTAATACAAGGTCAAACTGAGAAGAGAATTGAATACGAAGAGAAGGTAAAGAGTTTAACAGGAGTTACAGGAGGTCTTATAGACAGTATGAAAGGCTCTATGGATGCTTTAGGACTTTCTTCAATGTCTAACCTCTTAAATGTGGATGCTGCTAAAAAAGCAATGGAAGAAGAAGCAGATGCTATTGCTAGAGGAGAAAAAGCAGGAGGTGCTCTTGAAGTTAGAATGGCAGGAATTAAAACTCTTGCAAAAGGATTCTACGACAAAATGTTTTCTGCAGAAGCGGTAATAGGATTTATCGTAAAACAGCTTGCAGCAGGTAGCCAAAATATGGCTGATTTCCGAAAACAAACCGGAATGAGTTATGAAAGTGCCTACGCAACAAACATGGAAATGAAAGGTATTGCTGCAGCTAGTGGCGATAACTTTATAACCTCAGAGAAGCTTAATAAGAGCTACTCTATGATGACTGCACAATTAGGAGTATCAGCAGATATTCTAGGAGGGAAAGCGTTAGTAAGTGCAACTAATCTATCAGAAAGATTAGGTATGTCAGCAGAAAATGCAAGTCAGTTAACAGTATATTCAAGATTACAGGGAAAAGATACAGAAGCGATACTAAGTAACGCCACAGCTACCGTTGGAGCATATAATAAGCAAAATAAAACAGCTATTAACGCCAAACAGGTAATGAATGATGTAGCTGGAGCATCTAAATCTCTATACCTAAACATGGGTAAGAATGTAGGAGCAATGGCAGCTACTGCTACAAAAGCAAGAGCATTAGGATTATCTCTATCTCAAGTAGAGAAAGTCTCAGAAAGTATGCTTAACTTCGAAGAATCTATAGGTAATGAGCTTCAAGCAAATTTACTATTAGGAGGAGGAGTTAACCTTGCAAAAGCAAGAGAAGCAGCCTTAACAGGAGATACTGCCAAACTAACAGATGAGATAGGTAAGCAAGAGAGTATTAGAAATGCATTTGCAACTAAGAACGTAATAGCACAAGATGCAGCAGCAAAAGCTTTAGGATTATCTAGAGAAGAGTTAGCAGGAATGGCTTTGCAACAAGACTTAAATAACCTTTCAGCAGAAGAGTTTAAAAAACGATACGGAGAAACTACCTACGAATCTATGAAAAGTAGAAGTGCTTCTGAGAAGCTAGGAGATGCAATGGCTAAAGTAACAGATATTTTAGGAAGCCTTGTACAAGTATTCTCACCTTTCTTAGATTTACTAGCTTGGGTATTAGCAAATCCAATTGCACCATGGTTAATAGCAGGAGCAGTAGCAGCTAAGGTATTATCAAACAGCGTTAGTGGTATAGGTAAGGCTTTTGGGTCTATGTACCAGTTAGGAGCAAAAGCACTAACAGGGTTAACAGGGTTGTTTAAAAAAGGAGGACTTAAAAGTGCTTTAGGTGGATTGAAAGATAAATTTGTAGGAGGATTCAAAGGAGCAGGAGCAGCCTCACCAGATAAAGCAGCAGACGTAGCACAAGATGCAAAAGCAAAAGTAGCAGGAAAAGAAGGAGGTACTGGATTTAAAGACAGTATGAAGAATCTTGCAGAAGGATTAAAAAAAATGGGAGCTTCGGGAGTGATACAGGGTGTAATAAACCTAGCATTAGCAGGACCTGCTCTAGTACTTGCACTTCCATCTATACCGTTTTTACTATTCATGGGTAAAGCAAGTTTAAAAAACCTACCTGCAAACTTTACAGGATTAGCAGAAGGATTAAACGCAATGACAGGTACAATTGCAGGATCAGCAGCATTAGCATTTGCAGGACCGGCATTACTATTAGCACTGCCTTCAGTTCCATTCTTGTTATTTATGGGGAAAGTAGGGTTAGATAGTTTATCTACAAACTTCCAGTCACTAGCATCAGGTCTTCAAACAATGTCAGGTACCTTTGTAGGATCAGCAGCATTAGCAGCTTTTGGAATAGCAGGTACACTAGCAATACCTTCTTTAATATTCTTAACAGGTATAGCAATAATAGGAGCACCAGCTGCAGCAGGATTAACTTCATTAGCTGCCGGATTAGAAGCCTTAGGAGGTGCTATGTCGACAGGAGTAGGAGCTTTAGGATTAGCAGCATTAATAGCAGGAGCAATAGGATTAGGTTTTGCACTTAACCTAGCAGCACCAGCCATAGAAGCATACGGTAGAGTATTTACAGCAGTTTTTGCAGGACTAAGCACACTTGTAACTTCAGTAGCAGAAGGCTTTGTAGCAATAATGGGAGCAGTAACAATGGACAATATAGGTCCAATGATGGTACTAGGACCGGCCTTATTTGGAATTGCAGCCGGCTTAACAGCATTATCTTTTGCAGGAATAATGGCAATACCGGCAATCGGAGGATTAGTAATGCTTGCAGCAATATCACCAGCCTTAGTATCTTTAGCAGATGCTTTTGGAATGGGAGGAGAAAGTGCAGGAGAAGCTAAAGGAAAAGCAGATGAAGGATCCATGGCAGCAGTAGAAGCTAAATTAACAGAGCTTATAGCAATAGTAAAAGCAGGAGGAGATGTCTACTTAGATTCTAATAAAGTAGGTAGAGCACAAGTACTAGGAAGTTATAAATCTTCATAAATAAACTATTTATAATAAATTAAAACAATTAATATGGGACTATTAGACTTATTAACAACAAGTAATTTAGGATTACAAGGAGCAACACCGGCAACTATTCCGAGTGCTAATCCAAATTCAACACTACACAATCAATCATCAATCAACAACACACCGTCGATTGACCAATCTCCTTCTAGTTTAGACCTAGACGGACAAATACCAGTAGTGTCTCCAACAGGACAAGAACTTCCTTACATGAATAACCTACCAGGATAAAAAACTAAATGGCAAACGGACTACTAACCCTCCAGACAGACCTTAAAAGTCTCCGTTATGGAAGCGATAAACCCTACATTACTAAGGATGTGAATGACCCTCCTTCTAGTAATCAAACGGGTATGCAAATAACTAAGCGTATAGATGACACTTCCCGTATTGCCCAAATGCTTATTGACCGTCCTGGATTAAAGTACCTAGGAAACGAAGCTTTACTTCAACAGGTAAATGTTGGAGATAGAATAAGAAAAGCAAAAGATAAAGGTAAGAGTACAGTAGGAGCTGTTTTACAGCAAGCTGGCAATACTCTAGTAAGTACAGCTAAGATTGCAGGTTCAACTCTTGCACAAGTTCCAGTAAATGGAACAGGTACCCATTTTCTAAAAGGATTCAGAACAGATACATACCTGAGACCAGATCCGGAAGGAGTACAGCCATCAGGTTTTGCTGCTTTTTTTGGAGCCGGAGGAGTAGAAGGAGCACCTTACGCACTTAGCGGTAAAGAGATTCCTATGCATATCAATTCTGATATGTACGATGAAAAGACAGATCAGCTGATTAACACTAGTAGTTTAGGTTACGATGAAAAAGTAAATATTCCAATCCCTCAAGGAGAGAATAGAATTTATTCTTCACAAGGAACCAACATTATCGAAGATAATGAAGGGCAGGAAGGATGGAAACCTTGGACCTCCCTTTCAGTAACATCAAGTCTAGTTTCTAGAGAAGATACTAATCTACTAAAAGATAGTAAATACGATTCCGATGATACTAAGTCTAAAGATAAGCAATCAAGATACTTAGTAGAAGGAGGAGCACCGGTACCAGTAGGTCCTATTCAGGAATTTGCAAACGGAAATCCTCAACAAAACCAAACAACAGCAAAATCAGGTTCTCTAAACAGTTTACCAAACACAGGAGATTATACAGATCTTATTGCTTCGAAAGATACAGTACAGAGTATTGCAGCTTCGGCATTACAGTTAGGAAATAAGTATAAAGATAGATCAACTTTTACAGGTGTAAACACTCAAGACAGTATAAATAGTGTAGCAGCAGGTACTCCAATAAAAGTAAGTAAACAAGCAGGTATAAGAAATACAACTCTAGCATCAGGAAGTATGCCAGGGGGTAGTTTACCGAACTCAGGAGAATATGTCGCACCAATTGCTGAAACCACAGTACCTTCCTCAAATAAGTATACAGAAGGAGCAACTTATACCGGAACAGATACACAGAGTAATATTAATAGTGCAAATGCAGGCGGTTTTATTACAGTAACTGATAAAGTAGATACTGAACAAACTTATAAAGTAAAAGGAAGTAAACCTCTATCAGGAAAGGGAGATAGTAAAGTTGTTGATGAGAATAGTGTTAATAGAAATGTAAGTGACTTTAGAACAGGTCCAACTTCTTTTGAGTATAATAACTCTAAAATAAATAAAGAAACAAGAATTAACTTAGGTAATCAAGGTAAGAATATAGGAAAAGTATCTTATTCAACTATTGATAGAGATAAAATAGATGAATTAAATGCTTTAGATGTTAGTGAAACTAGAATAGATGGAACAAATGCAGCAAGAGATTTAGCTAAATTCTACTTTGAAATAATAACACCAGACAATGTAACTGACAATGACGGTACCTTTTTACACTTTAGAGCACATATTGATAGTATAGATGATAGTTACTCAGGAGACTGGGACTCACATCAGTATGTAGGTAGAGCAGAAGAGTTCTTTACATACAAAGGATTTAAAAGAGATATATCAGTAGGGTTTAAAATATCAGCTCAATCTAGAGCAGAGATGAAACCGCTTTATAAGAAAATGGTATACTTAGCTTCGGTTACAGCACCAACTTATGGAGGTGGATCAAACTTTATGAGAGGTACGCTTGTTAAATTGTCAATTGGTTCGTATTTTAGTCAAATACCGGGTATAATAACATCAGTAAAGTATACATGGAATCCAGACTATATGTGGGAGATAGCAATGCAAAACCCAGAAGGAGGGGTAGATGATGACCAGCAAGAGTTACCAATGACTTTAGATTGTAGTATTACATTTAAACCAATTCACAATTTTGCTCCACAAACAGGACTACATCATTACTTTACATCAAAAAAACCGTTAAACGGATCAGACCCGTTTTTCTAAGAAAAAATAAATGGCAGATAGGTATAAAAATATAAGAGAAACAGTAACTACGGATAATGTAAGATATAAGGTAAATGCTATTTACCCGGAAATACCTTTATCCGAAGATGACTACTATATTATATCGACAGGAGGAGATAGGTACGACACCCTAGCTCAGCAATTTTATAAAGACTATAGATTATGGTGGATAATTGCATCTGCAAATAATTCAGAAAGAGCCTCTCTAATAGTAGAGCCAGGCGTACAGTTACGAATTCCCGCTAATAAAGAAAGAGTATTACAATTGTATAGTGAGGTAAATAAATCAAGGTAATGGCATTAGAAGTAGGAACAGGAATAAGCTCGGGAGTCGCAAAGCAGCTTGAAGCAAGAAAAAAAGTCATAGGTAAGATAAAAGACAGAACCAATGACGATTTGATGTATATGAACGGAAAGACCGGATGGGTAAAGCTATCTTCCGGCGTTAATACCGTAACAGATCCAGAAGTTGCTGAATTTAGAGAACAGAAAGGAAGACTTAAAATAAAAGGAGATAATACATTAGCTAAGAATAATATACTTTTTGGAGGACTAATGAGCCCAGATGGGAAACCTAGAGCAGGAATAGAAACCTCAGGAAATGTAGATGAAACAAAAGCATATCTTTTAAGACCTAGTACGGGATTTAGGCCCATGGCAGGTATTACTTCTATGACTGTTAAGTCAAAAAATACTTACGGAACTTTAAGAGAAGCAGAAGTTAAATTTTCTGTATGGTCTTTAGAAGAGTTTGAAGTAATGGAAAGACTTTACCTAAGACCAGGATTTACAATGTTACTTGAGTGGGGACATTCACTTTACATAAACAACGACGGGGTGCTACAAACTACAATCAAGACAATTAACTCAGACACATTTTTTAAACCTGGTCAAGAGATGTCTAAAATTACAGATGCAATAAAAGAGATACGAGAAGAGAGCAATTACAACTATGAAGGGATGGTTGGATATTGTAAAAACTTTTCTTGGAACTATAACTCAAACGGAGGGTATGACTGCAGTGTAAGTATAATATCAACAGGAGAAATCTTAGAATCAGCACCAGTAAAACTCTCCCCAGGTAATTTAATACCTGCAGATGAAATGGATTCTGCAACTAGTGATGAAGGTAAGGAACAGAGAAAAAGTATCTTCCACTACTTCTTACAAAAGCTAGCATTAGTAACACAAAGTGTAGTTAGGAAAGGAGACCTTGCCACATACGCACCATCATTAGCTGCCCCGCTACAAAACTTTACAGTATTTTGGGAACCTGTTGAGATAGATGATAGTTGGATTTGGGATACAGAGGCACCTATGCATTGGGTACCGTTAGGTCTTGTCTTAGATATATATAATAATTTTGTAGCGATAAAAGATCTTACAAAAAAATCAGGTTCTCCAAGTGCTACTATGTGTAAGTTTAATACAGATATTAAGAAATCCACAAAGTTTATAACAGGTCCTAAGCACTTTTCACCGGATCCGCTAGTATGTGTATTGCTGGCTCCAAACGATGAAGGGTTGGGCATACTGCCTTTCATACACGCAACTACTCAAAATATGCCAGAGGAAGAAACTAGTGATGTACTTAATATATTTATTAACTCCCTATACCTAAAAAGCAAGTTCGATGAAGCTTTAGATACAGATGGGAAGTTTAATAAAAGTATGTCTGATATACTAAAGAGTATTTTAGATGGAATATCCACAGCACTGGGAGGTATAAATGATTTTGATATAGCATACGATGATGAAGACGAAGGAGGAACTTTTTACGTAATTGATAGAAATTTAACACCAGAAGCTAATCCACCTGCAGAATTAACACTAGTAGGGGTTGATAGTATCTTTAGAGAAGTAAGCATCAGTAGTAAAATTACCAATGAAACTTCTTCCCAAATTGCAATAGCTGCACAAGGTACAACACAGAATTACTCTGAAAATGTAGAGAACATGTTGAAATGGAATCCTAATATTATAGATAGGATTGTAGTAACTAAAGATGTTCAAACTAAAAATAAAGACGGAGAAGACGCAGTAAAAGCAGATCAGGAAGAAATTTTACAAGACTGGAAAGACTCTATAATAACATTCTTTTCAGATTTTTCAGGAGGAGGGTACGATAAAGACGAGTTAGAAGCTGTAAAAACAGAACATGCTCACTATACAGTAGAAAATGTAATAAGAAGGCCAGCTTCAGGAACAGATGCAGGACCATCTCCAATACCTGTTGAACTTACTTTAAAATTAGACGGTATAGGAGGATTTAAAATAGCTTCGACCTTTAGAATATCTTCAGGACTTTTACCCGATAAGTATAACGGAAAATTTGGATATATTATAACAGGGTTAGAGCATTCAATAGGGACTAACAGTGTATGGGAAACCTCGGTAACAACTCAGTTCTACTTATTAGCACAGTTAAAACAAGAAGCAAGACAGCCTCAAGTAATCAACCCAGCACCAGCACCTTCTCCAAAACAAAATACAGTAGCAGCAGCAGACTATATACCACCAGGGGAAATACAGCCAGGAGAAGATCCAGCACCTATTATTAACCCTAAAAGAGTAGGAGCAGCAGTATACGGTGCATCACAACTTGCTAAAGACTCTAGTAAAAACGGAGGACAGAATGGACTACTAGATCTAAAAAATAGGAAACTGCTTGTGTTTATAGGGGAAACTAATGGAGCAAGAAACTACTACATAAACCCTGCAACAAAGCAACCAGAATATATGCTACATCCAGCAGCAGCAAAAGCCTGGCAAGCTTGGAAAGCAGATATGAAAGCTGCAGGAGTTCCCTACAGAATGACCAGTGCATATAGAAATAAAGTACATCAAGAAGGGTTAGGAACAGGTACAACCATAGCAGGTCCAGGATCATCACCACATGGATGGGGAGGAGCATTAGACTTTGGTAACTTACACGCTATTGTAGGAGGAAGCGGTAGTCCAAAAAGAAATAAAGAAGGAAGAAAGGTACCTATCTATAAACAAATGGCTACACTAGGTGCTAAACACGGATGGTATAATCCTTGGAGACTTTCTGATGGAGCTGGAAAAGTAGATGAAATGTGGCATTTTGAATACTGGGGACCAGTTTAATAATAAAATAACATGTCAGAAAAAATAAAAGTGAGTAAATTTACAGTAATATCCAGAATCAATATGGATACTATTATAATAGAGACTTATGGCGACGGGACGTTTATTACAGAAGATCTTTACACCCTTACAATGGGAGTAGAGGTTGCAAAAAAAGATGCTTTATTTAGAGCTGAGAAGTTTGGAGTTCTAACAAAGGATTTTCAAAGACGTTATGAATTAGAACCTCCACCAATACTGCCAACACCGGAAATTGTTCCACCTCCACCTCCAGCACCTCCACCACCTTCACCAGAAGTGAAGAAAAAAGGATCTTGGTACTTACCTAAGACAAGGTATAGAAAACCAAAGTCAACTAACGGTGGGGAATTTATTGTCAAGTCAACTGGAGAACCTTACACAGGAAGTTATATACAGACTTTCAAGAAAAAATACTACGCAGGAAACTCTCCAGAGCAAATGGGTGAGGAGTTAGAAAAGATAAGAGTTAGAGGAGATTTTGACTTATTAGGAGAAGCTTTTGCAACTTTAAGTCCACTGCTATTAGCAGCACTAAAAGGAGGCGTTATAAGAAAGCAGCCAACACCAAGTGAAATAACATTAGGAGAGGTAAAAAGATACTTTACACAAGATCCAGTAACAAGTAAGATCATAGAATTAACAAAACCGGATTATGTAGAGCTTAAAAAGCAACTACCTACTAATAGGTACGTTGAAGTGCCTTGGAAGATAAAAGGTCCTGCAGAGGATATGATGTTTGGAGATTACAAATACGAAGGAGCAGCAACTACAAACCTAAAGACGATAATAGCATTGGAAAAACAAATACCAGGAATTACTGGGGTTGTAAGAGACTTCACATACTTGATACCGCCAACACGTCCACCACAGTTAATAACTCCAGATACAGTTTCAACAACAGTAAAAGATCCTTTAACAGATCTAGAAAATTCTCGAAAAGCAAATTTCGATACAAAAAAATAAAACAAGGCTTGCTTTTGCAGGCCTTTTTTCTTATATTATATAAAAGGTTATAGAAA